TCACCCCTTAGACATCTGGGCTACCAAATCGTTGTTGTAACGACCTTTCTGCCGATAACTTACCAACGGTCGATCGCACTGATGGAAAATGATTTGACCAATTAACCTGCCTGGATAAATTGGTAGTTGATGAAAGCGGCAATTGTTTCTTACTTCTAAAGTGAGTTTGCTGCCGTTCCACCCCGGATCGCACCAAATGGCTAAGGCTTGATCAAAACCTTCTCTGGCGCGAGATGATTTCAAGCGAAACTCACCCGCGATCGTGTCTGGCATATTGAATGTTTCTAAGGTACTCATCAGTAAAAACTCACCAGGGTAAATGCGGTATGGTTCTGCTTCGCTATACCGAGTGAGGTCTGTTAATACAAAACCTGCTGCTGTTTCCACTACGATCGAATCACCCACTCTCACATCTAAAGAAGCTGGGTTAATCAACCCTTCGTCAAATGGATCAATCATTCCTTGCAAGCAAAGAGAGTGGATCTGATAATCAACTAATGGCATGGTGTGACCTAAAGTGATGTGTCTTGTTGCTCAATCTGTAAAAGCTCTTTAGCAGTCAAATCGTCTTCATACGATCGCACTGCACCAGGCATTGCCCAGTAATGTTTACCTCTATAACTGATTGGAAAAACGGACTGCTCCGGCATAGGGTGAAAGCACAAGTCGTCATAAAGGTAAACTTCATGGCTTGCAACTGGCTGCTTTAGTTTTTCAACAAGCAAATAAGCTTTTCCCTCTTGTGTCCAAGCAACTACTGCTTCAAGGTTTGGATCTTGGCAAGTAGCTGTACGGCAAATTTCTAGTTGTTGTAGTTTTTGCATAGTTTCTAAAGTGAGGTGTTCCAGTTCTCAACAATATTGAGCGCGATCGCCCTTTCCGATTCTTCTGCGTCAGTGGCTAATACTTCCAGAAAAGTGATGACCGCCCTTTTGTCTGTTAACAAACTGTCGCCGTTACAAAGAAATGATTTAGCGCTTTCAAGGTTCAGTCGTTTGTCTTCAGGCTGTAGTCCTTTGAATGTGTCAAGGCGTAGTTTGTGGCGCAAAGTGCAGGCGATCGCGGCTTGCAACTCTGCTGGTGTAGATGTTCTGATCATGGTGATAGTCTTGCTTTTTTGGCACGGGCTTTTTCGTAGTACGCAGCGATCGCTGGCACCCATTCTTTGAAGTGTGGAAACATTAGATCGCAAAGTCTTTGTGCTTCAATTTGGGCATCTCCCTTCCAACGAAGGTCGAGGATGTGGCACAAGCTGCGAACATTGGCAGACATGACCCAATGCTGCCTACAATCCATCGGCAAAAGTCCGGCAGCGTGTTCTTCTGAATAGCCTTCTTCAAGCTTATTGGCGTACCGGATAATACTGCTTGCACACACTGTTAAGTCAGACATTCTCTCAGCAGCATCGTAGTAGTATTTGTGCCCAGCACGATCGCTGTATTCGCCTTCAGGTCTGAGATAAATTACCTGCTCGATCGCTTCTTGGACGTGCTTATTTTCAAACACTGCCCTACCGAGTTGCTCATCAGCAAGCTTCTCCCTTTTGTCAAAGGCTTGCTGGATAATCGCAGCTACTTCTACAAAGCGTTCGCTAGTGTATCGCAGGCTTTGAACACTGAAATGCACGCCTATTCTATGCCTTGTGATCTGCTGCATTGTGCGGTGGTTGAAACCAATCACATTGAAGCTAATTTGCGGTGCTTCTAATGGCGACCAATGACCACGATCGCCAGCTAACAAATGTTTGACAGCATAAATACCAGCATCTTCTTCGCTCGGTACTGCATCATCGATCGCGGCTCCTTCACAAACACATTGATGGGCTGATATCCAGACCAACTGTTGAGGGTTTGGAGTTTTGGCAATTACCGCGACTCGGAATAGCGGATCTGTTTTTTGTTCAACTGCTTGCATTGTTCTCGCCCTTCGTTAACTTCAAGTAAACCGACTCGACTTTTCTAATCGCTTGCCGACCTTCGATCTGTGTAGTGGCAGAAAACAGCCCATCTAACGCTGCCATCAGTTCGTGTTTTTCTTGCATCCACTGCCGCAGATAAAGCGCCTGGTCTAAGCATTCTTCGTAAGCATCTTGCAGGCTATTTCTACCGTTAAATGGTTGTAGCGGTGTTTTGTATCTGGCAATGCCTAACGCTTTGCGATCGCACAAGTCTTGTATCACTAAGTCAGTAATATGTGTGCGATCGTTTGGTGTGGGCGATGGTTGATTAAACATTTTCACCCTGCCTTCTGCTGTTGGTTAGCCAGTGAGATTTCATCGTCTTTGTCATCTTTGGCGAAAGCAGAATGATGCACGACAATCAGCTTTTTCTCCAGCAGTTTGTCAATCAAAGGTTGAACCTCGTCTTTGTGTATGTTCAGCAGGCGGGAAATAGTTTTAATTGGCACCTTGCGCCACCGCAGATGACCGAGTAACTGTGTCTCTGGTGATGGCTTTGACTTATCAACAGTTGGCTTAATTGTGAGCAAGGCTTCCTCGGTTGATCGCTTGGCAGTTTTGTAAGTACGTTTTTGTTTCGGCATGACTAATCTCACTTCGGCAGCAGCGCGATCGTAGGTAATTAAAGCGAGTCGATTATGTAAGCCGTTTTGCCTGAAGAAGTCGTTAGACACTGCCGCCGTCGAACAGATGTCACGCTTACTTGGCATCTTTTGGTTAAAGGCGATCGCTTCGTTTTTGGCGATTTCAATTTGCTCTAAGACGCGATCGATTGAGGCTTGCTTTTTGGTTTGAGCTAAGGTTTTCACGCTGCGTCCTCCATCGGCAAGGCTTGAGCGATCGTCTTAACTTCGACGGGCAAAAGGTAGCCACGCCAGTCGGGGGTGTGGTTGTCTAGGGCTTGCAGTGTCAGGTTGTACCAGTCGCAGCGCGGATCATTGTTTGTGTTTCTGGTTTTAATGCCGAATAGTCTCGCAGCCGCTTTCATGGCTGGCAGACTGCGACGATACGTAAACGCTAGCTGTGGCTCACGTAGCCGTGCTAATAATTTGGGCGGCAATTGTTCGGGGAGAGTAGTATTGAAGTGCGACATTGTTCTTTCTCGGTTAGTGGTTAATGGGGCGATCGTGCTGGTAGTCGGCGCGATCGCTTTTTCGTGTGCGATCGGCTATTGCTTTTGTCGGTCTTCTTGCGCGGCTTGCAGTTGAATGGCAAGTGCAATGTATCCGTCTTCAGATTCGGTAAAAGCGGCTGGCAGTGGATCTTCTAGCTGTTTGCAGGTTGCGGCATACAAGCGACCCTGTGCGGCGTAGTACAGTTTTTCACGGTCTGAAAGTTCGCCTTGTATGTGGCGTTGAGCTGTTTCGTTAAGTGGTTCGTTCATGCGGCACCCCCGATACTTGAATTAGCGCGAATGGTTTGAGTAGCAGCACCGACCACGACAGGCAGGCGGATGATTTCACACAAGGGGCGATCGCTCACTGTGACCACGACCTTTTCTGGCTCCAGTGTTTTGCCAACTTTCAGTGCTGGACGAAAGAAAGGGGTAACTGCCTGCACAACGCTGAAATTGTCATCAACAATCACGCCTGCATCTTTCAACCCGTCAAGGATGAATTTCGCGCTTGCCACCGTGTTATCCCAGTCACGACTGTTGAAACGTTGGAGGACGTAATCGAGGGTGATCCACACATCACCAGGGAACTGAACGCCGATCGCGGCTTGAGAAACCAACTTTGACCACTGGCGCTCTTTGTCCAATGAGTGCGAGCCTGATTGATCTGCTCGTTGAGTGTCGGTGGAAGTGAAATAGTAAATTGCGTCATCACGGCTCTAAGCCCTCTCTAAATGCTTGAATGATGAGAACAGCGCGATTGCTGTATGAGATGCCTTGCTGTGGCGAAATCTGGCAAATGCGGTGATGTTTGATTCAGTCATCCTTGCTAGCTTTCTTTGCGGCTTTGAGTTTGACTGGTAGCGTTAAGCCGAGTAGATACCTGTTGCAGTTGCCGCATCGCTCTTGTGTGAGGTTGAGTTGGATTTCCTTGAGGACACGCTGAAGGCTTTTGCAGTTGGGGCAGGGCGTGCCGGGTGGGACTGGTCCTTTGTGGTTGGTCATGCGGCAAAGTCCTTAGCGCTAATCAGAGGCTTCAGTTGTTGCAAGACTCTGAGCAATGCCCCTGTCCTTTGCCTCGGTTGCGGTTGATCACGCCTGCCTTCGAGGTACTCACAAGCTGTGAGAACTTCGGCTTTGAGGACTTCAAACCAGCGATCGTTGTTAACGCGGGTCCAACTGTTGAGCATGAAAGGCGTTTGAGGCAGGCGATCGCTTGGCAGTCGGAGGAAGGCACGGTAAACAGCGAGTTCAATTTCTGCGTCAAAAGGGTTCATGCTGCTAACCCTTCCCGTTTCAATAACTGCTGTTCAATCTTGTTTGCCATTGCTGCCAGCGCTTCGTCAGGTAACGAGGCAACGGCGATCGGCTGATTTAACCCGTTGAGTTCTAAAGCTTTCTTCACCCACGTTTCAACCTGTGGCGATCGCAGTGTTAGGTCCATGTCATGCAAGCCGCCACGAATGCGGGCGATGTTTGTTCTACGGAGTTCGTCGCTGTTAGTCATGTTGAAACCTTTTGTTGCTTGATGCGGTGCAATGCGGGTCTGCCGCTTCTGCGGATCACCTGGCTTTGATGTTCTTGCAGCAGTGAGTAGCAGTCAGGGTGGTAGAGAAGGTCATACGATCGCTTTTTGCCGTAAACCAGGAGCGAAGTCTCAAGGGCGATCGCCTCTAGCGGATCAACAGCTTGAAGGCACCAAACGCAGTTATTCATAAGCCCTCGATGGTGTTGCTAGGTTTCTGAATTGAGTAAATTGGTTCTCGAACAAAAGCTTGACTGTGCCCGTTGGTCCGTTCCGAGCTTTGGCAATAATCACTTCGGCAATACCGCGATCGGGCGTGTTGGAGTCGTAATATTCAGGTCTATAAAGCAGCATCACGACATCGGCATCCTGCTCAATCGACCCGCTCTCACGTAGGTCTGACATCATTGGGCGCTTATCTTGGCGTTGCTCTACAGCGCGGTTCAACTGCGACAGGACAATCACTGGCACCTTCAACTCGCGTGCCAAACCTTTCAAGGCGCGAGTAATTTTGGATAGCTCCTGCACACGGTTCTCGCCGCCACCTTCGACTAAGCCCAGGTAGTCAACTAGAATCATGCCAAGCTGCCCCGCCTCTGCTTGCAGCCGCCGAGCAGTCGATCGCATATGTGAAACGCTGGCACCAAACTTGTCATCAATGAACAGCGGCATATTGGCAATCTTGCTGACCGTCAAGCCCAGAGCGCTCCAGTCCTGATCGACCAATCGACCAGATCGCATACGCCCCAATTCGATCCGTGAGTTAGACGACATCAGGCGACCGATTAGCTGCTCACGATCCATCTCCATGCTGAAGATCAGCACTGGTAGTTGGTGTTGCGTGGCTACGTTTTCGGCAATGTTGAGCGCAAAGGCAGTTTTCCCCATCGATGCCCTGCCTGCCAGGATGATCAGGTCAGAGCGCTGGAAGCCTTGCGTCATTGCGTCCAAGTCGTAGAAGCCGCAAGTTAAGCCTGGTTGCTTTACGCCTTCCGATCGTTCTACAAGGTCGTGGAAAACGGGTCCCACAATCTCGCTAGCAGGTATCGCTTGAGAGCCTTGCTGCTGCTGCGTCACCTCAAATAGCTTTTGTTCTGCCTGGTCACAGACTTCGCTCAAAGATGTGGCAGACTCCAGACCGAGTTGAGCGATCGCATTGCCTACCAGAATCAGACGGCGGCGGTTGTACTTTTCAACCACTAGGGCAGCGTGTAAGTCGATATTGACAGCACTCACGCTGTTATCAATCAACTCAACTAGCTTGGCTTTGCCACCCACCTTCTCAAGCAGTTCGTTATCTACCAGCCAGCTATAAACGCCCATTAGGTCGGTCGGCTTATTGTCTGCGTGGAGAGCGACGATCGCGCGGTAGATGTTGCGGTGAGCGGCTAAGTAGAACGCTTCAGCAGGTAAGTGGTCTGCAATACGCTCGATCGCGTTCGGGTCCATCAAGCAGCCACCTAGCACATCCATCTCGGCATCAAGGTTGTTTGGCAACATCCGATCCTGCAAGCGGATTAAGTTGCTGTCGGCTTTAAGCTCCTGCACGTTGCAGTTCCTCCTTCGCTCTTGCCATTGCCGCTAAAGCGATCTCTTTGCCTCGTCGCGCCTGCTCAAGGTCGATCGGTGCATAGGGGCTGTAATAGCCTGGTCTTGATTCCGTGGGGACTGGTGCGGTAGTCGTTCGCAGTTCTTCGGCTTGACGCCTACGTGACTCCGTCTTTTGCGCCTGATCCCAATAACCCAACAAGTCGGCACGGGCTTTGATCGAATTCGGTCCGAAGTTATTCGCTCCTGAGTTTTCTAGCTTGCGGAGATACTTGGCGATCGCGTGGTCATTTCTGGAGCCGTCCAGAAGCTTGATGCCTTCCCATTTCGGGGAAACATCTGCGACCGCTTGAAGCATTGACTCCTGGTACTTGATAAGGCTTGCGTGCCAGGGGGCTTCATGCATTGCCCACTCAGGCGCTTCAATATTTTCTTCCGTGAAAGTTTTTCGGGCGGCGGAATAATTTGCCCTCAAGCTAGTGTTGCTCGGAGCGCTAGAGTCTTCCTGATTAACAGGTAGAGCGGGTAGTTTAGGGCTTACTTCCGGTTCTTGTAGCGAAGCGTTGATTTCTCTCTCGTTTTCGTTTTCGCCCTTAAAGGGAGAAACTTCTGGGAGTACCTTAGAGGGAATACCTTTGGGTACCTGATCTGGTAGGGGTGGGGTACCTGATCTGGTAGGGGTAAAGTCCTGATCTGGTAGGGGTGGGGTACCTGATTTGGTACTACCTGATTTGGTAGGGGTCAGCTTTGCACGTATCTGACCTAGAAGATTTGAGTCTACCCAATGCTTAGAACTGGACAGTGTGATCGAGTTGGTTGTACCCTTCCTCGTTGATTGCCAAATTAATCTTGCCGCCGTCAAGACAGCGATCGCTTTGCGTGCTGTCTTGACGTTCATGTTGCAACAGGCGGCAATATTGTTGATTGACTCCCAGCATTCACCTGATCCGGCGCGTCTGGCGATATGACTGTAGACTCTGAACTCAAAAGGGTCTAAGCCGTAGTCGTCAAGGTTTGATGGGATAAATGCGCCTAAATCTCTTTCGTCGCGTGCGTTTGTGGTACTCATTACGCCACCTCCAGTGAGGTGTGTCGCCCCTGTTGAGCAACGTTGACAGGCGTGTTAAGGTTGGAATGTGTACAGGCGTTCGTCTTGTAGCGCGTAGCATTCATCTGAAATAATCCTTCTGGTTCATGATGTGAACTAGCCGCTGTGCAAACTTTCCTAGGGTGGGCACAGCGGCTTCGATTTTTAAGCAGCTTCGTCTTCATCCGGTTCAGCGTCGATCGCTTCAGCTTCCGGCTTCCCTGCCAGTCGTAGAGCAGCTTTTTGTTCGTCGCTCATTGCCTGCCGTTCGTCGGGGTTGAGCAGCTTCACGATGAGCGAAGGATTGCGGCAAAGGTGCATTGGGATGGTCAGGAATCGACCACTATGCACAACACCTTCTTGAGTGCCTAAGCGTCGAAGGATGCCGTTGATCACTCCGTCGCGATCGCTCTGGATGCGAACTTGTTTGATCTCGTAGTCGTAAACAATGCTGGTTTCGCCGTTAATAGCCATGCGTCTGTTTTTCTCTCGTTGTAAATTGTGAAAACGTATCAGACTACCTGAAAGGGGTTAGCGTGGCTTAGATGCCATCCTCGGTGTCAAATTCTGGGTATTCGTCTTCTTCGAAATCGGTCAGCACTTCAGGTTGAATCGCCGACTCTTCCACTTCAGGCACAGCAGTTTTGACGGAGCCAAGTGCGAGAATACGATCGCGCACTAGCTGCATCACCTGAGCTTCAACGGCTGAGCTAGAGGCAAGAAACTTGGCTTGCTTTGGCAGGCGCAACCACTCTTGCAGTTTCGCTACTTGTTCGACTGATTCTGCTTTGTTGAGCGAGTTATCAACTGTTCTGAGAAAGGTTAGATCGGCTTCGCTAACGGTTGGTTCTTCAGTAGCGATCGCCTGCTTCTTCGGTTTTGCTCTAGGCTTATCAACGGCAACAAAACTATTACCTAAAGACTCAGCCGACTCTAGCGCTGCTGTTGGTAGATTGCCCTGTGAAACCTCATCACGGACAACATCGATCGCGGCTGCAATCTGTCTTGTGTTGGTAGCGTTTCTGATGCTGCGCTCGGTCTGACCCCAGATGGAAGATTCTTGATAGCCTTGCAGCATGGGCACATCGCCACCGATCAGCGCGATCGCTTCGGCACTACCACCCAGTCTTTGTACTTCTTTGAAAGCCATGAAACGCTGCAATGTTGACAGCCATTCAGGATCTTCTGATAGCGAGAGTGCCCAATAGGAACCCTTCGATCGTGTACCTGTTTGGTTGTAAACTGTCTTGCCGTTTACAGTGCCCTTTTCTTGATTTGGACGCATGATTTTCTTCTCTACTCTTGTGAGCGTGTAGGGAATGAAACCAAACGTCCAGGGAGAAGGTACAGGGCTAGAATCTAGCGCTCCATACTGTTTGTATAAAGCGCATAATTGCGAATGCAATCCTGTTAGGTTGTGAGCACCAGAAATGCTCATCATCCACGCTTTGGTAGCACCCATGCCCCCTGCGTAAAGCTCACGGACGTAGAAGAAGAATCGACCTGTACCTTTGCCACAAGTGGCGCATTCAGGTTCGTTACCTTTCAAGCAAGGCTCGTCTACGTTCTGTCGTTCAAACGAATACTTCTGCTCACCCTTCAGCCCTTTGTAGGGGATCTGGCACATCTTCTGCACAATCCGTTGACCGTTGCACCGATGCTGAAACCCTTGTGCTGTGTATGACTCGTACCACGTATCAAAGCATTCGTCAGGAGTGGCATAGGGCAGAAAGATGTTGAGCTTGTCGGGTCTGTCTGTGCCGTAGTGTTCGATGAACTTTTCGCGTGTGCGATCGTTGCACTCAATGCGGAACTTGTCGTTCAGCGTTTTGCCAGCACTGTTGTCTGACTTCTCTGCACCAACCCAGACGCGACCAATCACGTCAAGGTTGATCTTTTCTTCTGCCGTCGCTCGGTCTGTCTTGCCTAAAATAACCATCGCTTCTGTCCAGCTAGAGGATTAGGAAAGGGCGACAGGTGCCGCCCACGTCAACTGAGAAAGGAAAACTAGGCAGCGTACAGCTCTTTCACTGCTTGACGGTTGCGTGCTTCTCTGACATCGCTCCACTCTTTGTAGAGGTACTCAGCCGCTTGTACTGCCGTATCGAAGATGAAACTTTCACCGCTCTGTAGTCGGTTGCGTCCTACATAGGTCACGCACCACTGGCTACCCGTTGGCTGAACTTGACCCAAGAAGTGAGGACGACCGCCGCGACGTTGCCAGGAGATGTCGTAGGTTTTGGTGCTGCTATCGACCATCAAGTAGTTGATGCACTCGCGCTGACCGTCAGAGCTACCAGAGTCGAGCCAGGTGAAGTGAGGAGGAAGCTGAAGGGCGATCGCTTGAACTGCTGTCTGTGTGGGTGCCATAATTGCGGTATCCGTAGTTGGTTGATAGCTAGCTAGGGTCGCCACTGCTGAATGTCCTGAGAAAACTTGCAGCAGTGGCTTGAGTGCAGATTGGCAGCGGTGTTTAGCCGTTGCTTTTTCCGTATCTCTATATTCCGCTATTCTAGGCATTCTGTCAATATAGACATTCTGCAATTCAGGGTATAAGATATAGGAGAAGTTTTTTGGAGTATGGCTGTGCGTAATCGGGTAAAAGAATTTCTGGACAAAACCCCTGATCCTGTCACTGGTAAAGACAAGACGAGCGCCTACCGTTTTTGGAAGTTGACAGGATTGGCACGCGATACGGCTTACAAGCTCTACAACAATCCTGATTACGTACCTGGCGGTGAAGTGCTTGATGCTGTTTGCCGTTTCTACAAGCAGCAACCAGGAGAGTTTTTGGTATGGAGTCCAGACGACGAGACTGCTGCCAGTTAAATATTTGTTTGCTATAGGAGTAGTAATCATGAGTCTTGAGCTAATAGAAGATCGGCACTACAAGATTTTGGGTTGGTGTAACGTTGTTTACCTTGGTCCGCGTGAGGTGAACGGCAGTCTAGAGCACGGATTTATGCGGACTGATGGCATGGGCATTTACTGCATTGCACCTGATCAGGTTGATCTCCAAGTGCAAGAATGGGAGCCTGGCGAAGATAAATTGGCGGTTCGCGTTTTGAATCTGGGCGCAACGGCGGCAGAGAAAATGCCTGATCCAGCAATTTAAGGGCAAAAGCGCGGCAGTGGCTTGTGGAGCAAATCGAAGCCACTGCCCAGTAGGAATGCGATCGCCGATTGCCCCAGCGATCGCGGCAAGTCTAAGCGCAGTCCACCGGAAACAGTTTGAGCCACTGTCTTGGCGCTGTGCGGTGACGTGAGATGCGCGGTGAGAGGCGATCGCGCAATACTCGACGGTTGAATAGAATCACTCTGTCTGTCTGCCCGGTTAGCGGTGGGGCAGGCTTTAGCGTTGGAATGGGTGGCGGTGATAGTCTCATGGGGTCAGATGGGGTGAGGGTGAGATAACAACGGGAGCAAACAACGATCGATGTACCGCCTTCATTGATGGGTACCGTGGTGGGATGGTGCAGGGTGTCGCACTTGTTGTGGTTCACTGCGTTACCCTCCAAAGTTCAGACGTAGCTGAATCGGTTTATCAGGCACTTCGATCGCGCCTTTTTCTTCCAGCGCAATCAGCGCCAACTTGACCTGTTTGGGCTTAACCGTTTTGACCTTGTTCGTTTGGTGGTCGGGTACGCCACGCCACCGCAGGCAGAAGGCTTCGATGTCTAAGTCGCGATCGTCTCCTTCCATCAGCAGCGCAGCAGCAATGTAGCCGGTGGCGTTGATCAGCCCTAAATCCCATAACTCGATCAGGTTTGACTTGCTGAGAGTGCCAGCCTTGACCGCTTCATATTCTTTGGTTGGTAGTAGTTCTAAAGTTTGTACCATTACGCTGCTTGCTCCTGTACTGTGGTCTTTTTGCGTGTGTAGCTACCCTTGCCTGTCTTCTCCCATCCGTCTAACTCCATGCACCGATCGCGCACGGCATCAAGACGTTCATAAATTCCCTCCCATTGCTTGTCTTCATACAGGATTGTGAGGTCGTCCCACATTTCAACAATGGGCAACCACTTAGGGAAGACTTCTGCTACCTCTGGCAGTCGTGTTCTCCATTCCGGTATGAGTTGCAGCAGCTTGTAGCAACGACTGAAATCGTCAGCGTCAGAAGGAGTGTCAAAATTTATGCCGCACGATCGCCCTTGTTCTGAGATCGTGCCTGTCAGTACAGCCCAAATTGTTTTAGAGCTTGTCCCAACTTCGCCAGTTGTAATCCACTGATTAGCTCTTTGTCTTATCACGCTGCTTGCTCCTGTACTGCTTCAACTAACTCCATCGTCCCAATGCTTTTCTCTTCGGTGTTTTTGCCAATCAACACGTCGATGTAATTGGCAGTACTGCCCGATCGCTGATACACGAGCGTTCCAGGTTCGTAGTTCTTTCCTGGTTTCGGATCGAAAGTTACTGTGCCCGACCACGGACGCACCTTGAACGATTCATAGGTTTGACGCTTCACTAGGTCGCCTTTTTTAATCTCATTGCCGCTGCTTTATCCATTAGTTCGCCCTCAACATTTGGGTAAAAGATACGTGCGATCGCGCTTCACTCCTGGCACCCTCAGCCTCTGGAGCCACCCCAAGCTGACTCTCCATCACCACATCGCCTAACGGTCCTCGGTCTTTGTCCCTGTACTGCACCAATACGCCATCAGGTCGGGTGATGTTGCCCCAGAAAGACTTAGGCATCACTGCTGCCCACTCCTGTATCGTCTCCAGGTCGGGGATGGCAACGAGACGGGCGCAATACCGTCCGATCGCCGCTTCCATTTCTTGCCAGAAGTAGTCGGTGGGATTGGCAAGGTAGTAGATGATTGCGCCTGCCATGCCTGTGGCGTTGGTGTCAGTGGTGAGGGGCTTCGATCGTGCTCTGATTGGCATTGGGATAGAGACGATCGGGCAGTGGGCAGCGTCGTACAGATTGAGCGTGTACGTTTGAGTGGCGATCGCTGTGGCTGTGGATCCGCGGCGGCGTTTGGCTTCTCCCATTACGCTGCTACCTCCCACTTAATGCCTGAAACTGGGCGATTCTCTTCAACCGAGAGCCTGATGCCAGTGCGATCGACGTAACACTTTCTGGAAGCTTCCTTGATGCTGTGAAAAACTTCGCCAGTATCAGTGCGGCGAACTGGCATCGGCTTTCCATGTTTACAAGGTGGTAAAGCAGCGATCGCTTCAATCAGTTCTGGCTTAACACCAAGCCATGCCAAACCCTCTAAATCGACTTCAGCCAATTTTTGCCAGTGCTGTTCAGCAAAGGCTCTGAAGTCAGCTGCTCGGATGGCTCCAACGTTGCGGGTTACTTTGCGGTAGGGCAGCAAACCTTTTTCAATCCAGAGTTCAGCCCGATCTCGTTTGATATTCAAAGTTCTTGCTAGTTCAATGGTGCTGAAGTTGTCGAAGGATGCTTTGCAAGATAGTCCTAAGCGTTTCAGCCTTACTTTGATTGCCGTTTCTGACCGTTGCGCCCAACCCTTTCTCTTTGCAGTGTTGTTAAAGCGCTTGACTAAATCAGACAAAGGCAAGGTGCCTGCGACTTTTTCAAGATAAAAGTCTGCATCGGCTTCCCATGCCACCATGCCGCGCACTTGAGCGCTAACCGTGGCAGCACAACGTCGATTGCAGAACTTGCGGGGTCTGGTGTAAGTGAATTGGCGATCGCAGTTTGGGCAAGTAGATGTTTTCACGCCGCCACCTCCAACAAACTAAGCTGCCGCGGTTTCTGCCATGACCAGCAATACTCATTGCCTTGCCCCTGGTGATTGCTGCCCCCTTCTAAACCAGTCCCGCAACCAATCCGTGCCAAGATGCCCAAATCTTCCACCGCCCAACTATCTGCAAAAGCTTGCTCTAGCGCTGGCGATCGATAGTTGTAGGCAACCACCCGATCGCACACTCGACGCGCCTGCGTGACTGAATTAACCGCCATCCAAAACTCACTATCAGAGTGCGGCGCATGGTAGTGATAAGACGGGTTTAACTTGATGCCGTCTGACGGTTGCCAATAGGGTGGATCACTGATCGCTAGTTTGCGACCTCTGAGCGTGGCAGCGTATGCCGTCGCCGTTGCCCAATCATCAAACACAGCTACCTTGCAACCGGTTGGCAGGTAAGGGGATTGGTAGACCTTGTTGCAAGTCTTCTCTAGACGTTCTTGCCATCCCAGTGCTGAATTATTGGCACCACTGCCACTGGTACGCACGATCGACGATTGCGCTAGCCATCGGAACACGACACCGAATGCTGCTTTGAACTCAGTGTTATAGGCAGACTCATTACTGATGATTGAGTCGTACTGACTGCGCCATACTTTCCACCATTGCCACAACAGATCAGGGGTTTGAATGCGCCCTTGATTGTGCTTTTCTTTGGTGAAGTTCTTGCAGTACTTGAGTAGCTTGGCTTGCAACAGTAACCACTCAATAGATTTCAGTGGCAACCAATCAGCTTTGAAATAGGACTGGAAAGCAACTGCTAGAGGCGCGATCGCTTCTCTCTGCATTTCCTCAATCAGTGCGACCATTGCTGCTCTGAGCGCATCATCTGCCCAGGCTTGCCACAGCGCTCGAATGCAAGGGTCAGCGTCAGCTACAACGATATGCTTTACTTTGTCGGCGTAGGACGATCGTTGTAGGTAACGCATTAAACTACCGCCGCTGCCTGCAAATTGCTCCAGTAGCACTATGAAAGATTCATCGAGCGGCACATCGTCGTGATTGAGCTTGCTGCCGATGTAAGCGGAGTTGACCAGAGAGACTAGGCGTTGCATCGATCGCCCCCTTGCTGTTGCCTCTCCTGCCGCTTGGCAAGTAACAACTGCTTCGCTGCTGCCGCTAACCGCGCTTCAAGTTGCTGCCGTGGCGTTTGCTGTTGGTTCATGCTGCTGCCTCTCGCACAATTTCATTGCCTGCTTCATCAAAAAAGCGACAGCGATCGCCTTGAGGGTGAAAGTAAAAAACGTCCCCATCGTCGTATTGCACTTGGAGGTACGCACCCCCGCCACCCGCACCAACAATGCGCCCCATCTTGCTGCCAACTTCACAACGCATCCCATTGCATACAAAAGGCACATTGCGGTATTTAGCTATCCGTCTCACTTCCGACGAATCAATGACGCAGCGCAGCGATTTAGCTCGAATATCAGTAAGGGCAACTTCATGGTGCTCATTAACCATCCTGCAAAACTCAGCTTTTGCCTGTGTCAATTTCTGCCTGGTGTACTGCATCTTGGACCCCATCTCGGAGCCTTCCCACTTTTGTACCCAGCATTCGTAGGTGGTGACTTTCATGCTGCTACCTCCAGCGCCTGAAGGTAGGCAAGGAGAAGTGCGGTCGCTGGTTCAGCGTGCTGCCCTGTAAAGTACGCATGGTTTTTTGGCTTCAATACTTGAACGTAATGCTGCCCGTCCGTAGCGTTTTCAATCTTGTAGAGCCAACCATGTGCAGCGATCGCTTCTTGCAGGCAGGCTTGAAGAACAGCCTTTTCCATTACTCTTAAAGCGCTAGGAAGCAGATACCAGGCAACAGCATTGCCGTCCAAACTGAGCGTGAAAACTTGCCCGTCGTCAAACCTACTAACGCTACAGCGATCGGGTTCTAATGCTGCCCACTTTTCAAACACTGGCAGCAGTTCGATGTCTTCTGATGTCTGCGTATCTGTTACATTGTTCATTAGCTGAGTCCTGCCGTTGACAGGGCGATTTAGGCTATAGCCGGAGTACCATTCCGGCGTTCAATTTTTCTAAGCTGCGGTCTGTTGTTGCACCGCTTCGCTCAACAGCAAAGGCTTCAAGCGGTAAATGTTACGGGCACTCATTACCCGAAACCCATAAGCGACGGTCAGGCGCGCCTCAACCTGGTAAGGGGATAGACCCTGGTTGAGCAACGCTTTGATTTCGTTTTCGACAATTTTTGTTGCTGTAGCCATAGTCTTTGTGATGTTTGTCACAGATAGATTTCTGAAAAACCCCTGGTAGAGACAGGGGGCATGGGAAACGTCTTAGTAACGACCACAAGCAAGTGACCGACTCCTTCATACAACCACAAAACAACTCTAGTTGGCAACGCTAGTACGCAACTTTATACAATTCTGATGTTAGCGTTGTGTTGAATACTGAAAATGCGTTTGACAAATGCAAAGTTACTTGGACACGCTGAGTCAGTGGGTGGAGTCGGAAGCAGAAGCTGTCGGCGGTTACGCTGAACTGGCGCACAGAATCAGCGCTGCTTCTGGCGATCGCATCTCTTCTGAAGCCGTGCGAAAGTGGGCAAACCAGAAAGTTGGTCGCCACGGATTACAGGAGGATTCGCTTGAGAAGATTGCCGCTTATCGCAAGCAGACTAAAGAGCAGGTTAGAAAATGGCTGAACGGCGACGAGGCAAAAGAAAGCCTGGGGGAGTTCAATCTACAGGCGTTAAGGCAAGCTCCGATCGAGATTGTGGCTGAAGCGCTACAAATTTGCGCCGAATTACTGAAGTCTCATGTCACTCAAAAATCTGGAACGATCGTCACTGTAAAATCAGATTCTTATGTGGATGATCATGCTATGCCTTATGAATCCTTGCCAGCTTTGTTAGCGGATGCTTTTGCTCGTGCAAACTTGACGGTTGAAGAAGGTCAATCGAGGGTATTGGCTGACTTTGCAGACGGTCATGAAGCTCAGTTACAAGCGTTTATGAATGGCGAAGCTGAGCCTGATTTTTGCGGTTGCGCAGCTCTCTCCGTTGCTCTGCGTCAGATTACGGGCGACGAATGGACAGACGACATGATTGCACACAAAATAGCCCCCTGGTGTCACAAGGGGCTAGCTGATTCCTTAAACTAGGTTGTTAGCTGTTAGCGGTTGCAAGTCGGTTACGCCACCAAATTTTCTGCCAGACCGATCGCTCATCCTGATCGTTGTCTTCTACGATGGTCATCACTTCATCAGGAGACGCTAGCGCTACGGTACATTTGAACCGCCACGTTAGACCTTCCCAGAAATGTTCGTAGAAGTAAGTCTCATTCTCACCAGTGGCAATCACTTGCTCGATCGCTCGTTCGCGTGGCAACCACAAGTCTTTGTCGATCGTCCGTAGAGGCTTACCGATCAAATCAGAGATGGGCTTATTCAACCGTCCTTCTGTTAGTTCAGGTTTCAAAGCAAGGTAGTTGTAACCAGGTTTGGTGCTGAGCATTGCTACGGTGCCTGGTGTCGCTTTGAAAACGTTTAGATTTTGCTTCGCCCATGTTGAGGGCATAGTCTCAATTGCTATCATGGTGTTTGTCGGTATTGCTTGCACCCTCACCTTATCAAGGGAGAAGCTTTTATAAAAACTTCTCCCCACATAAATTTTGACCCACTTTAAGTTTGTTGGTAGAAGCGTGTTGAGATTAAACAAGAGTTCGCCTGCCTGCAATCGATCGCCGCAGACTACGGTAATTTCGTGTTGACGCCACTCAACTTTTAGCTTTTGCGGTTCTCCGGCTACACTGAGCCATTGCAGTACGGCTTGATCTTGAGCGCTAACTGTAAAACTATTTGTCATGGGGGCAAGACTTTCAGGGGAACCACGGTGCGCTGCACTGTTATTGTGCCCTAGCTTTATAAGCTTATCAGTACTTTCATCAACGCTGCCTGTGATGCTCATCACTTTAGCAGGTTCCAGCAATTCAATCCGACTAGCGCTAGCAATAATCAGCCCACAATCAGCCAGCCAGTCGGTTTGCTCTAAGATTTCACCGATCGGCGTTTGCACTTTAAGCGGATAGTCCAATACTTCTTCGCCTGCATCTAAGCGGGCGAGCAAGCATTCCCAATCTTCTAGGCTCATGAACTGCAAGACGCTTTGACCAATCACAGTCTTATCGTCAATACCAAGTACAGCAGCATTACCACTGATTAGATAAGTACCGTTGCGATCGAACACGCCAAAGGGAGGGCAACCGAGCGGAAAGTCAACAAGCATTTTTGTGCTGGGGGTAGCAGATCGCCATGCAAAGAAACGGGCGATCGTGGGCAACTTGCTTAACACTAAACTGAAGCCTGACTCCTTAACCTTAAGTGCTCCAGACTACTTTTGAACTTCGTAAACGAAAATTTATTTTTCTGATCGGTGAAAGCTGAAGACTCTTTACTGATACGTGTTTCTGCACAGATTGGATTCAAATTATTTTAACGATTTTGCACTTTGTGCGCTGCTGAACAAAAGCATTTACTGGCAAAAAAAGGAGGCGAGATCGCCCTAGTTGCTGCGGGGTGCGGGGTGTGATCGTCTTTTGTGCTGTCGGTGAGATAATAAGCCAAAACCCTCAAGGAACGTGCCGGGAAGCTGTGTTCTTGAGGGTTCTGACGTTTATGGGGGTATTCGCGCAATCCAATGTGAAAGCGCGGATAGGTTTTATTGTATGGTGCAGCGCAGATTATCTCCACGCGAACTGCGTGATCGAGTCAACAAAACTCAGTTTGAAATAGCTGTAGAGATAGGCAAGCAGCCCAGTACTTTGAGTGACTGGGAGACGGGCAGAAGATCTCCTTCTCTTAAGTTGCACGAGGTTAAAAAGATGATGAGAGCTTATGAGGCAACGCTAGAAGAACTTATTTGGGCGTTTGACCGAATTGACCCCGACGAGCTTTAGGATGAAACCTCCACAATGTCGAACCACTGACTCATCAGATAAGCTACGGCTGCGATCTTGTGTTCGTGCTTTGGCTCAAACGATCGCATGATTGTAGACAGATGGCGCAAGGCTGAGTCTTCATCAATGCCAGGTTTAGCTTTGATTTTGTTCTCACTCAACCCTGAAAAGAACCACTCCGAGGTCAGATCGGCATACGGGCTGCGTCTGTTTCTGTACTCATCTGGTATCTCCGCATACGGTGGCATTAAGCTGCTGACACTTGTTGGAAAAACCAGATTGACATCATTAATTGCTTGTGGTTGCATAGCATCACCTCAATAGTTGTTGACTTAAAGTTGGGAACACACGACTGACCGATTAGGCTTACTAAGCCTGAAGTTGCAGTGCGTACACTGCTTTTTGTGGACTTTCAATACTGGCACCGTGGCAAAGCGCGATCGCCTCTGCAATGAGTTGTGCTTCTGTCCAGCTAGCTGCTTGGATTAAGGGGTAAAGCCATTTCTCGCAATCTTTCAGGTAGATGTGGGCGTTGTACATGACGACTCAGGGGGGTTGATGTGTGTGGTTGCCTCAACTTTCTTCTGCGAGTGAGGCGATCGCGCTATTCCTTAAACGATCCGGCTAACATCTCCCTTCTTCGGCGTTCTCGGTCCAGGGATGCCATCACGGTTTGCATTTCTGCTTGACCCTGGTTCTGTACGCTTCGGTCCGCCAATCGTCTTCTCAGGGGTAAAGTTAGCAGCGCTAGCCCGTTTCGCACAGGGCTTACAGTCTGACACTCTGCCGTCCCAGACATTTATGCCAGGTCTGCCAGTGTTGTAACATTCACCACATCTGCCTGCTTGGGCGCAGTTGGCAGACAGGAAGATACTAGCGATTGTGGCGACAGTGGCAGTGGCGATCGTGCCTGTAATGGCAGCACTAGCGAGAGCAAGTTTAACGGTACGGTTGTGTGACATGATTGAGGGGTTCCAGTAATGGGACTTTTGTGAGGGCGCTGCTTTTTCTTCGCGGGAGGGGCAGCGCTTTCTGTTTTGGGAATGTGCGGTCTATTGACTTGCTTCGCTTGTTTTGTTTTCTGCAATCAAGAGCTTCGTTAAACGGTTGGTTAACGCTTTTTTTAACTCTTTCGTCTCACGTGCCAACTGGTCATCGAAGCCAGTTAAAGCAGACACTTGGCTATCACAGCCTGTAATAGCTCTTTTCAAAACTTCGATCGTTGCTTGTCGCTTGGTTCGCTTCATGGTGAAATTCTTCGGATTTGGTTGGGGTAAGGTGCCCGTCCGTGAGTGTCGTTAGCGGTGTTCTCAGGCGGGCTTGACGGAAGCAGGTTTGAACTGCCGCCCCTCACCATGTCTATAAGTATGTGTGAAAAAGTTAGCGGTGTCAACTAATTCACGCGAAGAAACTCATGCTAAGATAATGCTATGAATTAATGCATGGGAGAAAACTACGTGTCTAGAGTTGCAAAACTGCGCGAGGAGAAAGGTCTAACGCAGCGCCAAATAGCAGAGGCGCTAGGCGTAGATGTTTCAACTGTTCGCAACTGGGAAAAAAGTAGGGATGGCGTGAAAATGTTTGTCAGAGTCGCGAAGCTCTGCAATTTGTTTGAGTGCCAGCCTGATGATCTGTTTGAAGACGAGGTGATTTAGATGTCAACTTTTCTTCAAGCGGCGCAACCACTTTGCCATCAATGCCAGTCTTCTGACGCTTGGAAAAACGGCAAGCAGAAAAACGGATTGCAAGCATACAAGTGCAAAGCTTGCAAAACTGTTTTTACAAAAGAAAGCCGTCAAGGTTTTAAGAAACGTCGCAGATGTCGTAACTTTGATTCTTTCCGGATTCGCTATAAGCGTCTTTATTCTATTTGGGATTTGATGATTAAAAGATGCTATGACCCCAGTTACGGTAACTGGATACGATATGGCGGGCGGGGTATTAAGGTGTGCGATCGCTGGTTGAATAGTTTTGAAGCTTTTGTTTCAGATATGGGTGATCGCCCTAGCCCTGAATATAGTCTTGACCGCACTGATAATAACGCTGACTACACTCCTGAAAATTGCCGATGGGCGACTGCGAAGGAACAAGGCAGAAACAAGAGAAATAATCGCTTGATAACTATTAATGGGGAAACCAAATGCCTTTCTGAATGGGCAGAATCTTTTGGTATTTCGGCAAGCGTGGTTTATCAACGATTAAGAAGTGGTTGGGATTTTCAAACAGCCTTGAAAGCTCCTGTGCAAACCCTTTTTTCTTCTATTGGTAGAAAGAAACCTAGAAGGCTTTTAACTTTCAAAGGGGAAACCAAAACCATTGCTGAATGGAGTAGGCATACAGGAATCTCTAGACCTACTTTGCAAGCAAGAATTGATAAAGGATGGACTGCTGAAAAAGCATTAACAGAGCCAATAAATCAATCAAAGCGCCGATACGGCTAGTAAGGGATTACTGACTGGGCGATCGCTCCAGACTTTGCGGGAAGGGCGATCGCTTTTGATTTGGATTAGGGCTGAACGATGTCTTCGACTTGGTAGAGATACAGACGTAGTGCTTTGACCTCGGTAGGGTCATCAAAAAGAATCGTTTCGCCTCTGATTGTCGTCATGACTACGCTGTATGAAGCTTCGCTGTACGGTGAATCAGATTCTTCTTTAATCTCAACCAGTGAGATGTCATTTAAGTTAATGACGCGGTTGCCGACTCTGATAAATTGCATAGATCTCCAGTGGGTAATGTTTACTTGGTGCAAGCCATCAACAGGGAAAGTGCGATCGCTCAAGCTGTTCGCAGGCAGCAGGGAATGGTTAGTCAATCGTTAAAGCTTGCTTGAGTGCGCTGAAGTCTTCGCCTTCCATTTTGTATTCTTTGCCGTTTGCCATTTGCACATCGGCTTCGTCGTCATACCAGCGCACACTAGCGACTTGTTGAAAGTTAAGAGTTAACTCTCCATCCCAAACCGTTAAAAATTGCTGTTGCGAAAATGTGGTTGTCATGGTTAAAGTCCCTTAAAGTCGTTGTAAGCGTCGATCGCCTCATCCAATACGGCAAACTTTTTCTCAGGCACATACTTGCCTTTTGTTTTGCGGAATAGCTGAAAGTAATTAATATCAGCGTCAATGTCCCATACAGCACTGAGTCGCTTGCCTGAGTCGCTATCAGAAGCAATTACTTGTGTCACAACAAAATCGTTGAAGTCTTCTCTAGTGATGATGTGCGGCTTTTTCATGGCTAAAGTCCTAAATTAGATTGTGAGCTTCGTACTGTTCAGCCAGTTCGTGCGAGTTAGCACTGGCAGCAGCGATCGCGCTTAACTGCCCTTCTAGCGTCCATACGTTCTGTACAGTGCGTTCTACCCATACTTCTCGTAACTCAACTTCGTTGCTGCTGTAGGTGGCTGTAGTGCCGTTTGGATAGCGCACTGTTACTTGGCTGATGCCGTTGCGGTCTGGGTCTGATTCGCTGAGGTATTCGGCGGTGCCTAATGGTGTTTGGATGGGCGCGATCGTCTTTATCTGCATGGTGGGGAACCCGTAAATAGTTTCTAGCGCTCTCAATTCGGTGCGGATAAATTGCACCGATGAAGCTTGCAAGTAGGGACTTGTCTTTGCCGACCTGTGCGACTTGTAAAGCAGTAGCGCTTGTTCGTTGGTCATTGGTTTAGGAAGGCTTGGTGTTTTGCTTCGTCTTCAGCGTCCTGTTCCGCCGCTCTTGCCACTCCAGGCTCGGCTGCGATGAGCGTTGCCATCTCGTCGGCGGTCAGCGTCTCGGCGCGTTCCCAGGCTCTTAGCAGTTCGCCGGTGGTGCGTTGCGTCATCGGTTTGCGGTGTGTCGTTGTCATGTCTACAAATGTAATTCATCACGTGACACGTGTCAAGTAAAACGTGCTATATTGAACGAGTCGGTAGATTGTGAGAGATTAAAGGAAAGAAATGGTACTAGACGTGGATGTTGTACGGAGTCAAAAGATAACGGTGCCTGCTTTGGGCGACAAAATTAAGGCAGCTAGAAAGGCAGATAGCCGCACATTGAGCGCTATTGCTGCCGCTGCTGGTATGTCTACTCAAAATTGGTATCGCATTGAAGAGGAACGTCAAACCTTGCCGGAAGAGACGCTGCGACTGATTGAATCGGTTTTAGGCACTGATTTTGGAGTGAAATTTGACTAATGATCAAAATCGAAGACGTGTTGAACCACAAGTTAAGCGAGTGCGATCGCCGCATTCTTAGCGAGATTGCCAGTCTGCAAAAACTATTGGAGCAATTACAAAGACAGGTGGATAACGGTAGAGAGGACTGGACGCAGGGTAGCATCGATGCCACTGCTAATCGTTTGAGTGGAGAGTTGACTGAGCGATCGACATTGCGAGCTGTGCTGACTGATTTAGCCCAGGTAGAAAGCCAGAAGGTGAAGCTATGAACCATCGTTTTAGAGCAAAGCCTATTTATGACGGTGCTTTGCTGTCCGGTTGGCAAAGTATCAGCAACCCGCAGCAATTCAGCATTGAGCAATTCACCTTACTTTTAGATATTTGGGCAAGCAGTTTGACGAAGCACGGCATCTATTGGGGTGCCATTAAGAAAACCGATCACAGAGATGGCACTGTCACTATTGCTGCTCCTGGTGATGCTTGGCTAAAAGCGGCTCGTATTGCAAAGCAAGAGGCACAGCCATAACCATGCCAAGATACATCGTCAAGCTGCAAAATCATTATCTGGAATGGTCAACCGTTGTTGATGCCCCTGTAACCTACGGAATGTCGCTGGAAGAGTTTAAGGAATACTATCAGCAAGAATATGGCGCTGATGGCATGAGAAATCTGCCCGATCGCTTGTTGCGTGTGGAGGCAAAAGGAACATCATCTCAGCTAGATGACAGCGCTGAAAGTGTTGTCTCGTGCAACCGAGCAGGCAAAAACGAAACAAGCCTCACTGTTGAGCAAATTATCGATTTTTATTGCGTTAAGCAAGGAGAGGGCGATCGACCGATCGGAACTGACGACAATTTTGAAGATGAAGAGGTGAAGCCATGACCGACATCGCCATCCTGAAACATTTGCAGCAAGAGACAGCCGATCGCGCACTCAGCGAACTCGAAAACCTAGAGCTAAAAATCTCATATGCCAAGCGACGGCTCGGGCAGGGGCAGATTGCCAAGAGTTACAAATTTGCGGCGGATGCAGGGGCGATCGATGTTGCTATAGCCGAGCACGCCACACTAACTAAATTAATTGAAATGGAGCAAAAGCCATGACTCAACGCTTTTACATTGGTTACGTCATCCGCAAACTGGACAACGAGAAAGTACCTGTCAGCGCATCCTCGTCTAGGCGAGCAGCGGGTGAAGCGATGGAGACTTGGATCGACGAGCAAGATCCGCAGCAACTTGACTACAAGGTTGGCGCTGTATTCGCCAATTCAGTGCCACTCGTACAACTTGGGGAGAAGCCATGACCATCAACAACGGCACCACACCACAACCGACGCACGATGAAACGGGCAGACCGATCGCCGCTGCCTACCTAACTGCTGGAGGTACCTGCCTCTGGTATAGCGATGGGCAACTGCCAATGGTTCGGCACGTACTGCAAGGGCAATTAACACTGGAGCAAACGCCATGATTGATGACAAAAAGATCTACACCCCTGAAGAATTAGAACAGATTTGTCTAAATGAAGTGAACAGCTTTATGGACAAAAAGAAAGTTCCTCAATCAGTTTTGCTTGTAGAGCAAGACATTGAGACAGCCAACAGCATTGCAACTGATTTGATGGGTGAGCTTGGCTCGTTTATTGGCGCTAAAAGACTGCTAGAGATTAATTCCTACTGGGAATTTCGCGATCGTGTCCATGAATATCAGAAGCAGTACAACGTCAGCGGGTTAACGTTTGGCGAGATGACGGTTGACGGTAAGTTGGTTAAATTCCCTAAGGTCTGCGGTCAGTTGATCTTGCTGCCCGATGACATGGACGTGCTGAAAGCGTTTGTTCCTAGAGCGATCGAGCTATTCCGTCACTGGTCTGAGCGTAATAACGCTTATGTGCGTTATGTTGCCAATCTCAAGGGTGGTTGGGAGTTTGATGTTGAAACAAATTTACGCCACATTGAATACGTTTCTGAAAGCGCTGACTGGGTAGAGCTTGACTTCTTTCTGCCGTCTTCAGGGCATCACGATGAAAGCATGATGATTGAGGTTGGTTGGGGTAATTACGCTGCTGCAAATAGACTTGATGATACTGCTGGCGATTCAGTTCTTTTCTATGCCGATCGTTCTTGCGCGTTCAAACCGTCTAGCCTTCAACTTGAGGCTGCTAAATGAAGACTTTAGACTCTCTGACCGTTGAGATTGTATTGGTTGATGGCAAGCTAACCGCAGTCTGCCGTGATATAGGTGTAACTGTAAAAGGCGAACATCTATTCGGGTTGTTGCGCGACAGTTTAACAAGTTGTGTAGACGACAAACTTTTTGCTCTGCATGAATCCGGTAACCTTAAAATCAATGCTTTTGTTAAAGCGCTGATTGGCGCGGCTGATGCGTTGAACGGGGACGGAATTCAAGAATGGTTGTATCAAAAGCGGTGGGAGAAGCATCAAGAAGCGCTTAAAACTGCTTTTCATACTGCTTACCCTGTCTCAAAAAACCATATTATTTTGCCCAGTCCCTATCATGACCATGAAGATGAAGAATGGGATAAGGCGAAAGAAAAAGCAGAGCTTGGGCTGATTGCAAATGGCAAGCACGATCCTGATTGGGTTTTGTATTGCCAGGTTTGCTGTGGTTCAAAGTATTTTGAGTTTGGCGAAAGTTCAAGAGATCGATGGTATCAAAGCAATTTAGACTTGGGCTTACCGTTACTACCAATCGATCAAATCAAGGCAATGTACAAAAAACACGGATGGAAAGCTTTTGATTTTGATGCTTTTAGGTTAAAGCAACACCCGTAGCAGTGGCACGATCGCCCAGCATCTAGCAAGATAGAGCGATCGCACTACGCCCTTTGCTCCATGCCATTTAACACCCGGAAAACTAACAAGCTCTTTCGCAGAGTCGCTGAAAGAACAGCCAAAGTGATGGGCGATCCGATCGCCTTCGCCACCGCTCTCGTTGTCACCTTGCTTTGGCTAGCAGCAGGTCCGTTCTTTCAATTCAACGAGGGTTGGAACTTTGCTGCCAACAGCTCAACGACAGTCATCACCTTTCTAATGCTGTTCCTGGTACAGAACTCGCAGAACAGAGAGGCTCGCATCGCTTCACTCGAACGGCAGGCAATACTTAAAGCGATCGCGTCAGTGCCAAATACCATGATCGGATTGCACGACGATGACGACGATCGCCTAGACGAACTGGAAGCGGAATTGAAAGAGGTGAGGCAGGAAGCAGACCAGTGCGATCGGGCTGATTCTGACGGTTAACCTAGATGAGGAAGTTGTAGGGTCTTAGCAAACTATTTTGGAGATAAATGATGAACGAACAACTACAAAAGCAAAACAAGCTTGTTGATAAATTGCAAGGTCATCTCGCTTTCGCGATCGATGACGGAACGGCAGAGCAAGTGAAAGATTTGGCGTTCGCGCTTGAGGCTGCGATCAATGGGCTGACTGCGCTCAAAACGTTGGCAGTAAACGATGAAGAGATGGCAACGAGAGACAAAGCCTACGCTGAGTTTGAGAGCAAACGCAAAAAGTTCATGGAATCACCCCCCAAACTTTAAGCCACCCACGATCGCCGCTGCTCCTCTGACAAGCCTGACAATGGCATCATCTTCGGCTTCTGGAACTCCGCATCCTCTGCCCGGTTCTCAGCAGGGTCAGACGCTAGTAGGACATAGCCAAGCTTGCGGTAGTGTTGACTAGCTGCTCAGCCCTTTGAATGCTGGATGCCGCTCACAGGGCTGTAGTCAGGCACTCTAATGGAACAGGCGTTATATCGTTTCCACGGTTGTCCAGGCTCCTGTATCCAGAGAATCTTGGTGCGATCGGTTGATGATGCGCTGCGCCACTGCATTAGTCCAGGCATAGGCTAACCTCACGATTTTTGCCATTCTACCCAGTGACCAGAAAAGTGGGTAAGGGAAGCCCGACGATTTATGGCGCGATCGTCGGGCTTTGCTGTGTCTGTCCTATGCTGCACACTCCGCTAGTTTTTGCCGTTGCTGCTCTCTGATGAATATCTCCAACTTTTTCAGATGGACGTTTTCAATAACGAAATCGCTTAAGTCTTTGCGGCTCGATTTCTGCCATGAAAGATCCAAAATCGACCAGTGCTTGTACACCGGATCGAAAAACATTGGCTCTTTGACCTCAAATCCGTCATCTAAGGTGGCTGATTCGCTAATCTCTGGTGTGTAGCCACGATCGAGCAGCCAGCGGAATACGGGGCTAATCCAAGCCATTTCCAACTTTTCGCCGGACGGCAGCGCGTACATCTTTAGCTCTGCGATCGGCTCGTCCTTTTTCACCGCAGCAAAAGTTTCTGACTTCTGAAGAAACTCCACTCTGCCATTAAAAAACTTGGCTAGGTGTTCTGCTGCTTGATAAACGATGCGATCGTCTGGACTTAGACTCGCCACATCAACATCTGAGTTTCTTTCTTCTTGAGCGTGAGCGTCGGAACCTGCCCCTAAAGGGCAAGGCTCCAGAGCGGAAGCGAAATCTTTGTTTTGTCTTTCTGCTATCTTATTTTTCTTTATAGGGTCAACGTCGTTGACTACATCTGGTACACGACGTTGACTACCCTGGTCTACCTCGTTGACTACCTGTGGTCTATCAGGTTGACTAGCTTTAGGCTTCCGCACGTCTCGCAACTTGTAAACGTTGCTGCCCTTTTTCGGTCCACCCTGCTTCTTCCAGATGTACCCAAGCTCTACCAGTTTCTTAGTTGAGTTGATAATTCCTTGCTTGCTTAAGCCAGTAAGCTTCATCAATGTCTGAATACTTGGGAACGCTTCTCTAGAGTTGCACCCGTAACGGACGATAACAGAGTAGACAGCCCAAGCAGGAGCACCCATAGCAGCTATATGCCCATCGTCTACAACGTCATTAGCAACCCACCAGAAAGGCTGGTGTCTCGTATCTTGAACACGTCTAGCCATGCTAAAATTACCTCAAGTACGTCATTAGTTTGAATATCTTTGAAGCCTCACCGATGACCGCAAATCTAGGTGGGGCTTATTCTATTTTACTCGTTAGCAACAAAGCCCGATCGACTCGTTAATAGCGATCGCTTTTATGCACAATCTTGGTTTCAACTAATAATTAAAATCAGTAGAGCCTCTAAAACACGTCACCCCATCCGCTGAAACCCGCTCACAGAGCCGATCGCTAAAACAGGCTTCAAACAGGGGTATACCCCTATAGTCTGACGCTCAAACACGCTCCAGCAATTGATTGCAGCCATTTAAGGTGAGAAAATAGCTGATACTTTTTTTCTCACCTTAAAAACGTGACCAATCTATTAACTTTGTACGTTTTTTGCTGGCTGAACTTAACGTTTATTTCACGCATACGTCGATAAAGTGTGGGCAAGCTCATGTCCACACCTCTAACGCTTAAAGCTCTAACTAAATCATTGCCAGCAACTATCTCGCTATTGTCTAAATACTCAATTACTGCTGCTACTTGTTCTTGATGTTCCAAAGAGTAGGCGATCGCGTGAATGTCAGACTCGCGCAAACAGCCTTCAGCGTTTTTGGACCGAAGAACAGCGATCGCGGTTAACTTGCAAACTTGCTCAAAGGAAAACAGTTTTGCACCTTTGGGGATGTCTGCCCACGATCGCCAATTGCGCCAAGTATTGGGTGAAGGCTTAGATCCGTAGATTTTGATTGCGTATGTTTTGGCAAAAGCAGCAGGAAAATCTCGCTGCTGCAATTCAAGATCAATCATGCTAAACCTCTGATTCTTCACTCCCTAATTCTTCATCGGTTGACAGACCCCAAATCTTGCAAAGGGCTTTTGCTGTAGCGGGTACATCTACGCCTTGCACTTGGTTGTATTTGTTCTTCAATAAAAACGTTTCCAGCACAACAACAGGCGGCTCCCCCGACAGCTCAGAGCGAAACAGGATGCTATCGCGCAGTTCTTGGACATTTTGACTAGCCTTGGCTCTATCCATCAAAAACTGCTCCATCGCCCTAGTCGTTGAACTATTGCGAATAAATTCGCCTTGAGCGCAATAAAACAACTCAGTCTCAAGCGGCAACCCCACCTGATAACGTCTCGATCTTGGATCGTCCGCCGATTTAGCCACTATCTCTGTGCTCACACGCATTTACCTTAAGCGTAGTTGTTATCGCCATTCTAGCCAACGGTTTGCAATTGGAGCGATGAACTATCTATTTGTACACCTATTGGTGTCCAATTGCAAACCAATGTGTTAAGCTATCCTCAAACATTTGGTAGGTGTACATCATGATTCGAGATTTGAGCGAAAGCGGAAACAGCGAGCTAGCCCCAATGCCGCCAGCACGACCAGGCAGTGTTGCCAAACCTGCCCCCGATCGTGCCCAGTTGGCAACGGGTAAACCAGCACCAGTTGTTAAGTCAAGAGTGTCAGCAGAGCGTGAGCAAATGGCACCGATCGCGGCAAAGGCAGCGCAACGTGTGAACGTGCGCATGTCTGAGGCACTGGTTGACTTAGTAGGGGTGGTCAAGACTGCGGAACAGCAGCAAGACCAGCTAGCAGATGAATTGGCGCAACGGTTGGCAGCAGCATCAGACCCTCAAGCGTTTATGCAGAAGGTCATGCTGCGGACAGGTGAACTGTTGAGCGGCGAAGCGCCTGCTGCTCAACTTGACTTTGACTTTCTGGGCGGTGCACGTGAACAATTGGCACTGCTACCGGAACGTGAAATTGACACGACTAGCTTAGAAGCGTGGTTGCAAGAGTCAGAGCAGCAAGGGCAGCGGCAAATTCAAGCATTAGCAGAAAGCGAACTTTAGATAGGAGGTGCGATCGATGGACGACTTTGAACGGGAGTTTACGCAGGCAATGCAGATACAATCAGCGCCGGTTGCTTTTAGCAGGCGTGAGCGCATTCAGCCGATGCCTAAGCAAGCAGCGGCAGATTTTTTTGCTGACCACTGGATGGTGCTTGCTGGTGTTGGAGTGTTAGCTGCATCAGTCTTTGCTTCGTTACCGGCACAGTTAAGGAATAGCGCTGACCAGGCAAGACTTGCTGAGACAGTGCGCCCCATATCGGCACAGTTTCAGTTAGATGCGGCGCTTAACGGTTTGGCGGCTCAGAAAAACCAGATTGCTGAAGACCGTTTTAGTAACCCTAATTGTGTCGTGGCAGCAGCAGTAATCTCTGGTGAGCCTGTTTATAACATCGATCGCCGCTTGGTCAGTGCAGGCTCTACTGTGTGCGGTCTGGATGGTTCAACAGGCGTGGTCATTGGGCACCCCACTGGACGGCTTGACCATGTAACTGGGACAGCGATTATGCGCCCGATCGCAGACAAGGTTTACAGCAGCAAAGGTGCTGCATTTGCAAAGTTCAAAGCTAAATGGGGCAAGTCATGACAACAACAAATCAAGGTCAATCTTCAGGACGATCACCGCAGGAACAGCAAAAGGATTTTGAGCATAGCGCTGCTGCTGCCCTGGCAGTAATCCTCTTGCTAGCTTTGGTAGTGGTGATCTTCCTCAACTTCATCCCTTACTACATGGCAGCTAGTTGGATCGTTGGCAAGGTGCCTGGGTTAAGCACTCTGCTTACTGATTCAAGCCGCATTGTGTTCCCGATCGCCGTTGCCGGTGTCAGCGCCTCCGTTTACTTCTTCGCACGTGGCATTGTTGGTGCCAGCAAAAAAAGCACTCGCTCTAAGAAAGCAAAACATCTGCCTGTGCTGTTAGCGTTCGTGGCTGCAATGGTCTGTGTTGTTTCTCGCACACCAGCCGATCAGGTGTTCGTAGCGTGCTTAGGGTCGATCGCGGGTGCTTTTATTACCCTCGTACAATTCCGCTGGATTTTGTTTCAGCACAACGCGAGAGCCATCCTGGCATCGATGCAGGATGAGTTGGTAAGGGATGAACCAAAGGATGAAGATTTGCGGGTAGCCACTCGTAGCGAACGTCAGACCCTCAAGCAGCAAAACAATGTGGCGATGGTGATTGACGGTCTAGTGTCTCTTTGTGTCTATCCACCTGTTGCGATGCAGATGTTGCCAGTGGTGATGCTGACAGCAAACCTTTCTCTAGTGGACTGGGGCAACGTGATCATGATTTTTGTGACCACTGTGCTCACAGGTTGGTTGCTGCGGTTCTATTTAGGTCAAGCCAGAAAAGCTCAAGGGTAAGGCAATGGAAGATAAAGCGATCGTGCTACAGGGTGCGTCAAGACTAGCGCCTGTACGAGTCAGTGAAAAGCTGCAACTAAAAGATGAAAGTGAGGCTTCAGGGCAAACAGCCTTGGCAGCGTTTGGCTTTGCTGGTGCTGTTTGGCTGCTCACCGCTAACCCCATTGGCGCGATCGCTGCTCTAGGGGTTGGCTTTTTTATCTACACCAGAGTTGATAGCAAGGAAGAGGATAGAGCAGAAGCAATTAACGGTAACGCCCTCAGTGCGGCTCTTAAGCCCCAACAGTTAGACCAGTACTTGCAGGAAGTAGGCAGCGATCGTGTCCGTGCTGAATTGCAATGGGCAGAACGGCAGCATATCAATCTCCCTCGCAAGCAGCGGCAATTACTGGCAGCACTTGAGGCTGATTGCCCGCATGACGTGTTAGCGCTGTCTCAGGGTGAACTCATTGACCAGACGCGCAGGCACGGCATAAAAGCTGTACTTGAAGCCTTTGAAGCAGCGATCGCTGACGGGCACTTGCTCAACGAGATGCAGAAAACCTATGTCAGCATGGCACGGCAAAAGCTTGGAGTTACAGCCTCTCAAAATGTTGGCGTGGAGACACGGTTAAACGCGATTGCGGTTGACTCTCAAGCAGATCCCACAGTTGGCGGCGTACAGCCTCAACCTGTTGCACCTCAAGCTTTGACCGAGCCAGCACCAACAAAGCCTGCCACCCAAGCGCCCGACATTACCGACTTTATTATTGATCAAGGCAATAGCTTGGTCTTTCTAGGCGGTCAAGGTGTTGGCAAGTCGCGACTGATGGCGATTACTTCTCAACGTGGTCTAGAGCAAGGCAAGTATAAGCACGTCACAGTGTTGTCAGGGCTGGCAAAAGCGAACGAAGATCCCATTTATTGGCAGCACTGCGTCAATCAATTGTTTTTCGACCTGGCACCAATGGATGATCGCGATCGCGAGTTAGCACTAGCCAAGCAACTGAAAGCGATCCAAGACTTCAAGAATGCTGCCAACTCAGAGAATCCAGGTTTATTGATTCTGGATGAGATTGCTTTTCAAGCTGCTGTATTGGCTCGGTCTGGAGAGCATACGGTGCAATACGCCTTGCAAAAAGAGATCACTGATATTTTGCGGGTTGTCTGTAGCGGTGGCGCAAAACGTGGTTGGTTCGTGTGGGTTGGCACTCCACAAGGCGCGATCGGTGACATGGGTGATATTGGTCGAGCCATCAAGAAGCTAAAGCCAGTCTGCTGCGCGATCGCTCCGATGTCAGCAGTGAAGTCAAGAGGGCACTCTACCACTTGGGATGAAGGGCTTTATCAAGCTGCAAAGCTGAACTTTCCAGCTTTGTACTTTCCTCCGTCTACCATGAGCGATCGCATTGTGTTCTTTGATGGGCGCTGGCTACCGCAGACACGGCACGAACTGCAAACTGCAAAACCATCAGAGGCAAAGCAGTCAGGCAGCAAAGCGCAAGACTTAAAGGCAGCGATCGACAAAATTGTTTTTGCTGCTTTGAAGGGTCGAGGCTTTATCACTGCGGCTGAGTTGCGCCCCTACTGCGCCCAGTTTGATCCCATTCTGGTCTTGAAAGCTTATGCCCAAAGCCAGCCCGATCATTTCTATTTGCGTGATGCAGGGGCTAGCGATGTGCTGCTAGGGATGAAGCAGACGGCAAAGGTTGAAGCAAAGGTGTGAAAGGTTTTTCAGTTAATCAGTTCTAATCATATTGAGGCTTAAATCATGCAGACATACGATCGCAACTACATTAACGGACAGCTTGTCAAATATCAAAAAGCCTCTCCACAAGGGAAGGTCAACTGCCTTTGGCGCATTGCTAGCCACGCCGACATCTTCCCGCTTCATGAATTGGACTGCACAGGTGGTTTGAATATGGTGCAGGAAGACACGATCGTTGAATGGCTAGGGGTTGAAGGCTTCACGGTTGTTGGCAGCATGAAAATCCGGCAAGAGGCAAGAGTATGAGTGCTTTGAGCAGGGGGAAGATTGACTACCATCAGTACATTAATTCGGAGGAGTGGCGATCGAAGCATCCTGGTTTCCTAGCAGCAGCCAACTATCAGTGCAGTGCTTTTCCGTGGTGCAAGGTCGGCAAGGGTGCTCACTATCGTTGCCATCACGTTTCATACGCCAATTTAGGCAATGAGAAATATTGGTGGGATGTGCTTTGTCTCAGCCCATTCGCACACAAGCATATTGTTCACGGCATCTTGTCTGGCTATAAACGCCCTAGCGAGCAAGACTATTACCCCAATCGATCACAGTCGCTTTTCCATTCTTACTGTCGCTTACCTGTGCCTGCCAAGTATGCAGTAATGGTCTTTCTCTTCGCGCTTGCTGGCTATCTGGGTGCTGGAGAGTTAGGCATGGCAGCAGGGATGCTGATTGTTGTTCTTGTTCTTAGATGAAGACAAACCACAACCCAACCCACCTAGCCGATCGCGCCACTCACGCCGATCGGCTTTTCCAGTATCAGCGCCACCTCGCCAGCACTCGGATAGGGCACGGCATCATCATCCACCGCCACTATCCCGTTGATGCCTAGCCAGTACACGCCGATCGGGTCTAGGGCGATGTAGTCCATGCTAGTAACCATGTTGCACCTCTACCGCGTGCACCCTGGTCCCACCCCCCGTGCGCCTTCCTGGTATGCTCGATCGCTCTGCCTCAAGTACTATCACCCCTACTAATGCCAATGCCAAAAATGCTTTACCCACTGCCGCGCCCTCAACTGATAGCCCCACTATGCCTTGGGAGGTAGGGCATCCATCAGATAGAGACTACGGGAGTTTAGAGGGCAGTGGAATTGCTGATACGCGAGTACTACAAAAAAAATCTCACACCCACTTGCTTGACATCGGGAGTAAAACGGGAGTAATCTTATAAGTATGGAGGCAAGCAAAACACTTTTACTGCTTGCAAAGCAAATGGAAGCCCCTTTCAAAGGTCATCATTTAGTAGAGTCTGCTTTATCCGTTGACATACCTGGAACAATTACGTGCCCATCAAAAGAGTCTATGTATGCCACTCTTGCCGAGATTGCTGAGTTTTACGACAGTCCGGTCTTGCAAAAATTAGGCTCACCTTATACAGCGTTTAAGCGTTTAATCAGAGGCGATCGCAGTCGTACTGCTAAAGATAACGGTGTGACTCATCACGTTATTACTGTTACCCCTTGGCAAGGAATGACGCGAGATGGAAGAGACTTTTATCGGCTTCGGTTGGCTACTGCTGGAAGTTACAAGGTTGCCGCAGAACTGACAGAGTTATTCAATCTATGACAGGCATTCTCTGGCTGGTGCCCATCACGCCGATCGCGGTGTCAGCCATTTACCCTAATACTCAACGTCAACACGTCACTTTAGCGTATGGTGTTGAACGTAAAGACTACGAAAATATTATTGGGCTATCTGCCAGTGTCGGCATTTTAGAAGAATGCTGGAATGATGAAGTACAAACAGTGTCAGTCGTGCTGCAAAGCTGGCTACCTTGTAACAACTTGCATCCACACATCACTATCTCATGGGTCGATAGCAGTGCTCCTGTGATGTCAAACCTAATGCTACAAGGGGAGCATTATTCAAAAGCGTTGGATGGTTCAGTGTTGCCATGCATGGTCGAGTTTTTAGAATGGACTGACCCTGTTGACCCGCACAAGTGGCGCGATCGCTCTCCTGCCATCTGCAAGCAACCGGGCTGTGATAAAACGACTCGCAGTTTAACAGGCTACTGCCGCAGTCATCGACCCGCTACAAAATATCGTTAGACTCAGCCGATCGCACAGGTCGGCTTTTTCATGTCTACCGATCTACATTCTTAAAATCTTCCACCCACTGCCAGCATTGAAACTGCTTTTGCACTTTCAAATCACCATTGCCATAATCTTCGTACTGGCAGACCTGCAAGTGAACAACAAGCTTCTGGCTAAAGCTGCGTGATGGACGAATAGCAAAACCACCAGGAGCTTCAGAGTCGAACGAGACGCGAAAGCGCCAATCGTCAGTGTACCAACCTGAGCCTGGTGGCAGTCCGTAAGTATTAATTGGGCGTACTGGTTGCCCTGGGAAAAACTTGTGTGCCATCGTTTTGGGTGGCGTGTACTCTCCAACTCGATCGTGTAGATGCTGACCCTTAGATGGAATGCTTGATGCCCTTCAATTTTAGCCTGTAAGCTACGGTAGGCACTGCTCACTTTTGCCTAGCGTCTCTTTGAACACTTTCACTATTTTGTCTCTGACCGAGAAGGCGGCAGCGATCGCGGCATCAGTTTTAGATGCGGGCATATTCACCGACAAATAGATCTGCCGTATTTCATCCCTAGTCATTTGGCTCAGGATGAAACTCAATTCATGCAACTCCTCAGGCGTTAACTCAGGCATGACTTCTTTTTTATGGTGGACACTGCTCACTCTCCTCTGGTAAAACCACGGCGATCGTTACAACCACATCATCGCCATTGTTTCGATCTTTGATGTCGTAGTAGTCATGGTTATGTTGCCGTATGCCATCTGGTCCGAAGGAGTTGATCCGTACAACTCTCGCAATCTTCCCGTCTGGTGTTGATAGACAATGGCTGTTGTAATCGATCGACTTGCCCCATGCCGAATCTGGCGGCAGCTTGAAGCTTGGCACTTCATCGGGTTTGACATTGGGCTGCACATCAGGAGGGAACCGCCCGTTCTTCTGTCGATACCCAATAATTTCAGGCTTCATTGCTTCAATATCAGTTAACGCCTGGACCCGTTGAGCCTTACGAATTTGATTTAGATAGGCAGGCAACGCCAATGCTGCGAGAATTGATAGAACTCCGATCGCAACCAGGAGTTCTATCAAGGTTAAGCCGTCATCTGACTTAATTTTGTTTTTGTAGCAAAGAGTTTTGGAAAGCAATGTGTTTTTCAATAGCCTCCGCCTCGGTATCAAATCGACCTAAGAAAACTATTTTTCCATCCGCCTTCCCGTATGCCCGCCATTTCCCACTTCTTTTACAAAGGCATCTTCCTTTGAAACTTCTTCTAGGAGCATTAGAATCTCTAATAAACCTCACAGGTATGACACGTTCAGGTAAGTAGTTCAAATAAGCAAATTCTCCGAAAGCCTGAAAAGCAGCGTCGTTATAAACCTGAGCGGCTTCTTCTGGCGTAGCGTAGCCACCAAGCCCCGTTTTTTTACCGTTTACCGTGATTTGCGCTCTCCAAGCTTGAGCCTTGGGATCGTAATCAACTCCTTTGTAGCCACTTTTGTTCAGGATGCTAGGTCCTCTATTTACCCTGTTTTGTTGCTGAGTTGCAAGCCGCAGGTTTTCAAATCTGTTATCAAGTTTGATTCTATTTCGATGATCTATTTCCAGTTCCGAAATGTCGACTTCAGAGGAGTGCCACTTAAAGATCTCTCGATGCATTGATACGTGAACTGGCGCACCTGCCGACGAGTCTGCTCTTGAAGCGTAACCATTATAACCACCTGACTTGTAGTACCACTTCCACTGACTTAACCATTCAAAGTCACGTGCATCAACGATCGCCTGCTTCCCTTGCGTTAACTGATCGCTTTGTCGTCAAGCTTAACACCCCGATTTCTCAAGGACTTGCAATTGATCTTGGCTATGGCACAGGGTATGCAGTGATCCTTCTGGATTTTTTACGCAAGGAATGACACTGTTTTATAAGTATTGCTCCCGGCACTGAAATTAATGTAGGTGGTCAGACCTTACAAGTAATTCAAAGCACAGGATTGACGTTAACGGTTGACAACAAACTAAAGGTAAAACGTGGATATTAAAGCTGTTGGTATCAGACGAGAAGGCGGGGAAAACAATCAGACCGCCCAAGTTGTTCTGGAAGTTCAATTAATGGATGGCACCTATCGAGAGATAGGGAGAGAAAACATAAATAGCAGCTTTTCTTCTTGGTGGAATTTGAACTTAATCAATGCTGGTGATAGAGGGCACTGCCCCAACTGCGGCTCTCTTGATATTGGGTTGAGGTGTAACATAGGCATTTGCAAAGAGAAAATTAGCCATTACTAGTTACCTGAAAATTCTATTGATGGCTACACGGCACAGGTCGCCCATATTCATGCCCCTGCCCGTACAGCGTGGCGTATGGTGCTACCTCCTGATGGATCTCCCTGAGCCGTTGCTCGATCGCCTGATTCTCAATCATCTCCGCAATGCAAACGATCTTGAGTCTTTGAGCAATGACCAGAGTGCCCATGACGATCGCCACGCTCACCTCAGAAGCCAATAGTGTTTTACAGTAAGCCCCATCAATCTTCAGGAACTTTGGTTTGACTATATCAAGCGCACTGAAGCCGTTTTGCTTCTGCCCAAAGTCATCCAAGCCAATCCAGTGAAAACCAAAGCCGCGCATCTGGTCAAACACTAACAGCGATGGTGGCTGCAATGCGGATGATTCTGTGACTTCGAAATGGATGCGCTCTCGATCCACGCTCTTGTCTGCCATATGGTCAGCGATGAAACCTAGCAGCCCGTAGTCGTTCAGCGTTTCTGCCGATAGGTTCACCGCATGAACAGCGTTATCCTGATGCGCGATCGCGTGCAAGATACTTGCCCGATCAATCCGCTTCAACAAGTCAGGATGCTCGACCAGTCCATCGATCCATTGCATGGCAGGCACGATTTGCAAGAAGCCGCGATCGTCCGGTTCATGCAGTCGAGCCAACAACTCAAACATTAACGGGGGGTCAGCGTCAGTGCCGCCTGCAAGCAACTTAATCGGTTGGCAGTGAAAGATGATACGCCCCTGGTCTAGAGCGCTTTCAATGCGGTGGCGGAGTGTGCGATCGCGGAGTTTCATGCCGTCCTATTCAGTGTTAGTCATCTTTTTATACTCAGCGATCGCCAACCCCAAACAGCGGTTGCCATCATCTAGCCAAGCAATATCAAGCGTTTGGTCATCACAACAGAACGGAAATTCATTCTCAGTCTTGCAACGAATCAAAAGCGCTTTCTCAGTGCAAGTGAATAAACGACGCTTCAATCTTTTGCACGTTTGAACAGCGATCCAAAGCCCCCAGCTAGCTGGGAAAGCCGATAGGTCAATGAATAAATCGAACAACGCCCTAGGCTGATACGAGTCACGAGCCAATGCCGTAGTGCACTTGATCGTGTGAGTCGGGATTGCTCCGTTAATAGGTCTAAATCCCTCTCCCAGCAAGGCTTTTGCCGCTTCTGGTGTGATGGCAGCGGCAAAGAGGTTGTGGGTAACACCTGTGGTGGCAGGGATCTCGCCGCGATATTCGGCTGCCCAGGGCGTAAAAAGAACTGTCCCGAACGCACTAGACCCGCTATATTCTTCTTTCTTTCCACCGAATAAGCCTCTAAGCACTGGAGATATTCAGGCATCGTGTGCAATTAATCTAGACGCAACGCAGATGCTTATGGTGCCGAAATAGCCCTGATGCTCTCATTGTGACATTCTCCCAGCTTTATGATTAACATAAAGTGTGGGCTTCTCTCTTCACAGGCTCGGTCTTCCGATCGCCTCAGAGAGCTTGAACGGGATGACCCACCGCTCTTTTTTGAACATTAATTGCTGCGTTGTGATCACGATCTAAAGAGCACCCGCACTCGGAGCAGTTATGCCAACGGTCTTGCAGCGTTTTGAGAACTTTAACCCCACAACTTGAGCAGTCTTGACTTGTACCGTTTGGATTCACTGCAATTGTAAGCAATCCGGCTCTTTCAGCCTTGATTGAAAGGATTTGCAGGAATTGACCCCATCCAGCATCGTTGATAGATTTTGCCATACGGGTTTTTGTCAAACCCTTGATATTCAAGCTTTCATGCCCAATACTCTTTCCTTGACTCAACAGTTTTTTAGCTGTCTTGTAGTGAAAGTCTTTGCGCTGATTAGTAATCTTGCGATGCACCTTAGCAACTCGCTTCACTGCTTTTTTGCAGCGATTAGAGGCTTTCTTTTTCTTGGATAGCTGCCGCTGCAAACGCTTCAGACGTTTTTCAGCTTTGCGGTAAAACTGAGGAATGATAACCTCTTCACCATCGCTTGTCACCAAAAAAGACTTTAGCCCAACGTCAATTCCTACCGTATTCTCTGGGGTTGGGGAATCGAACATGAGTGATGGTACTAATTTATCTTCAAGCGATAAACTGACATACCAGGCACCAGCTTTATAAATGATGGTTGCGGTCTTCAGCTTGAAGCCATCCGGCAATGGGCGATGCAGAATCAGTTTGACCTTGCCAATTTTGGGCAGGTTGACTGCTTTACCGTTTACCCATTTAAGCGAAGCTTGTGGGTAGGTGAACGACCGATAACGTCCTTTACCTTTGAACCGAGGTCTTCCGCTGCGAGTGCCGTTGCTGTCTCCCTTCAAATAGCGGTCAAACGCCAGCTTAACCCGCTTCACCATATCCTGGAGCACCTGAGCATAAACCTCTTTGTACCAAGGACGTGCTTGCTTCATTGGTACTAAAGAGCGCTGCTGGCTATAGCAATCAGGCTGATTTTTGAGCTGTGGTAAATGACAGACGAGAGGGCAAGCATTGACAGGACAGCGATGCTCTTCCCACCATTGAAACCGTTCTGACAGCAGCCAATTGTACTGATGCCGCAATTTTTCCAGCCATTGATCCATAACGGCTTGCTGCGGGGCTGTTGGGCGCAATCGGTACTGGTACGTCGTTCTCATGATACGATTATACCATATTGCTACAATATTGCTACCATGACACAAATCAGTATTAGGCTACCAGACCGCGAAATTGAGCATTTGCAGGCATACTGCAAACTGACAGGTAGAACCCAAAGTGATGTTATCCGTGAATTGTTGAGAAAACTATCCGTTTCAGGGGTGCTAAACCCTATAGATTAATGCGCTTTCATTGTATGCATTGCGTATTGATTCGGTGATGAAAGTATTCAATATCACCCCATTGGCTGCACAATCAGGTAGGCGGCATATCCCAGAAAAACTTGCACCCGAAAGCGGTTAAGAACTTTTCTACTTCTCTGAATTGAGGCACATGAGCATAGAGCGCCCATCCACATTCATGCCCCGTCCATTGCATTCTGCCTAAATAGAGCGGCAAGCCAGTTAAAAACAAGTCGTTCATTGTATAGGTTGGCGATTCAAGATCTTCTCGAATCATTTGCCACCCGTACAACTCAGCGCTTTTTTCCAATTTTGCAGCTTCAAACTGTTCTTCAAGTGTCAGAGGCATCACATCAACACCTCTTTGGCTTTCAGTAAATACTTAAGCCGATCGTCGTAACCGTTATAGCCACCATTAATCCTGAGCGTAATGGTGTCAAAGTCATCCTTATCTGCCAGCGCTGAGAGGTTACGACTGTTCCAATACCAGAAGGCTGATGTGAGGCAGTCGGGGATACAGGCAAGCCTATCAGGATCGTTCAAGTAATCAATCCCCACAGCCTTCGATAAATCGCTGTAGTTGCTTCTGCCTGTTACCTGAATGAGTCCACGCCCTTTGAAGCGGCAACCATCACCCGGTTTAGTATTGCCCAAATCATCGCGCCATTCGTAGTCAGCGCCAGAGGCAATCTCTTCCTGGTATTGAAACTCTCCACTCTCATGGAGGACTTGAGCCAGGAAGTGGCAGATCCTTAGCGGCGTATCGACCTTGTACTTCTCAAGGTGTTGATTGAGTGGCAGCACAAACTTCTGCAAGCGCTCTTTAGGGGCGACCAAAGTGATCTTCAGTAGATCGTCTAACGTCACGAGTTCGGGTGGTACTGGCGGCGCTTTTCGCCATAACTCAGCGAACTTTGTCAGCACTTCGGCACTGGTTTGCTCTTGCAGGTACTTCAGCGCTTCCTGCTGTTGAGGGAGCGATCGATAGTGTTGAGCAACGTCAGTGAGTTGGATTGTCATTGGTGCCTGCTTAGAATTTACTGCTGCTGCGTCTCACCCAACACTTTGAGAACTTTATCGGCTTCGATGCGATCGCTCTCTTGTTCTGCATCTGATAGCTGACTGTATGGTGTCTCCATCTGCCTCATCCACCGTTCGACCTTAGCAGCAGGTATAGTAACTGAGCCATCGGCATTCTTGGTGCAACACTGGAATAGCCACCGCATCCAGTGTGACCAAATCTCATGCTGCAAGTCTGCCAGTTTTTCTCGCAATGGTGCAGCGCTGTTAGTCTCTCTAATCATCTGCCAACCTTTAATCATCTCTTGCTGAAGGTAGCCTGAGCCGTGTCGCCTTAGCTGTGCAGTAGCGCGATTGTCACGGACAAAAGCCAATCCAATGCTGTTATTCTCCTCAATAGCAAAGCCTATTCGATGAACTAAACCGCAATCACAGCAGGCAAGCCTGAGAACCTCTCCAGGTTTCATCTCAATGCCTTCACCGTCTTCCATTTTGGGATACAAGGTCATACAGGTGCCATCAATGGTTACTTGCGGGGTACAAAAAACTGCCCGATCGCGCCTGCATCAATAGTCACGCCTAGCGCTGTGCCAATCAGGGTAAAGCAGGAGAGGAAGGTGAGCGGTGGCACCTCCCGATTATTCTTGTCTGCTACAAGGCACTGATAGCCCAGGAACAGCGACACAATCAACGCGAAGAGATATGAGCCTAGTTTGCCTGCTTCACGCTTAACGGCTACTGGTGCCTCTACTGGTGCCGCCACAGGTTGTAATGGTTCGTCGCTCATCCTTGCCTCCAAAACAGCATCACGCCCAAACTGACAACCTGCAACGCCAAGATCACAATTTGCCACCCGCTGATGCTCCGCAGGCGATCGTCCATCCTACTCTGCCGCTGTTGAGAGGCTATAGCTAAATTGTTCACGTCATAACGCAGACCATCAAAGCGTTCCATCGACACTTGCCGAAACCGTGCTTGCGTCTGTTCTCGGTTTTCAGCTTGTTCGTACTGCGTGACTTGGCGTGGTTCGCGGGAAGTGCGATCGGGTGGCGTTTCTTCAGTCATCACGTTTTGAGTAGGCATCAAGAAATTCCCATAACTGTTTGCAGTAACGAGCGTCATCAAGCGCATTGTGGGCAGTGCTTGCTTGCTGTGGTAATTCGGGTTTCCCTAGTCGTCGCCATTCCTGCATGATGTCGTTGATGTACATCGGCAATCCCTTTGGCAAGTCCATCATGGTGCCGTACAACTGGCAATGCGAAACATGATCGTAGCTGCCGTAGTAAGCCCAAAGCTCAGGCTCTTCACCAAAGCTTGGATCGTTAAAAATGTCTTGAATCTTAGGGCTTGGATGCTTGGCTAGACCATCGGTGCCAAAGATCCGCGCTGAAAGTTTAGCAAGCCGCGATCGCTCAAAATGGTGCAAGTCAACGATCGGCAAGTCTTTCAGAAAAGCCATCACCTCAATAGAAATTACTTCGCGGCTTTTCCACGCTTTAGACTCGCCCCAAAGCCGTGGTGATACGCCACCGCTCATGGGGTTTATAGGGTGGCGTGGTGGCAGTTTGTCTAGTACATTGTCTTTCACCCATTGACTCGCGTGGTTAGGGTTGAATTCTGTGCTGATGGCGTAGTATTCACGATCGTCTTCGGCTACCACCGCGATGCTGATGAGGTCGATCGGGTGTCTGTGCCCTCGTTCTATAAATTCCGCGTCGATCCAATAGCGCATTACAACTCACCCGTGTAGCTGTTGCCCGTACCACCTTGTTCAACCTGTCTATGTACCTGGAGCGCCTGTAAGAGTTGCCGTTGCAGTTCTAAATCTTCAGGCTCGATCGACGCTTCTACAACGTTCTGCAACGTCTTCGCCAGATCGACTGGTGTTGTACCAATGAGTAACTGAGTTTGCAGCTGCTTGATCGCCATTATCATTTCAGGCAGTGCCTTGATCGCCTCACTGGACTGCGCTTCAGAATGGTGAGATATGCCAACTGTGGCAAAAACTCTTTCTGTGAATGTGTCTACGGTCCTGCTGAGTGCATCAACTTTCTCGTTTAGCAGTTCAATTTCTGTCTTAGGCACTTCAGGCATTAATTAGTACCGCGATCGACACCTATATTTTGCCCTGTGTACAAGGCTTTGGGCGTAAAATTCACATTCGATGGAAGCTATCAGGCAAAACTAGAAAGCCGTTACGCTCAATCAGTTCAATTTGCGCGATCGCCTCCAACAATTTCTCTACCTGCGCGATCGGGTAAAGGACATCTGCACCGGCTTTAACTCCCCAGATGTTGTGTTGTTCTTTGACTGCTGCAATAACGGTGGCTGAAATAGTAGGATACTTCTCCCTAACGGCATTCCCTACCTCGTAAGCCGATAAATGCGTTCTAACCGTCTGGTGCTTTTTCATTCTTGCCTCTCTCCAATAACTTTAGGATGCTTCCAGATGGGTGCATTCGTATGAGCCCAGACGATCGCATCCGCCAATGCTCTCAACGCCTCCACCAAGCACTTACCCTCACCACTGATGGCGCTGCCGTTCTTTACATCTTGCTCAATACGAACATAGACGCGACCGCTTGACTCATAAATGGTGAGGTTGATGTTTTCAAAGACTTTGCGATCGTCGCCTGCTGTGGTCATCAACATTCCTCTCGATACCGTGACTCGATCGCTTTCATCCCTGAAACGTCTATTGCAGGTGATTTGATCGAAAGCCAAAAGGTAAACAGGTCTTGTGTGTTTGCAACGGCATAGCAAAGAGCACATATCTTTTGTTCATGGCTTAAGTCGCTGTTGACGATCGTGTCAGGGTCAAACGGTCCGATAGCCTTATAGACTGGTGAAGCTTTGGCTCTTTCAGCATCCACGTCATAACCCTTTTCAAGCAGCCCTGCCTTCAAACCTCGATATTGCTGCGCCAATCCTTCAGCAGCACGATTGAACGCCTCATCCCATGTGATCTCTCCTGATTCTGCTGACGATAGGCAAAAGTAAACAACGCTGCTCTGACGGGCAATCTGCGCCAACACTGGTGATATTTCCATCAGTTCTCCTTCCCAAATACAAGATCAGCAGACGCGATCGCTCTCTTAGTCGCCTCATCCATCGTGCAAGTCTTCACCCGCAATTGCTCCTTCACCAGTTCCAAGATGTACTGCTGCCGTGCGGTCATCTCTGGCTTCTGACACATTGAATCGTGGAGAAGCGCGATCGCTGTTAACTCTTCCGGTGTGTACTCTAGTGCCATTTAACTCCTAATTCGCTGTTAAAGGTATTCATATTCATCTTCCCACCGTCGCCCATGCAACCAATTTGCCGGCTGAGCCAGAAAGGCTAGGTTGCCGTTGCGCTTCATGTGCCAGTCCTGCTGCTTATTCAAGATAGTAATAAGCGTTTGCACGTCTACATCTTTAACCTTTTTGAATGCAGATCTAGCATTTTGTTTGTTGGTCTTCTTTTTCACCGCTTCCCAGAACAGATCAAAATCCCTCTCTCTGTCTATAAACGCAACCGCAGACGTAGTAAAGACAGCCTTGCAATCTACCCGATCAGGTTGCAGATAGTTTGCTTTTTCGCTTACCATCAACGGCTCATATTTGCTTAGAGAAAAGCGGCTTTGCTTTTGAGCCTCTGCGACTGGGTTAGTTTTAGCGATCGCTCCATCCCGCAACTCTAAAGCAATCTGCAAAGCTTCCTTAATCTCGTAAGGTGCGTTGCCTTCAATGTGGAAGCCTGAAAGCAAGTCAATCAGCCTGTCTAATTTAGTGGCGCTACGATCGGCAGTCTCAGGCAAGCTTTTGTGAGTAAGACTATATCGAAGCTTGGCGCGAGTGCTTTGACTAATGGTTTCGTTTAGTGGGCAGTTAAACCAAGCGATGAATAGTTGCTCTGATGCGCTCAATTCATTCTCATGACAACCGACTGAGACAATACGGGCAACGTCATAGTAGCGCCCTAAGTTCAAGCCTTTGTGGTGCCCTCTTACCCAGCGCTGCCGAATGTTCTTAGCTTTGCCAACATACAGAACGGATTGCTCTGCCACTACTAAATATAGTCCTGGCATCTCAGGCAGTAGATGCAGTTGATCAAAAGCGTAACCAGGAATCTTAGCAAGGTCGATCGTTCTTGGATCTAAAGCCATGCCTCTACCTCTCTCCCCTATTCAACTTTTTAAGTATGCTTTTGGTAGATATCACCATTGTCCTTCTTATATTCCTCATATCATTTGTGGTTGTTCCAAATCTTTAGCGACCTTCTTATTCAGGAAGTGTCTAGAAGCTTTCATGCAGAGAGTCCTATAGGGAGAAGCATAGATATTAGTCAAACGCTTCCAGTAACGACCTTTAGAAAAGAACACTCTACTGTCTTCAAACATTCCGCCAGCCTGCACAAACACACGATCGCTCACTGCATCTTGCACAGCTTGAATTAACTGACGTTTAACGACCTTCGGCAAGCCTTTCTGAATCCGCCCATGTTTAGCATCAGCATCATTGGAAAGCCTGCGCCTGATTGTGCGATCGCTCCTGCCTAACGACTTAGCGATCGTTGACTGCTTGGTGCCGAACGGAATGAAGTCTTCAGAAACATAGGTGGCACTGCGACCATGATGAAGAACTTTACCTCTTACGCCAACGGAATAGTGCGACGGGCTAAGTAAAGCGCCTGGTTTGGCAAGTCCACGTTTATGTTTCTGTTGCGCCTTAAAGCGACTGCATTTCTGTAAGTGCTGGGCTTGTGCTTCAGCGGCGATAAATCGCATGTGCCGCAAGTCTCCAACCGTTACTTCGACCACAGCGCCAAAGTTGCTGATCTGCATTCGACGGCAGACATTATGCAGTCCGGCATAGTACACCCTGTACTGACCAGCACCCAGACCGTTTACTGAGCGAAATAACCGCAACTTCAGACCGTCACGCAGATACCGCTGAACGGTAGAAACGCCTCGACCTAAGCTTGCTGCCATCTGCCGCAAGTCAAACTCCGCACAGCCTCTTCCGAGCGTGTCAACAGCACGAACGGCAAACCATAGCTGCATAGCGGCATAACCCCTGGAATCGGAGCATAAGCCACCATCGGCTAAGGAGGCATGGAGTCTGACAGGTAAATCTGAGTACAAAGCATTAAAGCGACCGTACTTCTACACTTTAACAAAAGTGAGGCTTAGTGTGGGTACTTTTATGCATTGTGATAACATGGTGAGTGTACCAACGTGGTACCTTAGTAATGTAGGTTTTCTGGGGTACCCCTATGGTTCAAATGATTGTGACAACTGATAAGAAGCGCCTCACTATTTATGTAGGCGATGGCATGAAGGAAAGCTTGGATGAGATAGCTAAAGAGCAAAAGCGCTCGGTTAGTAACCTTGTAGAGGTCTTCCTAGCTGAGAAAATCGAGGAATATCAAACTAAGAAAGCAAAGCGTAACCGAAATGCAAAAACTTGATTCAAACCCTGTAGATGGAGGTTCTATGACATTCATCAGAACGCATTACTTAGAGCATGAATTTATTCGGGCAGTGTGGAAGGTTTACCCAACTCTTTGCGCTCAGACTGTTGCAAGGATTCAGTACGAGCTAGGTATCGAGCCTACCCAGGCAGGCAACGTGGAAATGTATACAGTCTCAGACTTCGACATGGTGATGCAGGCAATCCCAAAATACAAGCTGGTCGAAAACGCGGACGGATGGCTTGAACTAGCATGATTCCCATAACGAACAGCAGTCAGAGGAAAGCATGAGTGCAGCGAAAGACAAAATTTCTAGCCAAATTGGCGATCGTTTTAGGCAATTACGAATAGCGTCTAACAAAACTCAAAAAGAAACAGCAAAATTTTTGGGGATTCATAGAACAGCTATAGTCAAAATTGAGTCAGGCGATAGACTTGTCGCTGCTTGGGAACTATCTGCCGCTGCAAGCTTATTTGGCGTTGAAGTTATCAGTTTTTATCAAGGCGGAATGGTGCCGAGTGTTAAAGCGCCGAAAAAACAAGTTTTTGACTTTAATCAAGCCCCGTTCACTTGCTAGGGAAAAGTAAAATGGCTAAACATAAACAATGTTCGCACTGCGAAGGTGAAGGCGAAATCGAGTACTACCCGCCCTATGGAGCAGACGCTTTTGATGGGTGTGGTAACGCAGTGACTATAGATGTGCCCTGTTTTGTTTGTTCGGGCAAAGGGGTCTACCGCAAGATTCGCAAAGTTAAGTCGCTGTTGAGACGAGTTGCTTGATAACGGAATTTTGGCAGGGTGAGGCAACGACGATCGCCGCCCTGCCCATGGAAACTAGCCAATAAAAAGCGATCGCGTTTGCCCACAAACAAGCTAAGGGGAAAGATAAGATGAGTCTGCAAGAATTTATAGAGCGGTACAAAACGGATTGTTTTGATAGTTACGAGATTACAGACTCGAAGCTCTGGATTCGGTATGAGCGGATATTGACACCCGGCACTTATCCTTTTCTTAGCGTTCCAGGGAACAAAGAGCTGCATAAGTTTAGCGACTTGTTGGACGGCAGAATTTGCCATTTTGAGGGCAAAGAGTCTGTTAAAGGAGTGAAACTAGCAGTGATCGAAGTGGACACGTTTCGAGTGGGGTATTGACGGTGCAACTAATGACATAGACAAGGCAATTAAATATTTTCTAGATTACATTTCTTGATGATAAAAAGCGATCGCGTTTGCCCACGATCTCCCAACCATGCAGTCTCACCCAGATTCTAGCCTTTAGCGCTGAGTGAGACGATGGCTGATAGAGTAGGGGCGACCTTAAACAAGCGAGGTGAATATGTCTGAGCAGAAGTCTTCTAATTTTAGTATCCGCACTGTCACCACTCGTATTTACAAGAACGGTGAATTGGTTGGCGAAGAGACGAAGGAAATACCTGGAGAAGCGCGGTCTGTTGTAGTTGATACGTGTGGCGCTGACGCAGCAGTTACGCTGTCAGGCTTCAAGCTGTCTGCCGATGATGACTGCGCTGTTAGAGGGTTGAACTACTCTGTTCGCCAAATCCCTGTAGATGAGTGGAGATTGATAGACTACGAAGAAGCTGAAAAGAATAAATAAACAATCCTGTCAGCAAGTCTGAGGGGCAGGACTTGAATCTGCAACGTGGGAGCTACTCCGGCATAACCTTTCAGGGTGCGACCCTGTACCCAAACCAGTATTCTGGCACCTTTACCATTTGGCGACCATCAGTAAGATAATCATGGCACACCCACCAGTAGGCAAACGAAATGGCTAACAGCGAGAACTTATCTTGGTGGCAATACCACGAGCAAATTATCCGCAAGCAAGATGTGCATTGCTTTGACTACATTTTTAAGTGGGATTTGTTGTACAAGGCAAGATCTTACTATTTGACGCACGAAGGCTGGGGGACTGGCACAACTTGCTGGTATGTTGCGCTTGAAATTGGTTCCCGCTATATGTGTTGCGCCGATACCCCAGAAGAAGCTGTAGCGGTCGGGCTAAATACAGCCATAGCCTACTTGCGCCGCAAGTTAGAAACGTTTAACGATGGCAAAACAAAAGAGTTGTTGCTCCCTCACGAAACTGAGCGCTATCAAAAACTGCTGGAAGAATTGCAAGCGATCGACACCGCATGGGTAGACAAACCAACTCAAGACAATTACCACGACTGCGTTCAACGAAAGCACAATGAGAGATACGGTGTTGTTAGGTAAATAAATGGATGTTAGACAGGCAATGATCCAGGCGATCGCCCGAACCCGCACAACTTTCAGAACCACGTTAAGCGACCCGCGATCGGGCGGCAGTTACCTGGAGGGACGGCGAAGCGGTAATCTGACCGCTAAGATTAAACTGCCTGATGGGGCTTCAACTGTTAACCGTGTAGGGGGTTTTCGATGACAAGCGGTAGCGATTTTCTGAACGACATGCTCAACGGCAAACCCTCTCAGCAAGAGCAGGAAGCCATCATTAATCTTGATGCCTACATGGGTTTTATTGGGATGTTTGCCACCATAGCCTATGCCAGCACAAAAAAAGGTGAGTCTGATGCTGATGTGGAAGGGGAACTTTCAGGTCTTGGGCGGCTGCTAGTAACCCGCTTAAATAAAGAGCATCCGAATGATCCTGAGATGGTTCAAGCCGCGATCGATAAATACCTGACAATTTACAAAGAGCAAATAATCGCATTCAAGAACTTATAAAAACCATCAAACCGAATAGGCAAGGGCATAATAGAAACAGCTTTTCAAACGTTCTAAATGCCCTCTCTTTACGGCACCTGTAGATCCATCCCCACAGGCATCACGATCGCCCCCGCTTCAGGTGGTAGCCTTTCCACATCTAGCACCCTTTACCTATCGACTCAATACAGAACGAGAGGTGGCTTATCACTCCATAGCGCTATTACCCCGATCGCCTATTCCGCAGGACAAAAGATTGTCGTCACTGTCACCCCTTCAGCCTTAGCCAGTGGCGAGTTAGGCAGTGTTCACGAGATCGTCGTTAGCGGGTCAACCACGAATGATGTAGCGCAGATGGTGAGGTTGGGCGCGATTCCATTGCTCGCGATCGATCAAACCACGCAGCTTTCACTACCACGCAGCTTAGAGCTTTCCACTAACGCCCATATCGCACTCTCTGCCAGTGTCGCCACGATCGCTGCACTCCCTACAGGCAGCGACAGATTGAACGGCATGGTGCGGCTAGTCACTGCGACGGGTCAATATCTCCGCTACGACTCCACAGCGACAACAGGCGTAGTACTCAGTGCCCCTGGCTATTGGGTAGATTATTACCCCTGGGTTGGTGCAGCGAATGGTTTCACAACTTACATCGGCACTGCGACAAATGTTGATGGTGGGATTGATAATGCCATCACTGAGATCAACCCAGCAGATGTACTGCGATCGCTCCCGTATGCAGCCGATGGTGGCAACTCCACACCGCTCAGGCTTTGCTACCTCAACGAGTTGGTAGAAGACGGAGGCAACGCGATTGAAGCATTGGCACCGATCGCTGTTTCGATGCTGTTGGACAATGTGGATCAATCCACCGCTTTCAGCAACAAGATCTACGCTCGCTATCTGGGTAAGTTTAGGAAGCTCGACGGCACGCTAGACACGACTTTTGCTGCTTCTGCAATTCCAGTACTGATTTTTGACACAAAGGACGGACGTACAGAAAGTAACCTGTTCTTTCCTGAGTTCCTTGATCGCGGTTACGGTGCCCTCTACGAGTTTTATCTAAACTTCCGCAGCGACGAGATAGCTGCACTCAGAGATGGGTCAACACCGTCCCTCAGCTTTGGACCCGCAGGCGAGGTAGGTACTTATAACCCATTAGGATTCATCACTGGCAATGGGGTCTTTGGTGCAGAGTCTCGGTTGTCAGCAGTCGGTGTTAATGATGAATATCTGCGGGTTATCCCAGGCTCTAACAGCGTTGTGTCCCTACCTGGGGCAGCGTCGATTTCTTCTTACATTTTCTTTCGGGCAGCTAATCGATCGGCTACGGGTTTAGCGCCTAACACTGCTGGGCAAAAGGTCGTCATTAGCGGCACTTCTCGCGGTCAGATCGTAGTGCAGCCACCGGGCTATATGCTGGAGTCGATCGAAGCCATCCGTGCGATCGTTTCTACCGCTTCAGGCACGGCAACACCGGGCGCTTTCTTTGCCCCTGTCTCGGTCGGCGCTAGTGGCACACTCTCAGTCAGCATCACCATACCTGCACTGATTCGGGCTAACTATCCTGATGTGATTGCAGGACTGGCAGCAGGTTACAACGTGCCAAACCTCAAGGTTTATTTACGTTTCAGTGGCACCATCACCGCTCAAACGGCACTGGTGACAGTGGGTGCGGGTCTGACGACACTCAACTTTGTCATCACTACCAACGCAGGCACGGTTGGAGCTTTACCGACTAACCCTGACACGACCTTTAGCCTGTTCGCTAATCCCACGATCGCCACCGTCACCGCAGGCACAGGCGGTAATCTGGCAGCAGGCAGCTATGAAGTAGCGATCGCCAATCATTACCCCGCAGGCAACACGCAACTATCAGCAATCAGCCATGATCCGGCATTGGGTTGCCTCAAGGAGGTTACGACTGATTTAGCAGACGCGATCGCAGGCGCAAAGGGTTATACGCTCACCACTGCAAGTTATGTACAGCCTCCGGTTGGTGCGTTAGTTGTCGTTAGCGTTCCCAACACGGCTATCTTCGGCATTCTCCAACCGCTTTTTGTGCAGGGCGGCGGCGGCTATCTGTTGACAGGTAAGACGGCAAACACACTGACGCTTGAGCGATCGACTGATAACGGTAGTGACTATGCAGCAACAGGTCAAACGATCGCTTCTAATGCTCTAGTAGTGCCCGGCGGGATGCCCGGTACAGTTGGCGCTTCAGGCGAAGTTGCAGGGCTGCGCTACACCTTCAGCAGCATTACAGCACCAACGCCTGCTAGCCAATCGCTGCGGCTCAACAGTGCAGCGCCTAGCGGTGCCACCGCAATCTACGTCAGCGAGTTCGATCGCGCTGAATACAACGTCGCTACAGTCCTAAACACGCTCACCCCTGGCAGTTTGCTGCTCTTAGCCAGTAGTTCTGATCAGTCCGTCTATCACTACTATTCATTTGTTAGTCAGGTAGACAACGGCAGCGATCGCACCCTAAACGTTACCTACGCAGGCGGCGGCGGTGCCTTCATCGATCTATCAGACGTGTCTTTGAGCCTTTTGCTGAAAGGTACACCAGGCGCACCAGGCACGACTGGCACCAACGGTCTTGATGGTATCTCAGGGTTTGGTGTGCGTTACTCGTTCAGCACCTCCACTGCCCCTACCCCTACAGTTGGGCAGCTAAGGCTTAACAACGTTGCCTACAACAGCGCCACGCTGCTTTACGTCAGCGAGAGCGATCGCTTTAACATCACTGCCAGTTTGACGCTAAACAATATCAGTGATGGTTCAACCCTGCTAATCTTTGACGAAGCTGACCCCACCGCTTATGTGTATGCACTGCTAACTAGCCAGACGGACAACGGCAGCGATCGCACGTTTGCCATTACCAACGTCACCAGCAGCGGCACCTTATCAGGCAACGTTACTCTATCATTTGCTCCTAAAGGTGCCCCTGGAGCACCCGGTACGGTCAACGACACCGTAAATCTAGGCTTGTCCAGTGTCGGCACTGATCCGATAACAGCGGCAGACATCATTCGGCTATACAACAAACTTGGTCAACTTGTGTGGAGGCAGGCTAGCAATGGCTCTGTGCTGTTTGCTGCTGCCACCAACCTCGAACAGTCATGGGCAAAGGCTCAGAAAGCGACCGTCACAACGTTGATCGATAACACCACGATCTCCCTTGATGCTTCTCTGAGCAACCTTTATCAGGTGACTCTGGCAGGCAACAGAACACTTGCTAATCCAACTAACTTAGCGATCGGCACTAACTTTGAGGTCAAGCTGATTCAAGATTCTACGGGCACCCGCTCTTTGTCCTACGGAACGGCTTATAAGTTCTCCAGTGGAACGGCACCGCCACTATCAATCGCGGGTAGTGCTGTTGATCTCCTGAGTTGCCGCAGTTATGACGGTACGACGCTGCAATGTGATTTAGGAAAAGGGTACGCCTGATGCCGATGCCATTGTTTATCAAGCCTGCTGGGTTCGGTGTTGCTGTTGTTGAACAACCTTATGGTTTTGATTTCTATGTTGAGGACTGGGTTTCGTTTGCGATGTCAGGCATTGAAATCGAAGTGAATGGCATTGTTTTTTACACAGAGTAGCAAGGAGGAAAATGCCAAGTATCAAGGTTACAACCTATATCCCACCGTCAATACAGACAGGTCCGTTTACGTTCGCGATCGGTCAAGAAGTGAGCGGTGTGGTGTTTAACAGTGGCAGTCCAGCACTCGCTACGATTCCGCTAAACAGTGTGGTGCCTTTCCCGGTGGGTGTACAAATCCCGGTTCTAGTTGTCGGTGCTGGGCAACTAACTTTTTCGCCAGCTTCAAACGTTTTTCTGGGTTCACCTGATAACAAGCGTAAATCAAGAGTAATTGGTTCTCCTGCGGTGCTACAGCAAACCGAGCTTAACGTTTGGTGGTTATCTGGAGACTTGGTAGCGTGATCCATCAAGGCGTTTTAGGCGCGATCGCCGCTTCTGTTCAGGTAGCAGCACCAGCACCAGGCGGAGGCACAACTATTCTTGAGTTGCTTTTCAATGGTGCCAATGGCAGCACAGTTTTTACTGACACCTCATCTTATAACCGCACTGTGACTGGGTTTGGCGCGGCTCAAATTAGCACGCTGCAAAGTGTTAGCGGCGGGTCATCGTTGAAACTGAACGGCGATCCTGACTACTTACAGTTCGCTTGGAACTACCCGCTTATTGGGGATTTCTCGATCGAAGTTGGCTTGTACGTAACAGGCTATTCGCCGGGTGATGCGCCTGGGACAAGTGAGATTTTCTCGATCGTCAGCGACACCCCTGCTGTTGATTTGCTGCTGGAAGTAGAACAATCGTTGGGCAACCAAGTCAGATTCTCGCTTCGTGATGGCAATGCCGGTACGGTCTATTTCGACTTCTACTCGAACACAGGCTTAACGCTGTCTACTTGGACACGAGTTCGTTTTGAAGTTGTGGGGCTTGTAGCCACTATTTACTTCAACGGATTGGCTAATGGGACAGCCCCAGTCACTGGCAATGGACGGATACAATCGCTGACGATCGGGCGCGTTGGTCGTCTTTTCGCGCAGGGCATCACCGCTCGCGGTTACACAGGCTTTATTGACAACCTTACAGTTACTGATTTGGAATAACCTATGTTTCGCCACCGCGACAATCAGATCACATTGGATGATTTAACTCTGCCGCTAGCCTTCTGGCAGCTACAAGAACCGGGTTACGTGCTACCGAACGGCGCGATCGGTCGTGAGTATACGCCTGATACAGAACACGTTGTTATCTATCCTGTGGGCATGATGGGTGCTGACTTGCCGTGGACAGATGGCGACACCTACCTAAGTAAAGTTGAGCAATACGAAGCCGCTTACACCGCATACCAGGCAGAGCAACCACCGTTTGTCGATGGCGCAACATTTCCACGCTGGCAGAAATTGACAGATGCGCTCCGCAGTTCTGACTTGTTCTCAAAAGCCTACTCAGCATCAACTTCTGCCCCTGGTGCATGGAGTCTTTTGCTAGCATCACTGAACAGTAACAGTCCTGCTGACGACATGGGGCGATGGAAAGACTTTGAGTTTGCGATCGCGCAATTACGCCTAGCACTAGGAGAGGACGACTTTACCGCTGAACAGGTAGAGCGATTTAACAACATCCTTGCCGAGTGCCAGTTTGATGCCGCGATCGTCTAACCCTACTCAAGATTAGATTGCGACTTGCTGACCAGCTTGCCATCGCTGAACGTGGCAAAAATAACACCGTCACCTCTAGCCGTCCACTTCCTAATCTCGGTTGTGCCTGCTTGACTGACAAGCTCACCCTTGAACCCGATCACGTTGCTAGCCTGCACAAAGGTTAAGCTCTCGATCAAGCAAGTCTCAAACACTTCTTTAGTCGTCTGCGTTGTCTCAGGGTCGCACACTGGGTTATCAGGTACATCAACCACTACCGTTGTGCCTGTAGCGTCTACCTTGCCGATGTTGCTGTCCTTCGCAGGCTTTGCCGCTTCAGTCGGACTAGGAGACGTTTCAGGTGATGAGGTAGGAGAGGGCGCGATCGTCTCTGGCGTGGTCGAGGCGATCGGCTCCGGTGCTTTTGCCGTGCTGCATCCACTGATGCTGATGACTGCCAACAATGCTGCCAAGATTAGCGGTTGATTCTTGCTCACGAGGGTAAGGGTAGGGGACGCTACTACCATGCCCCTGATCATCCAGAAAAGCTCAAAGGTGCAGAAAGTTTTTATCGCACATCATTTGCCGTGTTAGCCTTAAATCTGTACACCACTATTATAATATCTGGTTTACGCAAATGGCAGGCAGAAAGAAGCTCGATCGCGCAAATTTACACGCCAGAGTAGCGCCATCTACAGGTGAAAAACTCAAGCAGATAGCCTTAACTCTTGGTTACACGTATAATGGCGAAGGTTCTACTGGACAGTTGCTAGACGCGATCGCGGATGGCGATGTGATTCTAATAGCGTCAAACAAATCTTCTAAAAGTGGTTGACGCTTTTATCTATACCTGACATACTAAAAGGGTAGAGAGCGAGAAAAAACAGATGAATGCTAACGACCTTAAATTGACTTTGTTTGGCAACCAGTACAAAGGGCAGAAGTCTCGCAACGTGTTTCATATGTGCGGCACATTAAGAGAAGAACTAGGCGCTGAACTCTTTGAAGCGTCAAACAACCTCAACTGGCTGATGAGTACCGGACGGCTAAATCCTCCTTACTTGCTAGCGCTGCGTGAAGGCACCGCTCAACAAGTTTGTAACGTCATTGTTAACTTGCAAGGCGTTGTGAGCGAAACAAACATGATTAAAGCGGTCGAAAGCTCAATCAAGCCTGTCAAAGTATGAATGATGATGACGACTTAATTTGGTTAGAGGCTTGGCTAAGTTGTTGTGATAATGCCTTAGCCAATTTTTTATTGACTGCTGAATTTGGCAGCGTGGCAGACGCTCATTATTTTCTTCGGTGCTTCAAGCGTGCCAAAACTGCGGCTATTGAAAGCCTGAAAGAAGTAATTATTTTTGACTAAGTCATCGTGCAAGTTTCGCGCAAAATAGAGTCATGGATCTAAAAGCCGCGATCGCGCAAGCCCTTGCCACACAACAGGAAACCGTGATCGGTCGTGCCTTGAGACTGGGCAGACCAGGAGACACGATCGATGTATCTATTCCTAACTCTAATGCGACGATACGGGCACGGTGCGCGACTGAAGTTAACAGTGGCACAGTGACAGTGGTGAAAACTTTACAGGGTGCTTGGGCATTTTGTAGCACGGCACCGCAGACGGTTGTTAACTTGCCAGGTGCCTTCCTGAAGGTGCGACCGAAGCTTAACCCTGTGCTAACAGGTCAAATTAAAATCCTGTTTAGTCGCGTGATTGATGGCGATCTGGTCTTTTTCATTGGTGGTGACAGAGAAACGCCTGATCAAATCTTCACGCTGCCACTTTCCGCCAATATACGGGCTTCTAGTCTGACGAATACCGGGGTAGATGCCGATGACTGGGTTGTTGGCATCGCATGGCGGGACGGTCAAGATGCAGGCTTGGAGCCATTAACCACCGTCGTTAATTTAACACCAGCCAGAGAGATGCGCTTAGGAGCAAGCCGCGAAAACTCTTATCTAGAAGCAAGGGGTAGCGGCTTCTGGAGTAGCCCTCTAATTGCTTCATCCACAATCAACCCCTTGATCATTGGCGCTATCTATGGAGAAACATCAACATCTAGCGAGTCTGGCACCCCGTCAAATGCAACTTACACACTTCTTACCCCAACGGTGCTCAGTGGTAGTTTAAACAGCGTCACCAACGGGACTGACATCAATAATCAGACGAGTTTAACAACCGGATCTAGTTCTAACAAAGGGTTTGCATTCTGGGATCAGGCGATCGCAGTAGCAGTAGGTAACACCGACTGGAATCGCTCTCAGATCATCGTCAATGGTTTAGTAGTTGACGGTCTATCAGACAACAGACACACAGGCAGCGTTTACGTTGCGCCTGATTTGCAGAAAGCAGCGACGACGATCGACCGCACTACTCGCGTTGAAACGGTAAACAGTCAGACCTTCACCGAGCAGCGACGGTATGACCTCTGGGAAACTTATCTGTGTGGTGATCAGCGAGCCTTGGTCATATCGCGTATTGAAACAATTGATCGAGAGGTCAACAACAATGGAGTCGTGAGAAACATCAGCACAGGTAGCTTCTCGCTAGTGTCGGTCGATCGCTCTGGCAATTTGCCTGATGCACCACTGTCCCAGCCCCTTAGTGATCTGTTGCTGGTCGATCGCCGCAACGACTCAACCTTTAACCTAGTCGGGGATGTCGTGTGGGAGGCTGACATCAACAACCGCAATAACGATCCATCTAATTCAAACTTCTTTAACGCCATCAAGCAAGGTAACGTTGAGCTGTCAGTAAACGAATACGACTTAAACAGCGATATGGCTACGCCAACCACAACCACAAGTAACGTGTTTAAATTAGTTGACGATAACTCTTTGCAGATTATTGCAGCCTCGTACCATCCGTGAACTACCAGACACCGACCGCTAGGCGGTACGGTGCTGGCTTCCAACTTCAACCGGAACAGCCTTAGACACGGAAGATTTCCTTCCAACCCTCGGACTTACATTCCGTCCATTGGCAGTAGCGCTAGTTCCTAACGCTAATACTCGTAAGCCTTCATCTCGAATATTGATAGCCGCATTGATATCTCTATCGTGCTTTGTCTGACAGCTAGAACAAGTCCAGCTACGAACATCAAGAGACAGGCTACCGACTTGATTGAGGCAAACGTGACAAGTCTTACTCGACGGGAAAAACCGACCGATTTCTAGATAGGTCTTTCCGTCTCTTTCCGCCTTGTATTTCAGTTGACGAGTGAACTCTGACCAGCCACAATCGCTAATTGCTTTAGCTAGACAGTGATTCTTAACCATGTTCTTGACTGCCAGATTCTCGACAACGATGACTTGGTTTTCGTTCACCAGTTTGCGAGATAACTTGTGTTGGAAGTCCTTACGAGAATTTGCAATTCTTTCATGCACCCGTGCTACGATGCGTCGGGCTTTCTTTCTGCGATTTGAGCCCTTCTGTTTACGAGATAGTTTCTGTTGCTTTCGTTTTAGATTCTTAGCGCGTTTTTTCAACGGCTTAGGATTGTCAAACTTGGAACCATCAGAAGTAATCGCAAAGTGAGTCAGTCCCACATCAATCCCGACCGCTTTACCATCCGAAGAAACTTCGACATCAGGCAATTCATCATCAAATAGCAGGGAGGCGTAATACTTCCCTGCATGATTCATACTTACCGTAACTGTCTTGATTCTCCCCTCAAACGTGCGATGAATCTTGGCAGAAACAACGCTTAGCTTGCCGGGAAACTTCAGATGGCTTTCATCGACAATCTGAACTTTTTGCGGGTACTGAATCGATTGTTTATCATGCTTTGACTTGAAGTTAGGGAATGATGCCCGTCCCTCAAAGAAGTTGATAAACGCTCTCGATAGGTTGAGCGAGACGCTTTGCAGCACTTGGCTGTAGGTTTCACCCAGCCATTCATACTCTTTTTTGAGCGCAGGTAATCGGCTATTCATCCCAATCTGAGATAAGCCTTTACCCGTCTCTTTGTAAAGCTCATTCGTTGCGCTCAGTGAATTATTCCAGTACCAACGCGCACAACCAAACGCCTTAGAAAGCGTCTCCTTTTGCTCGATGGTTGGATAAATTCTGACCTTGACAACGTTTTTCATATTGTTATTTTAGCACAAACCATATTTACCGTAACTTCGGTGTACCGTATAAGAGATTGGTTGCTTCTTGCCTATCCGGTTTGTTCTTCAGCTTCGGTAAAGACCATAAACCGGACGGCAAGAAGCAACCCTGGCTTTCATCCCGACGCTCAATTAAAGATTAGAGCGCGGGACTTCCCGCCGATTAGTTAAAACCCTTGCGGCAGATTCGCCAATACCTTCCGCAGCAGTACCGGGATTCGTAGATAACGACCCAGATCTAACTTCATTCCATCGCAAGTGACTCTGCCGTTATCGATCTTCTCGCTCCAGCTATTGCCGAAGATGATGTATTGTTTGCCCCTGATCCAGCATAGGTCGCCTTCCCGGTAAGCCCGGTTGTAGCGGATGTCGGGCGAAACGCTAGCCGATCGCTCACTGTTGGTAATCGCTAAATCCAACTCGGCAGCAGCCCTCGCATCCTCTGTGAAGCGTGTGGTGTAACTCTTAGATCCTCGCTCAATGCGACTGGTGTACAACGGTGGCGATCCTGGGGTCAGTCCTTCTACTTCCAACAGATACTTAAAGTTAGGGTCAACCACTGCCTTTTGTGGGTTGATGCTGGAGTTAAGCACGATCGCGTCTGACGATAAATCATGCGTCGGTGGTCGTCCATTCACCTTCTCAGTGTTGCCGATACCTAACCCGTTTTTCAGGTTGGTGCCTTCGCTGTTCTGGGTGATAGTGGTGCGATCGTATGCCTCTTGCCCTTTCTGATTAGAGGTAATTGAGACACTAATGTTTTGCTCGAAAATGCGTCCTGTGGTGATCAGGGGCAGAGGCTTCTTGGCTGTGCTGTCGGGATCCGGTGCTGTATACAGCGTGTTCTCATAGGTGCGCTGACGCAGGCAGAACTTAGCGGGTGGTTCATTCGGTGATACAGGCGTATCGACAAAATATGAATTGAGGTTGCCTAGCTCGTACTCAGTAATTTTTGTCGTTGGGGCAATCAAATTAAATTGATATGCAGCAATCTGTTTGGTAAAAACTAATCGTTTAGCGTCAGCGGCACCGCCAGTACCCGGTACCGAGGCTCTCGCCAACATCAGATCAAGTGTCTCAGGCTTCTCAGCGCCTTCACTTTTCAGTCGAGTTAACCGTGTGCCAGTCTCGCTAATCTTTTGCAGGTAGCCGGATGAGTCACGATCCCATACGGTTGTTGTTTCTTCGACTAGCTTCCAGAACGCAGCAGGGACTATGCCGCTTGTGTACAGTGTTTGTTTGACGGTTGAGCTTGAGTTTGTTACAGGATCTACAACGTTCACGTTCACGACACTGTAAACGTCCACACCAGCGAAGGCATAGCCGTATTTTACAAACCGAGTCTCGATCGTCGTACGTCCGATCGACTTCGTAATCGTTTGGTCTTTTGTTGGTCCACCATTATCGAACGCAAGCCCGATGCTGCGTAAGTCTGCCACAGGGTACGGGTCAACAGGGCTTTCTTTTGGATTCACTGTAACGCTGATACCAGCACTCTCCGATGCAGGCTCATTAAAGGTCAGCACCGACTTTTTGTAGACTTCGGCTAACTGAACACCGTGATACCGTTGCTCTTTGCCAGGATATGAGGTGCTAAACTCACCCAGAATATCGGCATCGCTGATCGTGTGCTGCTGGGTTGCGCCAAAAGTACGCAGCTCGATCGCGTTCGGGTTGCTCAGATAGGTAAAGCCCTGACTCAACCTGCCATACTCGTCCATCAGATTGGCAACGGTAGCAGTGGCAGCGTAGGACACATCAGGGGCGATCGTTACGCCCATTCTTGCCCCTTGCACGTTCAGCCCTACCTGTTGTGCGAGCGTCGCTACATCTGTCGTACTGAAGCCCTTGCTGCCAAGCTTCCGCATATAAAACGGCTCGCTCATCAGGTATTCGTGCCTACCTGTTAGCGATACGCTCACGTCGATTACGCCAGTAGGGAATAGGTCACGCGATCGCTCAGTAATCTCGCAGCTATCCACCTCAAAGCCCATATCGTAGAGCGTGATGGGTGTGCGATTGGCAAACGCTAGTAACACCTGATCGTAGTTAGCGAGTGACGTGGTGAACTTGAAGTTAGCAGTGGGATGCCCCTCAAAGCTGCGACTGTAACTGCACTCCCCTTCTAGGTTCCACTGTGAATAGATTTCTGGGTATGGTCCTGGTACTTCATCAGTGGGGAGATACTCAGGTGGATAGTGATCCAACACCCCAAAATAGGTCAGTGATGGCGGGGCTTCGTCCTCTCGCAGGTACACCGTTACCGTGTCGCCATTCTGTACAAACTCCCCTTGCTGTGGGTTGCCTGAGTCCACAGCAGGACGGTAGGAGGGATTGTTAGCAGTGGCTAAAGCGGTGACAATCGTGCCCTCTGGCAATATCACCGTACCAACGCCATCCACGACGACCACTGGTACTTGACCGCTGACCGCTAACGGTTGACCCGCAGTAAAGTCGATCGTGCTAAACGGTGCGCCTGCGTTTGTGGCAACACCGATCGAACTGAAAGAAGCGCCTGCGTATTGCTGTCTAGTGGCAGTGGGTAGGTTAGGGGATTCAATCAAGAACATCAGCGCCTTCTCTGCCCCTCAAAGAATGTGAACCTCACCCCATTGCCTTCTCTGCGGGATGTCAGTTCTAAGCCTGTCCTGACGTTGCCTGCTAGCCCTTCTATCTCCTCGAAATACCCTAGCCGTGTAGTGAAGCCTGTCAACCTGTCTTGTCTCTCTGGGCGGCAGTAGTCGAGGATGGTGATGAGTTGATAGGTGCCAGGGACGGATTGCGCGATCGACTCTAACTCTTCCAGCGCATAGCGGATTTCTTCACGACCATCGGTAATAGTCACCTCCATCCCTAACAGTGCGGTCGATGCTGTCAGTGTGGCAGAGGTGAAGCCATCTCTACGCTCTATCTGCTTCTGTCTGATTGGCTTGTAGTCTCCTGGTTGCACTCGCAGGATTAGTGCATTGGCAACAGTGTCGAACAGTGGGCATTCTTCGTCAGGGTTGTTGTAGGCAGCAACCAGATCGACAGGGCATGGAATCACTAGGGAGTTGATGAATGGCATTACTTAATACTTGCGAATGTTTTAGCTAACCCTGCATCTGTTTCTCTACGGACCTGTTTGATGACTGTTGCAGTATCCGGTCCGTTAATGTTTTGAGTGATTGAAGATTCGATCGGTCTGATCGCTGCCCCTGAAATCCGCTGCAACTCTGCCAATATCGCTTTGCTGTCAGCACTGCTAGTCGCTTGCTGCTGTTGTGTCGCTGCTGTGGTCGTCTGTGTAGTCATTTGTGATAGCTGCTGTTTAATCGCTTCAATCTGCGGGTTAATCGTCACCTGTGGCAACTGTGCTGCCGTTGGGTTAAGCCCACCGGGTAGGTTGAAATTGCCACCTTGTGTCGCCGCCTGTCGAATCTGTTGCGTGTTGATGCCTGCGATGCTTGTAGACCCAAGCCCCAAGCCCCGCAAAATCTCCTTCTGAAACTTGTTCTGTGCGGCTTCCTGCTGTTCTTTCGGCAATGCCCCAATGAGTTCGCCGCGTGCCTGATTGGTCTGACCCTGTTGGGTTACGTTTAAGCGGGCGCGATCGAACTCTGCCGCTGTGTCCTGTGTCTGTTTCTTCTGTTCCAGTAACAGTCCTTGTAACTGAAGCCCTAACCCTGCTGCCCTCTCTGCCTCGACCGCTTGCTGTGCTGCCGCAACGCCTTCCGGTGTGGCGTTGGGGTCTGCTTTAGCCTTTGCCAAGTCTGCCTGCGCTCTGGCGACAGAGGCTTGATTCTGAATCTGGGCAATCCGGTTCTGAATTTTTTCGTTTTCCAGTGCTAATTGGTTGCGCTGAATCTCATTCTCCAACGACTGACGCTCAAACTCTTGCTGTTGCTGTAGCGCCTTCAGTCTGGATGCAGCAGTTAATAGGACGATCTTCTCGCGTTCCTCATCTGTTTTAGCCCCTTGTGAAAGCAGGCTTAACCCGGTCTGAGCAAAGCCATTAAGTGCTTCTTGTAGTCCACGTCTAGCGCCAAATAGCTTATTCTGATTGTCCAGTGATGCAGTAAGCGCTTCCTGTAGCTTTAACTGATTCTGTAGTGGACGTATCTCGTTGTCAGCGGCAATCTTCGCCCGTTGCGCCTGTCTGTCTAACCGCTCAGAAACGACTCTGAATAGCGCCTGTTGCTGCTCAATCTCGTTCTTGACTAACCGACCAACTAAATCTGCTGACTTCTGGCGACTAGCGCGAATCTTGGCTTGCCTCTGTTCCTCCTTGCCTTCATCGTTAGACTTTGGCAGGGCTTCCAGTTGAGCGATCTTCTGTTTCTCTAGGGCAAGCTCCTGGGCGATCGTGTCCTTAGAGTTCTGTACCCGCAACAACCCTGCCTCAGACTCGCGTATCTGACGGGCAGCGACAAGGCGATCGACCTCTGTATTACGTTGTGTCTCAGCAATCTTAACGGCATCCAGTGCAGCAGCTTGAGCACGTTCGAGGATGGCAAGCCTGCGTGCTTCAAACTGCTCGATCGCTGCCGTGCGTTTAACCTGAATCTCTGCTTCTTGAGCCGCGATCGCCTCTAGCCCTTCCTTATCTTTAGGGTCAAGCTTGCTGCGCTTCTGGGTAAGCAACTGTTGCTCTTTGTCCAGTCGTGCCTGCGTAATCTTCAGCGACTCTGCGGCAAACTGTTGTTCTCCAACTAGCCCCTGTGCTTTGCGTCCCTCCAGGATCTTCTGCTGTTCATCAAAGTTCTGTAGCTGTAACTGATTCTCCTTATCTCGCGCCTCTTTGTTGAGCTTAGAAACCTCCGCTTCCTGTGTCTGCTGCTGTGTCTGTAGTTCCTTCAGGCGTGACTTGCTACCCGTGCCTTTGGCGATCGCTGCCTGTTCTGCCTTAATCGCTTTGGTGGTGGCTTCCAGTTGTTTCGCCAATTCCTCAGACCGGACGGCAGTGGTACGCTTCGCCGCTTCTGCTTCAGATATGGTGCCATTGTTCAATAGCTCCTGAATGTCAGACTGTTGTTTTTGGAACTCTTGTTTCTGCTGGTCAAGTGCTAGTTTGCGTGCCTTCGTAATACCGTCTTGCGCGGCTTGTTGCGTTGCCAACTCAGCAGAGCTATTCGCAGCAATCTTGGCTAGTTCTTCCTGTGCTTTTTCGGGGCTAATTGTGCCCAGCTCTTGCGCCTGCTGAAGTAGCTTAATGCGATCGTCCAACGCTTTCTTAAGTTCTGGTCCTTTAGCGTTCTGAGCGATAATTCTCTGTGTATTGGCTAACTGAGTCTCTAACTGCTGATAGCTTGTGCCTAGCTTCTCAGCTTGAATGACACCGAACTCTAGCCCCTCGCCTGCTTTCTTGCCACCTTCGGCAATTTTCTCGCCAATCTTGCCACCTTCTTTTCCTGTCTCAGCAACCTTCTCGGTAACGCTGGTGACGTTACTCTTAAGCGCATTTAACCCTGCCTGAATCGCTGCTGAATCAATACCTAGCGTTTTGGCTACAACTTGGAATGCCGGATTGTTAATCAACCCCTCAACGGTGCTAACCACTTTTGACACAATTTCGGTTTGAAATTTGCCAACATTACTAATAGTGTCGTTGAGGGCTTTTGACACATTTGTAATAGCGCCACCGACCAGATCAAAAGCGGGTTTTAATGCGGCACCGATAACAGTAGCTAGCTTACCGACGAGCCCAACAGTTACTTGGACAATACTGCCTAGCTGCTTGAAGTAGGCTATTGTTTGCCCCTGAATTAGTGCCGCCAATCCAGCACCTAAAGCCCCAACAAGCCGTAATAGTGGCTCGAAGAATTTGATTGTGTTGCCCACACCTTCAGCGACACCAAGCAACCCTTTGATGACATCACCAATCACAGGCGCAATGAACTCGATCGCGCCACCTAAGACGCTTGTGATTGATGCTCCAACATCGCCAATAGTGCTGATGACAATGCTTAAGCCTGAAGCCAGTCCACCGATAAGGAATTGAATGCCAGGACTAGTACTGAGTTCGGTAGAAGCATCAATGATGCCGCTAAAGGCTTTAGTCAACGACAGAAAAGCGGCAACACCAGGCTCAACAATTTTAGCGATCGCTCCAAACGTCGCGCCAATGATTTGACCAAGTGGAGCAATTAAGGTTGAAACAGTGGTGATTAAGTTTTGCACCACAGACGCAACCACTTGGAACGTGCCCCCAATAGCAGGCGCGATCGTTTGAAACGCTTGAGTTAGTCCGGGTAAAACATTTTGGGCAAAGGTGCTAAGGTTTGCGCTTAATGTGCCAAAAGTTTGTTGCACCTTCTGCAAGATGGTCGGCAGTACACCTTGGATCGATGCCCCGATTTGATTGGCAGCGTTAGCAACAGACTGGCTAGCACCTTGAGCGAAAGCGATAAACGTGTCTTTGTTGTCATTGAGAATCTTAAAGACAGCTTCAACACTTTTAACCAGTGGCACCAGCAGTGGCTTACCCGCTTCCCGCCCAATGATTTGAAAAACGTCTAAAACATTGGTTAGCTGACCAGATAGACTCTCCCCAGACAAAATTTTGTTGCCAGCCACGCTAACTTCTAGGCGTTTTAGCAGTTCCTCAACCAATTTGCCCTGCCCTTTAAGCTTGGCAATGTCGGGTCCAGTCAGCCCCAACTTCTTCGCTACCAAACTGTCAGCCCCTACGTCGCCTCTTAGAATTGACGAGATCTCCTGGTTTGCTTGGCTTAAGTCTAAGCCCGAAAGCTTTAATTCACTGGCAAATCCTTTTGTGAGAGAGGTTAGCGCCCCTTTGAGATCTCGCTTTGTTGCGTCAAACTGCCCCACGATCGCTGGCGTGTTGCGAAGCAAAACGTCGGTAACCCCTACGACCTGTTCGCTTGTCACACCCACAAGATCGACGCTCTGAAGCTCAATCTCTTTCGTTAAGTCGGTGATAAAGCCTTTTGTGGCTTGAATCTTCCCAAAAGCATCATCAATGCTCTTACCATCAACTTTGATTGTGACAGCGTTGGCAAGGTTGGTTTGACTGCTAAGAATCTGTGAGTTAAGTTTTTCAGCAGCCCCAACTGTACTGTCGAAAAAGCCTTTAGCCGACGCAGTGACAGCTTGAATTGCTGCCTGTACACCAAAAAAAGCAGCGCCAATGCTAGAGACAGCCGCAAGAACACCACCAGCCGCACCGCCGATGCCCGTAACGCTTTGGCTTGCTTCTGATGCTGCTTTACCAATACCGCTGAGACTCTTAGCAGCATTGCCGATCGGCACATTGCCAACGCTTTGCAATTCCGACTGAACTTTTCTGAGTTCAGCAGATGCATTGTTAACGACGGAGAGAATTAGTTGAAGCTTTCTATCTGCCAATTCTGCCTACTCTTGCATCGTGAGTACAATAGGAGTAGACGAGAACTCAAACCTAACCCAATTATGCCCTCTATCCATTGTGATGAGGGCATTTTGCTGTTTGTGGCTAGTTCAAATTAACTTGGCTTTTGCTTTTAAGTTTTTTGTCTTGAAACACTGCGGTAATAATTTGGCTATCCTTCCCAAGATCCCACTGCATGATTTCAGTTGCACCCGACTGACTCGCAAGCTCACCCTTGAACCCAATTACGTTGCTAGCCTGCACAAAAGTTAAGTCCTCAATCAGGCAAGTCTCAAACACTTCTTTAGTCGTCTGCGTTGTCTCAGGGTCACATAAGGGACTATCAGGAACATCTACGGTTACAGTCGTGCCCTGAGCATCAGCCTTGCCGATGTTGGAGTTAGGGTTTGCGGCGATCGAAGGGGATGTACTCGGTGAAGGCGTTGGGCTAGGGGGCACGCTTGCAGCAGGGGTACTGGATTTTGGACTGGAACCCGAACACCCGCTCAAAGCAACAACCAACACAGCGATCGACAACTTCTGGTAAAACCCCATATCCTTCACCAACGCAACTGCACTACAGTAGCTCAGTCGGCTAGGCAAATCACAGGGGCGATCGTACTAGCCGCCTCTTCTCGCTTGGTTCTTGCCCTGCTGTTTAAGCATTCTATACAACCTCTACCGCCGCGATACCGCAAACTATATCCTGTGTTTTGGTATGGATGCTTCACGCAAAGACAGCCCAAGTATCGAGGTGTGCCGTCCAGTTCAGGAGCTAGTTTGGTTGTTTCCTGGAAATAGAAAGACATTGGCACCATTGGAGTTTTTACTTTTGCGTTTATCTGACCACATTTGACGCAACTGCCATGCCCAACACGCCTAAGACTTTGCCCTGTCCCGCTGTAATCATGCCCACGCTTGCAAAGCCTGCCAAGATAAACCTTAGACTCATCGAAGACGTGAAGCTGGACAGGCTTGCTAATTGCAATTTTTTTGTCGGCTTTATCCTTAAGCCATTCTTTGATTTTGTCCCACTTCCGCAACATTCCTGGTAGCTCTAGCTTTAAGATTTCTTCTGCTAGCTGCTCGGCTCTATAGCCGCTAATGCTGTAGTTGTAAATTTTGCCTGCCTGCACCAGTTCTGAAGTTTTACGGCTTTTTTCTCGCCAATCATCGGTGTATTGAGGGGATACCCTATCGCAGATAGATTTAATCCAGTCAAGAGACTCAAATGTTCCATAGAAACACAATGTAAGGATGCCGTTTTTTCTTAAGTGAGCGCAACCATCCCCATCAAAAAAACCTTTTACATAAGCTAAGGAGTGTTCAGGGTTTAAATTATTGGGCGGCTGAAGCGTCAAGCTTTTTCTTGGTGTGATGTTCCAATGCTTCTCTAAATCGTCAAACCAATTCTGGCAGCAGCTAATGCTGATTGTTGCCGCCATGCTTGCTTTTATCTCTCTTCCTAAAATCTTCTTTTCTACTGCCTTCTTCTTGCTTATACTTACGCTGCCCGTGTACTTACAGTCTTTCGCAAACCGCTCTAGCAAGTAGCCGTCTGAATGAACAAGCGCGATCCTCAAAGTTTTTGTTTTGCCGATGGTTGATTGGCTTATGCATCCGTCAGCCGCAATCAGCCCTGCCCAATAGCAATTAAGCAGGTTAGGCTCCTCAAAAAACTCTTTGCTTGCTGAATGCTTACAAGCCCACCGCTCAACCTGAACACCTAGCTGGCATATTCTTTGCTTGATCGCCAGTTGAGTCCTGCCTGGTAGCAGGCTTGAAAGCTGTCTGGATGTTAGCCTCGGATAATTGCTTCTAATGATCTCGTCTTCTTGTTCTGCCCACAGATTCTTGTCAGGCATCAAGCCAAGCTTGAACGCTCTCAAATGAACACCTTTGATCGTTCGACGAGGGAGTTTTTCAGCTACATCCTCGAATTATGAGGGATAACTCTGATTCGTAGAATCGGTGCTATCCCCTTTTGGGTAAGGGTTTGAGGCAGATTAAGAGATAAAAGCTTTTTGGGTTTAAAAGCCAAAACCCGTGATACGGTTGGGATACCACTCTCCAACTGAATATCACGGGTTTTTGAATGTCTGATTCGGGCGATTCAGACTTCGGCGTTTCTATGTCTAGCATAGCGCCTGAGTCTGCTGCATCCAATAGTCAGCCCATTGCCCTATCGGATGTAAGCCCACAGGATAAACCTTGGGATAAGCACAGAAGCTTTGCCGATCGGGTGGAGGGTTTTTATGCAGGCAGTGAGTTCAATGGCTACAGCAGCCGGATTCACTACTGCTCTGAGTTGCTCGAATTTGGGTTAGCACCGACTGAACACGATACGCTGAAGCTAAAGTTACGCTCTGCCCGTTTTTGTCGCTTACGTCATTGCCCTGTCTGCCAGTGGAGGCGATCGCTGATGTGGAAGGCGAAGGCATACAAGGTTTTACCGAAGATTGTTGAGGCTTACCCCTCTCACCGCTGGCTGTTTCTGACGCTGACCCAGAAGAACGCGCCGATCGTTGAGTTGCGCGAGACGCTCAAGCAGATGAATCGAGGGTATCAGCGCCTGGTGCAGCTTAAGGCGTTCCCTGGTGAGGGGTGGCTACGTTCTACTGAAGTCACGCGGGGTAGAGACGGCAGCGCTCACCCTCATTTTCATTGTTTGCTACTGGTGCAGCGATCGTACTTTGGCAAGAAGTACATCAGACAAGATGAATGGGTGGAGATGTGGCGTAAGTGCATGAGGCTGGACTATAACCCAGTGCTGGATGTGCAGGCAGTAAAGCAGGGTAGTAAGCCGATGGAGCTGGTGCCTGAACTTCTGAAGTACTGCACGAAAGAATCAGACTTGGTAGCCGATCGTGAATGGTTCTTGGAGCTAACCCGCCAGATGCACAAGATGAGGGCAGTGGCGACAGGTGGGGTGCTGAAAGAGTACCTCAAAGAGCTGGAAGAGGAACCAGAAGACCTGATTGGCAACGATGATCAGAGTGAGATGGACGACAAAACCTCGGTTTATTTTAGTTGGCGAAGAAAAGAAAAAATGTACAGACTGTCCCCATAGACGGTAAATTCATCGGATGTTGCTGCTAGAATCACCGTGTAATACACGGTAAACGTAAGGGGTTATTAGGTGTGGTGAATGTTCAATCGAGATTGCTGGATGGGTCTTCTGTAAAGCCTCCAGTCAAGCCTGATCTAGGTATCTCAGCGTTTTTGAACAAGTTTCATTGCGGCGATTGCTTGGACGTGCTGCTTTTGCTTCCAGACCAATCTGTTGATTTGATTGTCACTTCACCACCTTATGCAGATCAACGGAAAAACACCTATGGCGGTATCCACCCCGATCAGTATGTAGAGTGGTTTCTACCGATCGCCGCCGAGCTAAAACGTGTCCTCAAGCCTACTGGCTCGTTTGTTTTGAACATCAAAGAGCGGGTCGTTAATGGTGAACGTCATACCTATGTTTTAGAGCTGATTCTAGAGATGCGTAAGCAGGGGTGGCTCTGGACAGAGGAGTATTGTTGGCACAAGCGAAATAGCTACCCTGGCAAATGGAGCAATCGTTTTCGGGACGGTTGGGAACGGTGCTTACACTTCAACGTCAGCAAAAAGTTTGCGATGTACCAAGATGAAGTGAAAGTTCCGACAGGCGATTGGGCAAAGTCTCGACTGAGGAAACTGAGCGAAACTGATATGCTTCGTGACAATTCCAAAGTGGGAAGTGGTTTTGGCAAGAACATTTCCAACTGGGTTGGGCGTGACATGGCATACCCTGACAATGTGCTGCATATGGCGACTGAGTGCGCTAACAAAGGGCACAGTGCAGCTTATCCTGTGGAATTACCAAGCTGGTTTATTAAACTGTTTACACAGTCTGGAGATGTTGTTTTAGACCCCTTTATGGGATCTGGGACAACCGCAGTAGCTTGTGAAAAGCTTGCTAGAAGTTTTGTAGGGATTGATGTAAGTGATGAGTATTGTGAACTTGCCCGCCATCGTTTGGGTAGTTTAAGGCAGTTAGAGATACTATCTCCCTTACAAACCAATGTCGCTACAAATCAGTCTTGAAGCATTAGAAAATCTAATTATAGAGCGGTTGAGATCCTTCTATGATCGCCGTATCAGCAGGCTTTTAGAGTTAAAGCTTAACGATTTAGCTTCTAAAAATCCTTATTTATTTCGAGCAACTGGAATCTCTGAAGCACCTCAGTTGGTTGAAGAATTAATGAGGTCGCGCCTTATTAAATCAGATGAAACAATTTTTGGCGATGAGTTCTTCGAGAAAATTGCTAAGGCTGTTGGCGATGGCGCAAAAGCAGAGCAAGTTGGCATGGATATTGTTATCGAAACAGAGAGTGACTACATTGTTATCGAGATGAAGTCTGGTTCCAACTGGCAAAATGCTCGAATGGGTCGTGGGATTAAAGAGGACTTTGACAAAGCCTATCAGGACTACTGCCAGATGGGGATTCAGAAACGGTTTGTCGCAATTCTGGGTCAATCAACAGGTCAGGCTAACTCTGAGCCTGATGAAGAAGGTGGTCGCATCTATTTGATTCGTTCAGGTCAGGCTCTCTGGGAAGAAATTACAGGCGATTCTGACTTCTATTTGAAGTTAACAAGGTTGATGAAAGATTACCCGCTGCGTTTGCGTCCTGACTATCAGGACGCTTGGGCTACTACCTTAAATAAACTAACCCGTGAATTTTCCCTTTTGTTTGTTGATGAGGAAGGGCATATCAACTGGGAAAAGCTCACTCAAGCAAATAGCGGATACATTCCACCACGCAGGACTAGACGCAGGAGTTCTGCAAATTAGATAATCACCGTGTATTACACGGAAGATCTATGACTAAACAAAAGCGTAGCGACTGCGGACAGTTTGCCGCTAAGTCTGACGCACACCGCGAAGTACGCAGCATTCGTCTCACTGATACAACCTGGCAGCAGCTTGGTGAAGTCGCTGAGGCACAAAGTCTGACGCGGGCAGATCTGATTGAGCAGCTCACTGAGTCAAGAGCGTTCGACCAGGTGGTGCCTACCAACGGACTAAGCTTGGCGCAGGTGGATAATGCGATTGCTTGTGTCCTTAATGATCCAATGGTCACACGCAACGGTAAAGACCGAGGCTCGGTGCGCCGTGCTTTAGAAGCACTACGAAACTCTTTAACTTCATCCGTGTAATACACGGCAAGATGCCAGTACCAAGCTCTGCTGGAGAGTAACTTGGGGAGGTGGTAGCACTAGGCATCATCTCAAGTCAGGGGCGTAGCGTAGCGGAGAGCGTAGCGTCCCTTGACGGGCGAGAGAACCGCTATGCTCTTGCCTGCTCCAGGGGATTGCCACCAGACGCCGCACAAACCGACCTTACAAGTGCAATCCCCTGGAGTTGGCTCGCGCCGAGCGGTCTTTGATTGATTCAAACCCTAGGGTTTGAACTTTTAGTAATCGTTCTGGTCTGCGTTACAGGTTTAAGCTTCTTGCACTAATACTAAAAGCTATCCCTAATCCAGAAAGAGTAATTAGAACGATTGCAACGTTCAAATTTCTGCGTCTCTTTTCGATTAGTTTGTCTAATTGCTCAATCCCTTTTAGTGCTTGCCTCATCGTAAATAGCTTACATTTTTCGTCAGGAAGCCTGTAAATCTCTGCGTCAAGGAAGGAGGCAGGGTCAACTACTTTTCCAGCACTAGCGGGGGATAAGCCTAAACTGCATGAGACGATCGACATTGCTGAGAAAAAGCAAACGGCTACTTTTACCCAGACGAGCCATCCTTCGTCTGATAAACTTTCAGCGAACTTAAGAGCAACACCACTGAAAGCGAGTGCGCCGCTTATCTTTGTCGTGGTGTTGTCAAGGGACTTGTTCACCTTCTCCAGTGTTTTTTGCGTATATTCGTAGGCAAAAGTCGCATTATTATGTTCAGTCATGACTACTAATTCAAATTCAAATCAGGACGACAAACCTAAACCACCCCCGCCCCCGCCAACACCTGATCCCCCGAAAGTTCGGTACGAGCGCACAGATGGTGATGATTCAAAAGGAAAATGACTGACCAGGGTGGCGGATCACGTCCTTTGTAAAGATTTGTATATACGCTATCGTATGATGCTGATAGTAAAAAACTGGTGACTTCAGCGGTAACGTCAGATGCTTTGATGTGATCGCAGTCACCGATTAGAGAGGCTGATTTTTGCTTAAAAACTTTTACCGAACCCTTAAGGGTTCCTATGTTTTTTGCATATCGTTGCATGCTTTTGCATCCCTCCGCCTTCACTTGAATTATGAGGGATAACTCTGATTCGTAGAATCGGTGCTATCCCCTTTTGGGTAAGGGTTTGAGGCAGATTAAGAGATAAAAGCTTTTTGGGTTTAAAAGCCAAAACCCGTGATACGGTTGGGATACCACTCTCCAACTGAATATCACGGGTTTTTGAATGTCTGATTCGGGCGATTCAGACTTCGGCGTTTCTATGTCTAGCATAGCGCCTGAGTCTGCTGCATCCAATAGTCAGCCCATTGCCCTATCGGATGTAAGCCCACAGGATAAACCTTGGGATAAGCACAGAAGCTTTGCCGATCGGGTGGAGGGTTTTTATGCAGGCAGTGAGTTCAATGGCTACAGCAGCCGGATTCACTACTGCTCTGAGTTGCTCGAATTTGGGTTAGCACCGACTGAACACGATACGCTGAAGCTAAAGTTACGCTCTGCCCGTTTTTGTCGCTTACGTCATTGCCCTGTCTGCCAGTGGAGGCGATCGCTGATGTGGAAGGCGAAGGCATACAAGGTTTTACCGAAGATTGTTGAGGCTTACCCCTCTCACCGCTGGCTGTTTCTGACGCTGACCCAGAAGAACGCGCCGATCGTTGAGTTGCGCGAGACGCTCAAGCAGATGAATCGAGGGTATCAGCGCCTGGTGCAGCTTAAGGCGTTCCCTGGTGAGGGGTGGCTACGTTCTACTGAAGTCACGCGGGGTAGAGACGGCAGCGCTCACCCTCATTTTCATTGTTTGCTACTGGTGCAGCGATCGTACTTTGGCAAGAAGTACATCAGACAAGATGAATGGGTGGAGATGTGGCGTAAGTGCATGAGGCTGGACTATAACCCAGTGCTGGATGTGCAGGCAGTAAAGCAGGGTAGTAAGCCGATGGAGCTGGTGCCTGAACTTCTGAAGTACTGCACGAAAGAATCAGACTTGGTAGCCGATCGTGAATGGTTCTTGGAGCTAACCCGCCAGATGCACAAGATGAGGGCAGTGGCGACAGGTGGGGTGCTGAAAGAGTACCTCAAAGAGCTGGAAGAGGAACCAGAAGACCTGATTGGCAACGATGATCAGAGTGAGATGGACGACAAAACCTCGGTTTATTTTAGTTGGCGAAGAAAAGAAAAAATGTACAGACTGTCCCCATAGACGGTAAATTCATCGGATGTTGCTGCTAGAATCACCGTGTAATACACGGTAAACGTAAGGGGTTATTAGGTGTGGTGAATGTTCAATCGAGATTGCTGGATGGGTCTTCTGTAAAGCCTCCAGTCAAGCCTGATCTAGGTATCTCAGCGTTTTTGAACAAGTTTCATTGCGGCGATTGCTTGGACGTGCTGCTTTTGCTTCCAGACCAATCTGTTGATTTGATTGTCACTTCACCACCTTATGCAGATCAACGGAAAAACACCTATGGCGGTATCCACCCCGATCAGTATGTAGAGTGGTTTCTACCGATCGCCGCCGAGCTAAAACGTGTCCTCAAGCCTACTGGCTCGTTTGTTTTGAACATCAAAGAGCGGGTCGTTAATGGTGAACGTCATACCTATGTTTTAGAGCTGATTCTAGAGATGCGTAAGCAGGGGTGGCTCTGGACAGAGGAGTATTGTTGGCACAAGCGAAATAGCTACCCTGGCAAATGGAGCAATCGTTTTCGGGACGGTTGGGAACGGTGCTTACACTTCAACGTCAGCAAAAAGTTTGCGATGTACCAAGATGAAGTGAAAGTTCCGACAGGCGATTGGGCAAAGTCTCGACTGAGGAAACTGAGCGAAACTGATATGCTTCGTGACAATTCCAAAGTGGGAAGTGGTTTTGGCAAGAACATTTCCAACTGGGTTGGGCGTGACATGGCATACCCTGACAATGTGCTGCATATGGCGACTGAGTGCGCTAACAAAGGGCACAGTGCAGCTTATCCTGTGGAATTACCAAGCTGGTTTATTAAACTGTTTACACAGTCTGGAGATGTTGTTTTAGACCCCTTTATGGGATCTGGGACAACCGCAGTAGCTTGTGAAAAGCTTGCTAGAAGTTTTGTAGGGATTGATGTAAGTGATGAGTATTGTGAACTTGCCCGCCATCGTTTGGGTAGTTTAAGGCAGTTAGAGATACTATCTCCCTTACAAACCAATGTCGCTACAAATCAGTCTTGAAGCATTAGAAAATCTAATTATAGAGCGGTTGAGATCCTTCTATGATCGCCGTATCAGCAGGCTTTTAGAGTTAAAGCTTAACGATTTAGCTTCTAAAAATCCTTATTTATTTCGAGCAACTGGAATCTCTGAAGCACCTCAGTTGGTTGAAGAATTAATGAGGTCGCGCCTTATTAAATCAGATGAAACAATTTTTGGCGATGAGTTCTTCGAGAAAATTGCTAAGGCTGTTGGCGATGGCGCAAAAGCAGAGCAAGTTGGCATGGATATTGTTATCGAAACAGAGAGTGACTACATTGTTATCGAGATGAAGTCTGGTTCCAACTGGCAAAATGCTCGAATGGGTCGTGGGATTAAAGAGGACTTTGACAAAGCCTATCAGGACTACTGCCAGATGGGGATTCAGAAACGGTTTGTCGCAATTCTGGGTCAATCAACAGGTCAGGCTAACTCTGAGCCTGATGAAGAAGGTGGTCGCATCTATTTGATTCGTTCAGGTCAGGCTCTCTGGGAAGAAATTACAGGCGATTCTGACTTCTATTTGAAGTTAACAAGGTTGATGAAAGATTACCCGCTGCGTTTGCGTCCTGACTATCAGGACGCTTGGGCTACTACCTTAAATAAACTAACCCGTGAATTTTCCCTTTTGTTTGTTGATGAGGAAGGGCATATCAACTGGGAAAAGCTCACTCAAGCAAATAGCGGATACATTCCACCACGCAGGACTAGACGCAGGAGTTCTGCAAATTAGATAATCACCGTGTATTACACGGAAGATCTATGACTAAACAAAAGCGTAGCGACTGCGGACAGTTTGCCGCTAAGTCTGACGCACACCGCGAAGTACGCAGCATTCGTCTCACTGATACAACCTGGCAGCAGCTTGGTGAAGTCGCTGAGGCACAAAGTCTGACGCGGGCAGATCTGATTGAGCAGCTCACTGAGTCAAGAGCGTTCGACCAGGTGGTGCCTACCAACGGACTAAGCTTGGCGCAGGTGGATAATGCGATTGCTTGTGTCCTTAATGATCCAATGGTCACACGCAACGGTAAAGACCGAGGCTCGGTGCGCCGTGCTTTAGAAGCACTACGAAACTCTTTAACTTCATCCGTGTAATACACGGCAAGATGCCAGTACCAAGCTCTGCTGGAGAGTAACTTGGGGAGGTGGTAGCACTAGGCATCATCTCAAGTCAGGGGCGTAGCGTAGCGGAGAGCGTAGCGTCCCTTGACGGGCGAGAGAACCGCTATGCTCTTGCCTGCTCCAGGGGATTGCCACCAGACGCCGCACAAACCGACCTTACAAGTGCAATCCCCTGGAGTTGGCTCGCGCCGAGCGGTCTTTGATTGATTCAAACCCTAGGGTTTGAACTTTTAGTAATCGTTCTGGTCTGCGTTACAGGTTTAAGCTTCTTGCACTAATACTAAAAGCTATCCCTAATCCAGAAAGAGTAATTAGAACGATTGCAACGTTCAAATTTCTGCGTCTCTTTTCGATTAGTTTGTCTAATTGCTCAATCCCTTTTAGTGCTTGCCTCATCGTAAATAGCTTACATTTTTCGTCAGGAAGCCTGTAAATCTCTGCGTCAAGGAAGGAGGCAGGGTCAACTACTTTTCCAGCACTAGCGGGGGATAAGCCTAAACTGCATGAGACGATCGACATTGCTGAGAAAAAGCAAACGGCTACTTTTACCCAGACGAGCCATCCTTCGTCTGATAAACTTTCAGCGAACTTAAGAGCAACACCACTGAAAGCGAGTGCGCCGCTTATCTTTGTCGTGGTGTTGTCAAGGGACTTGTTCACCTTCTCCAGTGTTTTTTGCGTATATTCGTAGGCAAAAGTCGCATTATTATGTTCAGTCATGACTACTAATTCAAATTCAAATCAGGACGACAAACCTAAACCACCCCCGCCCCCGCCAACACCTGATCCCCCGAAAGTTCGGTACGAGCGCACAGATGGTGATGATTCAAAAGGAAAATGACTGACCAGGGTGGCGGATCACGTCCTTTGTAAAGATTTGTATATACGCTATCGTATGATGCTGATAGTAAAAAACTGGTGACTTCAGCGGTAACGTCAGATGCTTTGATGTGATCGCAGTCACCGATTAGAGAGGCTGATTTTTGCTTAAAAACTTTTACCGAACCCTTAAGGGTTCCTATGTTTTTTGCATATCGTTGCATGCTTTTGCATCCCTCCGCCTTCACTTGATCGGCATTTTGCCACAACAATCTCTAAGAACTTGGATCTCCCATCCTTCCCAAAGCTTACCGCCCATCCTCTCCTCCTGCCGACCCAGCAGGCTCTTCGTCTACAGTATCTATCACTACAAAAAGTTGCCGTATATCAACATTGAGTTCTTGGCACACCTTGAGAACCCGCAGGACTGCGCCAAGGTTTCGCCCATTCTCCCAGTTTTGAATAGTGGTCTTAGTAAGCCCCGACGCTTGCGCCAAGTCGTCTTGACTCAACCCTTTGGTCTTCCTGTACTCAGCCAGTTTAGAAGTCACTTTTACATCCTCATCTCTCTTTGACATAATCAATTTAACCCAAAACAATTAGCTAAGTCAACTTGACAGGTCTAAGCAGATTTGGTTAAATACAGTTATGGGCGATTAGCAATGAGTCTCGCAAACCCGCTAACCGCCCATAGAGTCCAAACTGCTTAGTTAAGGAACCTTAGCCCATTATGTCACCTCAACTCCTTTCCTCCAACACCGTAGAAACCGCCCCTAGCAAGACCGATCGCGCCCTCTTCGCTTTCCTCGGTATCAGCGAACCACGCCAGTACATTCATCGGGTGACGCTGATCAACCACAAGCTCGATCGCTCCATGAAGCTAGACGTGGTGACGCTCTCTGATAGCTTCTGCGACGTGTTGCGCGAGGTTGCTTATCTGCGTGACCTTTACAAGCTGACAGGCTATACGCTCGATCCTGAGTCTAATTTTGAGCTACTAAGCGATCCGTTCTAATCCTTTCTACCTGCTGCAACGGGGCGCTACGCCCCTTCTTAACCCACTGCACTTTAGAAGGACTTAGAACCATGCATAAACTTTATCCAGTAACAAAACGCGATCGCAGAATGCGTCGATTGCCTGCACTTCAACCCAAATTCAAGATCGGTCAATGTGTTGAAACTCGTTGGATTATTGACGAGGAGACAAAAGAAATGTCAATCGATCGCGGCATTGTGCAAGGCTTTGCTTACATTTCAGGCGACTACGAATGCACTTCGCGTAGTGGTTATGCACCCTCTTCTGGCTTTAGCTACAGCATCCTTTTTGGTGGTTACGCTATCGAGCTAGTCGATGAAAATGAGCTTTTCCTGGCTGAGGAGGCGCTTTGTGTCTAAAGAGTACCAATTCCCGCAACCGAAGTACAAAGCGGGTCAGCACATTCAAACCTCATGGCGTACTGATGACACTAGGGAAATGGTAGTCGAGCAAGGCGTGATCATTGCGCTTACCTATACCGACTACAGCAGCGATCGCCACCATTACGATCCTGGTTTCACCTATCACGTCCAGTTCTACAATTCGCGAGTGTTCGCTGACGCTGTGCCAGAAAACGATATTGAACTCATTGGAGAAAGCCCCATGACCCAACCCAATCAAATCAGCATCACTATTCCTGAGTCTGTGCCGACACCGAAGTTTAGCCTGTTTGAAGAGGCTTGTTACGGCAAACACAAAGGCATCATTACAGGCATGGCTTACGAAAATCCGCTTGAGTCTCTAAGACATAATTCAGCCCCAGGATGGCGCTACGACCTTTCTTATAGCTTTCAAAAAACTCCGATGGAAGCTGTCAATACCAGCGAGGATGACACGCTTATTTACGAAGACTCTTTGAGCCGTTGCGCTTGTTAGGTCCAGCCGAATAAGTCCATAGACAAAAAGCAGCGTATGACTCGCAATCATACGCTGCTTTTTCGTTGTCAATACAAACGATCAACGGCGACGATCGCCAACCACTACAGGACGTGGTTTCTGAAACCCGTTGCGTTGAGGCACTGTCTCAGGCTCTAGTTCAACGCCTTGCAACTGAGCAAAGACATTGATCAACTCTTCAAGCTCTAGATCGAGCGTGACCAGTTCTTGTCGTGAGCCGTTGGGCAGCAACACTAGCTCGTAGCTGCATAGATCAGGGTCAATGTCAGGCACGATCGCCTTGAGGCTGTAGGCAATGCGATGATGGTTTGATGGTTCTGATAGACGTTGCAGGACTAAGGCGGCATAGGTGGCTCGTTCAGCCTCTCTCATCGTTGACAAATCGATCGGCTGTCCTTTGGCATCCATCCCCAACACAGACGCGAGCGGGATAATCTTCAATCCTGTCAGGTCGTTTGCTTCATAGGTGCGATCGCGTAACTTAATCTGCATCGTCGTCATCTCCTAAGCCGACATAGTAGGAAGGCAAGCCCAGTGCCTCATTCAGAATCTTTCTATTTGCCTCTAGCAAGCGCCGATCGCGCTCGTGTATAAACTCCTCTAACCGTTCCTCACCCCTGTTCAGTTCGCTGAAAACGTGCATCACTTGGTCGATCGACTCAGCATCTAGCCATCCCATCAACCGCTCCACTTCGGATGGTTGCCACAGTGTTAAGAGGTTGCCGATCGTGTCATTGTCGTTATTGCCACAGGTTGGAAAGGGCAAGTTCTGAAGCGTTGGCACACCATCATCGGCAGTCTGTTTACGCTTATGCGGCTCATAGAGATGCAGTTGCACTAACTCACCCGCTTGATCTAGCTTCTCGCCATTTGCCAGAAACAACCGCTGTACAAGGTCTACGTCTGTTTTGAGCGGTGCCAATTTGAACGGCAGTAACTTGTGTGAGCGGATAAGCTTGCCGATCGCTTCAATCAGTTGCCAACCATCAACAGAAGCGACCAGAACCGCGCTCTTGCATTCTTTTTCAATCCATAATTGCAAAAGTCTCTGCGTGAGCAAATCAAGCAGAGACAGTTGGTTTCGCGCCACTGGATAAAGAATGGCGATCGTGCCATCGCCGTAAGTGACGACTAGATGGCGCATTTATTAACAGAAGTTAGAGAGTGGAATCAGATCAATCTCAGGACTGCCAGCAAAGAACCCTACCTCTGTCTGACCCTCACCGAAGTTGATGGAGCCTGTAGAGTCAACTGATACCTGCCCAAAACTAATGGTCAGCAACGATTTACCGTCGATCGTCACGAAGGCTAACCGCAGATTCAACGCAGAATATGGGATGGTGCCAAGTGAAGACAACGAAGCAATCACGGTGGGGATTTCAAACGAGACGGTACTGTTCCAAAGTCCAGAACCCCATTTTTGGGCGTTGTCAGCACCGATCGCAAAACCTAGCGGAGTGGTGGCAGCGTCAAAGCCTGCAAACGTGCCTTGTGTGAGTGCCGTTTGATCAGTAATACCAGCAGCGTTCAGTTGCCAAGCCTTAGAGACAGCATCCGCCGCAACACCGTTACCTAGCGTACCGATCGGCTTTGCTGCCACAATCCCATCAGGTGGGACGATAAAATCAGACTGAAAAATACTGCTGCTGACTGCTGTTCTTGTAACAAACTTACGGTTCAACTTGAGGGCGATCGTTTCTGGTGTGTTGGGAAACGTCAAGTTGACCTTTGGCTTTTCACTGGTTGGATAGCGCGATCGGGTAATCTTCACGCCTTGGCAAGAAACGCCTTCTAGGTCGGCTAACTCAATCCCTGTGTCGTAGGTAATCTGAGAAGCTGTTGGCAGGAGCAATGTTACTGGTGCTAAGGGGTTGCTATTGTCACGTACAGCAGTACGGACTAAGCCTTTCACCACTTTTTGAATGACATCACCGGGCATTTGTTAAGCTCCTGTCGTTGGGTGAGTTACTGCTTCCTTCTCGTGCTTTTGTTCAGCTTTGAGTGATGGCAAATGGATTTGTTTGAGAAGGCTTTCCTCCTCAGAAATGCTCAGGCGCAGATCGAGAATGTCGTCAGCACCCGATGCGGAACGCGATGTGCTAGCGGAGACTGTGAGTGTTAAAACTTCCAAACCATCCACGGTGACGGTTAAATGCGGCTCTTTGTAAACGGCTTTGACATCAAGCTCAACATCTTTTGTAGTTGTCTTGACTTCTGTAGCGGGTATTTTCATGTGGAAGCCAGTCTAGGAGGGCTAAAGCAGGAGAGTTACTTCCATTAAGCCCTTGACTGAGTAAACTAGAGGGGTGATATAACGCTTCCGTTATGGATTTCTCAGGCGAGTTACTTGGAAGGCTATTGGCAGCTAGAAACATGACGCAGGGCGAAGCTGCAATCTTTCTAGGCGTGAAGCAACCGACCATCAACCTATACGTCAATGGCAAGCGCAAGATGAGCGCCGATCGCTTCTTATTGTTCCTAGAAAAGTTTGGCGGCGAGGTGAGATTCTAAGGTGATCAACCGTAAACCGCCAGCTGAAAGCTCCAGATCAATACGTGCCATTTAGCTCTAACGTTGCTAGCACTAATATTTTTATCAGACTCGATCGCTCTGCTGCACTGAATCTGTAACTCTGCACCTGTCACAACGCCTGATGCTTGGCACAACCACGCTCTAATTGCCTTATCCACTGAGTAGCTGACGTTAGCAGAAACCTGTTGATCGTTTACACCGATTAACGGGAATATCTTGCCCAATAAAACAGAAGATGTGTAAGTAGCACGGTGTGCAGTTGAGCCTACAGAATCATCTTCTCGCACTCGATAGCCTGAGCCGTTGACTGAGGGATCGAAATTGCCAGCGCCTTGGAAGCCGTAGTTTTTCACCTGGAAGCGTTGCCAATCTGCCTCAAAGCGCCGATCGAGGTAGGGTAGCAGTCCTAGTGGTTCTGTGGTTTTGGTCAGAACTGCGGTGATGGGATGTTCGAGTATTGCTACTGGCATTTAATTGTCCTGTGAAACCTTCGCGAACCAAACCCGCACTACTTCAGCACCTTTAACCAAAAAACTTTGTCCGTGAATGTCATGGACTTCTACGAATCCACCAGTTTGCACCGACTCATTAAAACTGTTGCAAAGCGCTTTAACTGAATCTTTGGTTGGTGGCGCAATGTCGATGGTGAAATCACTGTCATAATTGTTCTTAAAACTGATCTCTAATTGATACTGATCCACGCTGTCAGTGTCCATTACTCTCTCCAAATAGTTTCAGCGCCATCACCGATCGCTAGTTCCATCAGCCTAAAATAAGTTTCGTCATCGGCATAGAAACCACCCGCTACGCCCTTACTCTCAGCGATCGCCTGTTGCCTACCAGCATAAGCCCTGTCTGAGAAGTTGGCTAAAGTATCGTTATCACCCTCTATCACCCAATTAGAGACGGTATCAGCGACAAGCCCTAGTGTGTCCTGTGCAAATTTACCATCGCCCTGTATGGCTGTGTTTTTGCGTGATGGCTTGAGCCTGCCCTCATACCCTTCTGAGTAGGGCAGTTGCGAGACCAAACCTGCCTGAGTACGGTTGATTTGCTCTAACTCTGGAATCATGCCCCGTAGCGCTGTGGCGATCCATGAGTTGTTGCTGAGTTGCGCGATCGTCCTTTCTAGATCGGCTAACTGCTGTGGGTTAAGAGTTAGGGAGATTTCAAACACTGTCGTAATGCTCCCTTTGAACAACAATCTCGTTGTGGTGTGGCGCTTTCCTCCAGATGTAGATGCCGCCACAGTCGTATCCAGGGTACTCACAGAGATACCAAGTCCCGCCAAGCCATTTTCTGAACCACTTAAAACGAAGCATAAGCTCTCTCCTTAAATCGCTGTCTGCCAGTCACCTAGCCCCATTTCTGCCAACTTCACCCCGTAGCGCATCCCTACGCCTGTCGTAGCTTCAGCATACGTGCGGCATCGTCTCCACCCAGTACCGTCGCCTAGATTCACGTACCAAATCTGACCAGGAGCGATCGCGCTTTGCCAGCCGTCACGCCCGAACGATCGCGTCAGTGTAGACAGTGGAATGGATGCCTCGTAAGCCTGCACATATTCGCCGCCATCTGTTAGACCAGGAGCTTGAATTGCGGTGATGTTGACTAAACCTGAAATGGTCAACAGTGGCACAGGTTTGATAACTTTAGTTTCGCCATAGCGTACCTGTTCCGGTCGCATCCCAACGCTTTGCATGATGCCGTCAAACTCTGGACCCGTTATCTTTTGGAAGAAACCATTTGTCACGATGTAGCTTCCTCTTTCTCATCCTTGATGCGCTGGGCGATCGCTTCTTGGTGTGCTTGCTGCTCAATCATTGCCGTTGCAAGACTTTCACGGCTATATAGCTTTTTCCAGATTGCCTTAAGTGCTGCTTGCCTAGCTTTCAAAGCGTGCATCATAGCAAACTCAATCTCTGATACTGAAAAAGTAAGTTCAGGGACTTTTGAGAAAAACTCTTGTATCCAAGCGATCGTCTTGCCATCTTCAAAAGTTTCAAGCATCTGATGCGCCATCTCTACTAGCCGGACAGCGTGCTGCTCACGATCGCTCATCGCTTCCCACTGCTTCTGATAGGCGTTACGCTTGTCTTCTGTGACTTCCATTGTTAACGTCCTCGCTCTTTGGCGATCGCTTCTGCTTTGTCGGCAAGGTTTAGCCACACTAGCCACATGTCGTCACCGTCTTCTAGTTCGAGAGATTCTATGAGATGAGGAGCCCACGGACGCTCTACCATTTCTCTTATAGATTTATCCAGATCTATTTCATATTCAGACTCGCCTGAAACGTAAGAAGGATATTCCACTTTCTGATTGTTTAAGCTTGCGTCGGACATGGTGAAGTTCCTGTGAATCACATTGACACTATTGTAGTCGCGCTGATAGTTTGGACACATGGAATGCAGCGAGCGCATCCACCGACGCAACAAAAGACCGCTGACCGAACGAAGCCCGACACTGCAGGGCACCCAACAATCTTAAGGACTCCTACAATGCAAGTCTCACTCTTCCAGTCTGGTGCTGGTCGTTTTTCCGTAGTCTTCGCCGCTAGCTGTTACGTTTCAATTAAGCTTGTGGCAGAAGCGATCGCGCACTCCATCAACCTTGCCTACACCACCGAGATTAAGCCTGTAGCGCTTGAAGTTCACCGCTTTTATACTTCACCTACCGCTAAAGCTTTGTACCGCTTCACAGGCAGGGCAATACTCGCAGCGATCGCCCTAGCCGCATACACAGCATTTATGGCAGGAGGCAAGTTCAGAGCATGGTCGGACGGTTATGTTGACTCGTGCCTTGAGAAAGAGGCTACCCCTGCCGTAACTGTCAGCGTGAAGCCAGTAGTGGTCAAGGCTGGGGCTGTAGAGGCGATCGCGCCAGTTGTCAGCACACCATTACCAGTGCGTACCGTGAAGGGGAAGAAAGGGCGATCGCCTAAGCTTGTCCCCGTCATGCTTTAGCCGCTTTCCTCGCGCCTGCTTTTGCTCTTGCCTGAAACCGTTTCTTACCGAGCTTCTTGCGCCCGATCGCTGCTGCTAGCGCTTTTGGATCATCAGCACCTTTAGCAGCTAGAGACTTGACCAGTCGATCGTATTTGCTCATCCCATCTTTGTGCTGTTTTAGAATGTCCAAGGCTGTGGCAGAGTCGATTTTAATGCCTTGCTTCTGGAACTTAGCGATCGCATTAACCAATGAATCAGTGGATGGTCGTATGGTGCTAGGTGGTTGGCTAGACTTTTCGTCCAGCTCTTGCTCTGCTTGCTTGATTAAGGCTTGAGTAGATGCAGGCAGATTCTCAAAGAAGTCAGTGTTATTAATTACGCCAACAAGCTTGAAGTACTTCGCTAAACTGTCAAACTTCAACTTCTTAAAGACAGGGGCATTTATTACCTTGCCTGCCCTTTGGCTCAATGTGGTAAAAGCTATCTCTTTGCTCATGACTGCTTGCTCAGTAGTTCAGACTGCATTCTTAATGCAGTCCTGTTGGTAATCATTGTGTAATCAGCTAGAGGTGTTTTGCCCCCTTTAGTATTGGCAATACTATAGCCGTCATAGCCACGGGCAGAAGCGTATGTACCTTCATTGAGAAAGAAATTGTCGTAGACTTTTGCTACTTTCAATTCTGCCAGTTCTGACATTTTTCGCTTTTTCAAAGACTCTTGAGCTTCTTCGGGTGTTTTGAATTTGGTGTCTTCTTCACGACGATACCCAGGTAGGATCGTGCGATAAAACTTTCCTACCTTCTTAACCTGTCCTGCATCAACGCCATCGATCGACATTGCATCTGTCTTGCTGTCAACCTTTTTCAAGCTGACAGTCTTGTTTAGGCGCTCGGTTTCTTTCTGAATAATTAACGGTGCTTTTTTCTCCTTGAAATCTTCCGCGGCTTCCTCCATTTCTTTAATCAAGGCATCGTGCTTGACTATTTTCAGTCCAGGCTTGATCGACATCCTGACTACTGTTGAGCCTTCGCCTGCATAACCGCTTGCAGTCTTGTAACCTAACCCCGGTGGATTATCGACTGCTGTATAGATGGAGTCGCCAAACAAACCACCTCCAACAAATAGCTCACCAGTTTGAAGCTGTTTGGCATGACTCTCAAGAGCCACCCCTCTATACGTTGCTGTCTCGCCCCTAGCTATAGCAGCATCCATATCTGCCTTAGAGGAAAGCTCTGGTTTGCCGTCAAAACCTTGTATTTTTGCCCAAGCTGCCCCAATCCTGTCGCCGTTAGCGCTAGTGTCGATACTGTCTAAGCGATCTGATATGTTAACCATCTCATCAGCAGTCAGCTTAACTGGGTTTAAATCGCCTGCCTTCGCTTTGACAACTCCATTCTTCACAGAGTCATCAGCTACTTCTGGTTTTGCTTTAGCGGCTTGTTTTTTGGGTGCCTTTTCTTTTTTAAGTTCTGTTGTTTTGACAGCTTTTGGTGGCGCTTTCTTTGCAACTGTCTTCTCTGGGCTAGGCTTTGTACTTTTAGCCCTAGTACAGCCTGGTGGCTTTGTACCTTGCCAACCTTTGCCACACGCTGCATCCTTCCTAAAAGCCTCGATCGCTGGTGTAACGTCAAACCCATCTGCTTTGTACTTAGCGATCGCGCTAATCAGTGACCCGGTAGAAGGTGACAGTGAATCGACGCTAACGTAGCCATATTTGCCCCTGTAGTTAGGGTTATCGCCTGCGGTGCCACTTCTACCGCGTGACGACTGGGGGGCAGAAGTGATGCCTTTGGGTTTGAGAGTAGGCTTAGGGCGATCGCTAGCGGTGGGGAAGCCCAACTTTCTCAGCACTTCGTCTTCTGCCTGCCACGCTGCTAGGTTCTCAAAAAGCTCTTTACGCCCTAGCCTGCCTTGTCTGGTTAGCTTCGTTTGAATCTCTTCACGCCGTTGTTTGGTGATAGCAGGGTCGATCGTGAAACCTTGTTCTACCTTGCGCTGAATTTGTGCTGCTACTTGACGCTGCTCTGGTGTGAGTTTGCTTAAGTCAGCGGTTGCTAGTTTCTGTTGATCACGCTGCTGTTGCTCCTTGCGTTGCTCAAACTCACGCGCTCTGCGTTCGTACATAGCAGCAGTTGAGCCTTCTTCTGGTGTAGGTGAGATCGCTCTCTTCTCCTTCTGCTTATCTTTCTCTGCCTGCTTGGTCAACTCGTTGACTGCCACTTGTGCCACAGCTAGCCCTTGGGCAGCGTTCACCAAGTCAGCCTGAGTATTGGCCTTCAGCCCTTCCATCGCTGCTTGTAACCGTTGCTTACCTGATCCTCCTGCGGGTAGCTTAGTTGGCTGTGTCTGTGTCTTCGATGGCGTAGTTTCAATGCCTAGACGACTCAGCGCTTCAGCGGCAACTGCCTGAATGCGATCGGCGTTCTTATCCTCTGCTTTGGCAGTGGTCTTCAGGTCATCGACTAAGCCTGCAATCCGGCGCGATCGGGCGGATGGCTCGACTTTGGGGTAGCCCATCACAGCCAGTCGTGCGGCTTCCGCTTCAGGGTTAGCCATCATCTCTGAGACTTCTGCTTTGGTCATGCCTTTGGACTTAGGCTTGCCACGCCCCTCGACTTCTGCCCTTAGCTGCTGTCGTGCTTTTGCCTTCGCTGTAGTCTTCTGTAACGCTTCCTTGGAAGTTGTTTTAGACTTTTCCTTGCTGCATTTGGCTCTAGGACTAATAAAAGATTTACCACAAGCAACTCCCTCGCCGCGGGCATCTTGCCTGAGCGAGTTGATCGCGCTATCAACGTTGTAGCCTAAGCGCTGATATTTGGCGATCGCGCTAATCAGTGCTGCTGTAGATGGGTGCATAGAGTCAGCCTTAGTCTGTTTTGTCTTTGGTTTGGCAGCGTTCACAGTGTCATCAGCTACAACTGTCCAAATGCGCTCTAATCCTGCTTTGCGTGCCACATCATAGGCGAAGTGGTTGCCCACCACTTCAAACTGCTCGTCGCCTGCTTCATTCTTACCAGTCGGCTTCACGACGATCGGCACCCAGTTACGCCCATTCGTCGCTAACAACTTCTTGGCAGCGGCTTCGATTTGCTCGTCGGTGCCTTCGTGCTGACGTTTGCCAGAGGGGGACGCGATCGTGTCTGAGTAGGCACTGATGTAATTGCCATAGTCAAACGATTGTTTGTCTTCTTTGTCGTCTGCCCGCTCTTTGCCCATTACCGCTGGGTTCTTTTTGTCAGGCACTTGCAGCATTTTGGCAAGTTCAATCTGATCAGGATTATTTGGCACGATGATGCTAAATGCTCGACCTTCTTTCGACCCTTTAGCAGCCGCGATCGTCCGGTTGCTACTCTCACCGATCGCTTCGTACTGATCTTTGTCTGTCTCAACCACTAGCGCAGGATTCCAGTTACGCTCACCGCGATCGAAAGCAGCAGTCAATGTTTTATCGCCTTTACCTGCTGACTTAATTTCATCAGCGTAAAGCTGCATCATATTGCCCACATCGCTGAATTTGCTTGTAACGCCACCAAGCGATCGAGCATCCCGTTCTTCATAGTTTTTCTTCAGCGTTTCAAGGTCGTCTGATGGCTGTGGTTTGGTTGTCGCTTTACTCTTTTTGGCAACTGGTGTTGCTGCTTTCGGTGTTGCTGACTTTGTAGGGGTGGGTTGCCCTTTCCCCGCTCTAGTGCAACCTGGCTTTGTGCCTTGCCAACCTTTACCGCATGGCTTAGGTGGTGAGTTCTTTGTAGTGGCATCTAACCTTGAATCAGTGCGAGCATTCAACTTGGCAACGGCAGCAGCAACATCACGCTTCGACATAGAGAATTGCCCATAGCCTTCGTCAGTCATGCCCATCTTGCTATAGAAACCCTTTGCCCCTTCCACTGATGAAGCTTCTAACCCTTTGCCCTGCTTGGCAGCATGAAGCAACAACTGATTGAACATTTCAGAGCCAGAGCCTTTAGCAGAACCATCAGCGCCAAAGTTCTGCACTGTGATAGTGTTCCGACCCTCTTTGTAAGACATTGCTCCTGTGATGCCGTCTTTAGCGTTGTGGCTAGTAATCAACCCGATGTTAGGGTTCTTAGCGTCACGCATGGCGGTGAGAGCGCCCATCTTACCCGCCTTGTTTGGATCGTCTGGAGTGACCTTAAACCGACCGTTTGCCAGCTTATCGACCAACTGATTGATACGGCTCGTTCTGCCCACTGCCTCTTTCTGCCCCGCGCTTGAGTTCAGGTCAGCGTTGGGGTTAAGGATATGGCGACTTGTAGCAGTTTTACCCTTTGCTTCCGGCTTGCCGTTCTTGCACGTGCCTGGGGGTGCGTACCCTTTGCCGCAAGGTTGCCACTTGCCATCGCTGCGGATAGAGTCGATCGCTGGTGCTATGTCGTAGCCTTGCTGCTGATACTTTGCGATCGCGCTGATTAGTGAAGCGGTTGATGGGTGCAATGAATCCATTTTGGCTTTCTTCCCAATCTTTTCAAGAAAAGCATTAGCCGCTTGTGGTGTTAGCTCCATAGACATCACGCCGTCGTTGCCGCCTTTCGTTTTGCCAGTGACACTGAAGCCTATTTTTTCGTAGAAAGGAATTGCACCTGGCAGTGCATCAAGCCTAATTTTGCCACCGTGCCCTTTATTCACACTTTCAGCAATGACAGACGCCATGGCGGCAGTGCCAGCACCTCTGACAGCCTTCTTGTCCTTCCCTGCGATATTCCAAGGTGCCGTTGCTAAATACTCAATTTCTAGGTGGTCTTTGCCTTCCTTAACGATCGCGGCAGCTTGCAGATTCCCTTTTTTATCTTTAATCCCTGTAAAGGAACTCTCGCCAGATTCGACTTTATCAAGTATCTCAAACGCAATACTAGCGTTATCTTCTAGTGTTTTAGGCGCATCCTTTTTGCCTCTAAGGTCTGCATTCTTTGAAATCCATGACCTTAGATTTTTTTCTACTTCTTTTTTATCGGCATCGGTTTTGATTCCGCTTGATTGGAGGGTTTCGGCTTCTGTGTTGCCGCCAGTGCTGACCCCGCTGCTGCTTCCAGTTCGTGTAACTCGTCCAGGTACTTTTGATCCATTTTCGGCTTCCTTTATTGATTTATCTTTTGGTTTTGCTTCAACTGCTTTAGTCTTAGCCTTTCTCTCTACTTGTTGTGGGGCAGATTCTTTTTTAACTGCTGTTGTATTTGAGGAAGACGCTTTGCTTTTAGCCCTAGTGCAACCTGGCTTGTTCCCTTGCCACCCTCTGCCGCATTCAGCATCCTCTCTCGCAGCCATCACTGCCACAACTTCAGCGATCGGCATCGAGTAGCGATCGGCTAGTCTTTCCATCTCAGTCAATGTCGGCATAAGGATTTCTCTCAGCGGTTTGTTTTGAGTTCTGACCAATCAGCAGGTTCTACTTGCCCAGAGCGATCGCCCCCAACGTGGTAGCGATGTAATGCCCTCGCCTGTGCTGCATCTTTGACATGAGCAAAATACTTGTACTCATCAAAGAGTCCATCTGGCTTCGTCTGAGTCACTTTCCATAACTGCGTTGACTCTGGCTCGTTGCCGAGATAGATGTCAGCGCTGGAAGAGTGGCGCGATCGGTCTGAGGTGCCGAGTAAGTGCCCATACGCTGCAATCAGTGGTTTGCCGTTGGGGAAGCGATGACTACCAACTGGGTGCGTGATGCCGATCGTGCAACCGTGAATTAACACGCGGCGATCGTACTTGGGGAATGCATCGGCTTTCGGTTCAGATGGTGTTATGCTCCAAAAACTACTGTCAGTGTCTCCAAACTTTTTATGATTAATCATAATTAGCCTAATAATTGTTTGATAAATGCTGCTTCTTCTTGACTTAGCGGCTTGCCTTCCTTGAATTTGGCGATCGCTGCTTGCGAATTGAACGATTGCACTTTAGTTTCTTTGGCAGGCTTCTTCTCTTCCACTTTGCTTTTTTCAAGTGGAGGTGCGGTATCCTCCAATTCAATCTCTACAGTGTTGCCCTTTCTTTTCACTGAAGCTACTCTGTAGGTCGTGTTTTTAGGCACAAGCACCTCGCCTTCTTCTGGGTATAGTGTCAAGTCTTGTATGGAAGCCCCGCTACGGTTTTGTTTGACTTTAAGAACAACCGAGTTTTGGTTGCCAGAATCTTTAGAAAATCGTTCGGCAATAGATCGATCGCTACTGAAACTTGATACAGCGTCAGGTTTCATTGACGAACCTTCTTTAGCAGTATTCAGGAAGTCATCAAGCTCTTTAGTGGTCTTAAACGATAAACCCCTATAAATTTCGCCGTCATATTTTGGCGCTTTTTCGATATAACGATTGATCGCCTTACCTTCTTTTGTTGGCTTGCCTTCACGTTCAGCTTTACGAATCGCTGTGTAGTTATCTCCTGTAAAACTGGTGACGCTAGAAATAGTTTCTTTCGCTTCTTTTTTTGTTAGCCCCAGTTTTTGCTCTAACTGGGAAGCCATCGCCTCAATATCTGCTTTTTCTGGCTCATCACCTTCAGCTTGAACCAGTCTGCGACTAAAAATAGAGTGAGATCCAGCAGTACGGTTTTTTTGCTCTGCGGGTGCAGCTTTTGATGGTTGAGCGGTTTCTTTAGCAACTGGTGTAGTTTCTGGTTTAGCTGCTGTCGGTATTGGTTGCCCCTTCTTTGCTCTAGTGCAACCCGGCGGTTTTGACCCTACCCATCCTTTGCCGCATGTCGCATCAAGTTTTAGCCTTTCATCAGCAAAAGAGTCCGATTGCTCTCCCTGTGCTGCCTCCATCTGCCGCTTTACTTTGCCTACGAATGTTTTGAAAGGTTCGCCGCCCCAAATTAGCCAGTCGGTGTGAGCGCCAGAGCCTTCAGGGGCACTTGCAAAGCGACTGTTGCGGGCAAACCATCTGTACGCCTTTTCGACCTTTTCAGGGGTAACAGCTTTACCTTGCGCGATCGCCATTGCCTCTTTAATCGTGGCAGGTTCAATACCACTGCCTGACTTGCCTGCTTTGTGCAGTTCTAGCCCTTTCTTGCACGCCTGTCGTGCCTCGACGGGTGGCTTAAAGTTGATTTGCTCGTAAGAGTCGGCGCGCGGCGATTGCTTGGGCTTATTAGCTGGCACCGCTTTAGAGTTAACAGGAGGCGTTGCGACTTGTGGCTTAACGTCGTCGTCTTCCTCTACGTCGAGGTGGACAGTGCCATCTTTCACGTATTGCTTAACTACTTTGTACTTTGCTCCTTTAGGAACAACAATTTCATCCTCGGCTGGGACTGAAGAAACTCCTTTTACGGAAGCTCCTTTTGTATTTGATTTGACGCTTATGACTACACCTGGCTTTTTCTTCATACCCACGCTAAACCGAAGCGCGATCGCGGGATCAGATGAAAAACTACTTAAAGCTTGCAACTCAAACCCGTTAGATACAGATGAAATAAACTTGTCTCTCTCCTCGTCTGTGTTGAATTTAAGTCCTCTGTGTATTTCGCCTTTGAATTTAGGCATGGAGCGAACATAAAGATTTGTCCCGTCAGCACTCTCCTTGACTCCATCTTTGTATTCTTGATCGTCGCTTTTAAGAGGTTGACCAATTTCGAACTGTCTTATCTCACCTGCATCACTTGTGAAGGTAGAAATACCGTCTAAAGCAAACTCGGCTTTAGTTTTGTCCAGTCCTGTAATTTCGGCAATACGATCTATTTTTTGATCTCGTGACAAGTCGCCTTTAATAACATCGTGCGTCTCTAACGCTCTTTTTCTTTCTTTTTCGTCGGTTTCAGGAACAGGTTCACGTCCTCCGGCTGCTCCACGAACCTCTCCGGTCTTACTTCCTGATTTTTCTTGTTTTTGGGGTTTGGTTTCTGTTCCGACATTTAGTTTATCCTTAGCTTTTTCCTTAAGTTTAGTAGCTTTGACGGGCTTCTCTTCCATAGGCTTAGGCTCGACTTCGACCACTTTCTTCTTGGCAGTCTTCGTCTTCTTAGGCTCTGCCGCTTCAGGAGTTTCAACCGCTTTAGCTTTAGTCGCTTTCGGCTTCTTAACGATGGCTTTCTCTGGTGCAATCGGTTCACCTTTAGCTTTAGCGATCGCACCCTTCGCCTCAATCTTCACAACATCGCGTGCAGCCTGACGCAGATCCTTGTCTGTGACTTCCTTGCCTGCCTTTTTCAGGTCACGCCGCTTTTTGTCGATCGCCTTCTGAATCTTGCCGCGCAAGTCCTGCTCAATATCCTCTGCCTTAGCACCCGTTTTACGGGCGATCGCATTGGCAATGGCACCACTGGTCTTAGATGTCTGATACTTGCCTGCTTTGCCGCTAGCAGGCTTGGCAGTGCCCTTAGACTTACTAGCAGGTGAATCACCACCTTCGCCTACAAACGCCCTAATCTCAGCCGTTGTTTTCCCGAAGGCGTTGAACTTCTTACCCTTGGCTAAACTCTCGTTCTTAGCTTTGACCTTCGCTAGGAGTTCGCTGCGTGTACTAGCGTCTAGGTGGTAGAGGAAGAAAACGTCGTTGGAGTCGAGCAAGGTGCGGTCGTCTAGTAGTTCGTCAGCGATCGCCTGATCTTGATCATTGCCCTCTAGCGCTAGTTGCTCCTCACCCTCAAATTCTTCGCCCTCTAACTCTGCCTCGCCTAACATCTCCTCTTCAGGTGGCGGTGGAATAACGGCAGCGGCGATCGCGTCATCCAGAAACTTGACGTAGTTCTTAGGCAGTACAAGGTTCTGGTTAAACTCGTTCTGTCCCCACAGCGTGCGGATGCCAACCTGACCGATCACACTTTGCTCAACTTGTGCCAAGGTCGATAGCATCGTGGCGAACTGGCTTTGTAGCCCTGCGTTTTCTTCAGGGGATGGTGCATAGAGGACGTGCCAATGCCATGCAAGCCCTTTCAGTTCGTTGCCTTGTGTGGGTCCACTCTTTGCCGCACACAACACGTTAGCCAGTGTTAAAACATTGTCTTCGCACTTATCCTGCTGTGCCTGTGCAGTCGTATCGTTCCACGTTTGCCGCTCGGATGTTTCCATGCCTGTCGCGTTCAACCCAGCACTAAACTCACCAAACAGCACAGAAGGCGGGTAGTCTGTGGACGCTAAGAGGTAGTTCTTGCAGTGGTCGAGCATATCGCTATAACCACCGACTTGGCGACTGACAGGGGCGATTTCTTCGTTCTCCTTGTCAATCACCATGTCGCGGAAGTTCGATCGCCGCTGACGGTTGATCTCCAGTCGTGCTGATATGACCTGCTGTGCTTTCTGCGGATTGCTTTCGAGTTTGCCTAGCAGACCAGTGATTTTGTGTACATAGAAATCAAAATCCTCCAGCATTCTGCCTGCCCCTTTCACCCCGTTCGTATAGAGGTAAAACGACTCCAACATCGCTTGCAGAATCGAATCATCACAGCCCTGGTTATAGCTGCCCGTATACCCGTCGATTAGTTCAGCACCACGGAACCACAGCACACGCGATCGGTGGATACGCCAACTCGCTTCAGGTGCATCCATCGCCCTGTGGTCCACAATCTCAAAGTGCTCAGATTGCCGCAGCACCGTCAGCGATCGGTCATCTGGCACCAGTTGCCACCGGCTAAACAGCCACAGCTTTCTAACGCTGTTAAGTCGCTTCAGGTTCAGCGGTTGATCCAATGGCAACCCATCATCCGCATCCATAACGAGGGCAGAGTTACCCGTCAGAAACGCAGTCTTGAGCGCTTCTTGAAAGCCTTTCTTAGCTCCTTTGTAGACGTGACGAGCGCTATGGATTGGGATCTGGTTAAGTGCATCAATCAGTGCATTAAGCTTGGCACTGCTACCCGTTGGCAATGTGGGCGTACCCCATCGGTAAGTGGCAGCTCTGGGGATATTGCACACGACTTTACGCAGCAAGCCATAGTTGCGGAACAAGCTTTCTTGCTGTTCACGCTCTAGCCTGCCACCGTAGAAGACCGATGCCGATCGGCTAGGGTCAGTGCCGACCATACCCATACCTGTCTGTGGGTTATAGATCCCACCAGAGAGGGCAGCACCGAGCGATGCCATATCATCCCAGTGCGCTACGACCGATCCATTTCCGTTGCCATTGCCGTTTTGTGTTGCCATTGTCTAGCCTGTGGCTAAGATGGAAGCACAAACGCATATGTCATTGAGTTACTCTAGGGGTGTTTCAGCACCCCTTCTTTATTAAGCCCAAAGCAGGTCCATACCTGTTTTTTGTGGCTTGTTAGCTTCGAGCCAGATAATGCCTTGATCGAGCGCATCCACTTGATCGTCATTGGCAGCGTTAGGGAACTGAGCGAATTCATCCATTAACGCTTTGCACCATTCTTGTACTGGTGCGTACTCAGCATTTGTCTTATGCAGCGGTGGATGTAATTCCCACCATTCACCTACTGTAATCGAGGTTTTACCCATTGACTCAAGCGCTGCCGCAACAGCGTCAGAAGCAGGCAGTAAAATACCACCCCTTTCATGAATTGGCTGAATTGACCACGCACGCGATCGCTTGCTGTTCATCCCTGGCTTAAATGGTGTGATGCCTGTTAACTCACTACTCAATCGCTCAATCACTGCGGGTCCGTTTGCCTTATCTTCAATCAGTTTTGTATACGCTTCTGGGTAACGATTTGACGTTTCTCTGATCATTGTCTCGGTGCCACTTATGCCCACACGCGATCGTGCTTGGTAGGGCAGATAGTAATCAGAGAACAGCATCGGCTTCCCATCCTGATCTAACACCGTATGCACATCGGCAACCTGCGCGATCGCCTGCACAACCACATAGTCAGAATCTTTTGTGCCCTTAAAAGCAGCATCACAGCTCAGAATCATGCGAGTGAACCTAGGCGCAGCGCTTGGCACATACACACGCCAATTCGCCAGCTTAAACATCCCTCCTTCAGATGGCGCAGGTTTCTGTTGATGCTGTCCTGCGTAACCATACGAACCTAAAACAAGTTTCTCTTTCTCTAAAACATACTCAGGGAAGCGTTCTTCAAACATCAATGACCCCGGTTCGGTTCGAGGGTCTACCCAGCCGAGCGGTGTTGGTGCTTGTGGTGCTTCAAATTCTTGAGGGATACAAAGAAGCGCCCAGTCACCTTCCTGTAAAACGTGCCCGGACCAGTCAAGTTGATGTAAGCGCTGCATGATGCCGATACGAACAGACGATCGCAAGTCGTTGACCCGGTTACGGATGGCACTATCCCAGCGATCGAGGACAGCTTGACGCAGCAAATCTGATTCGATCTCTTTAGCATCATGAGGGTCATCTACCAAAATGCAGTCGCCGCGATCGCCCGTAATCCGTGAATTGAAACCAAAAGATGCCCTTTGCCCACCTTTGGTGTTCCAATAAAGCGACTTAGCGTTTGTATCAACACGCAGCTTCCAGTCAGGCTTAAAGCGTTTCTGATACCATTCACTTTCAATTAAGTCCCGGCAATAGGCGCTATCTCGCAAGGCTACACGAGGGTTAGAAGAAAGGAAGATAGCACGCCATGAAGGGCAGATAGTCCAAAACCATGCGGGGGCACAAACACTGACGACTCTAGACTTAAGACTGCCAGGTGGCACATTAATTAAAAGGTTTTGGATGCGCTGCTTATAGTTTGAGTCTTGTTTGTGTCGCAACCAGTCCAGTAGTGATTCCTGGATATGCTCACACATGGCATCAATATGCCAGTTCCAAGCTAGAGTCGTTTCCGGCTCTAAAACATGCCAGCTTTCTTTAACAAACGTCGCTAGGCTAATCTGCTCATTAGCAATTTTCTGCCTGGATTTGAACTCAGCCTGTTTCTTCCTCGCTAGCTTCTGCATCAGCGATAGCGTCGATGATTTGGATGAAGACATCTTCAGGTAGTTTGGTTTGCAGTTTGGCTAACGTTTGCTCTAACTCTTTTTCGACTTCAATCTTGACCCGTTGCGTATTTGACCAGCGATCGGGGTGTCTGCGCTCTAGTAGCCATGCTGACGCTCGCCAATCATCCTTGCCAGCCCCTTTGATGTGGGCTGCTGTCGAGATTTCAGCCTGGGCGATCGCATTAGTTACTGCTGAATAAAAGTCCCTGAACTCTCCCGAAGTAGCTTGCTCGCCTTTATTCATCCAATTACGGACGGAAACATAAGACACCCCTGCATAGGCACAGGAAGGCTCGATATAGTTGCCAGCCAACAACGCTTGCACCAGCTTTTCTCTGACTGCTGGTGTTAGTTTTGACGGTCTACCTCTACCTCTTCCTTCCATTTCTTATATTTTTTGTAGGTTTCTATTGCATTTGTCTTACAAACCCATGCCCGCATTGAGGGCAAGTGCAGTTAATCTCTTTGGTTTGACCATTGAAGCCGCGATCGTTCTCTGGTGGTGGGGGCGGATCACTCAACCCTTTAAGCAAGTTATCAAGCTCATCATCAAAGTAGAGCAATGATAGGTCAATATCCCCAGACAACTCTGCTAACACATCTGTGTCAGGCACGTAGTTAACCTCAGAGATACGGTTAGCCGCGATCGAAAGCAGCTTTGCTTTCGGGTCTTCGGCGTTCGGTATATCTTCCCTAATGTGGATAATCGGGCGATCGCCCTTGCTTCTAACAATTATCGGTTCTACCGTCTCACCAAAGCGATCGAAGCTAGTTTCAAGCCTAGCACTGCCGTCAAACACTTCACCGTCTGCTGCTGCCGTTATCGCGCCAATGAATCCTTCTGTAGCGATCGTGTGGTCAAGCATCCCCATGCCACGAACGCTATGCTTGTTACCGTTGCGTTGCTGTAAACGAAAGTCTGACAGTTTCTTTTTCATTCAACTAACTCCCGATCGTACTCATTGCCGTCAACACCACGCCGCCAGAGTAAGCCTTGCTCGTCGATCGCCTCTACCTCAAAACGTGTATCACCACAAACTGCATCCTCAAGCCTCCAAACACCTAAAAGCAGACCAAGATTGCAATCACAGTCATTGTTGCCAGAACACCACAAAGCGTCGTCATTGTCCCAGTCAACAGGCAAAGCCATCTGCCTGCCTGTCTGAGTGTCCGTAATGGTGACTGTAACGGTCATCCCACTAAATCCTGAAAGCTTACGCACAGGACACGACACCAACCGGATAGCTCTGCTGGATCGACCTTTCTGCCACTGTTGACAATTTCATAAATGGCAGTGCGGTGCAATCCCATCATGTCTGTCAACTGAGTATCGCTGTACGCCGATCGCTCAACTGCGTTCTTAAAGTTGCCGACAAAGCGACGGCGAAGTTCTTGCTGTGTTGGACTTTCCAACGATTTCATCTTAGGCAGGGTGGCAAGGGGTAGAACAAGGTATTGACTGCGTGATTACATTATGCCCTTGGCTACAGCAATTCGCTTTAATCAATTAGCAACGATCGAGCGTTTTGACTCCAGAGATGGAGTGATGACTGTCACCGCGATCGCTCGTGAGCCTGGGATTTTAACGTATCGAAATGCTGATGGATCAACTCGTCGTGAATTAGTATCGCGCGAGTTTTTGCGACGAACAGATAGCGATGGAAAACCGTTAGTAGCTCAGTTAGCTGATTTACCCGTAACTAGAGAGCATCCTCCCTGCCTGCTTCGGAATGATGATGCGTTACTAGAAAAGTATCAAGTCGGTAGAACTCAGAACAAAGTCCATGTCTTTGACGATGGACGGGTGCAAGTAACCTTTGATGTTTATGACCCTGAAACGCAAGACGACATCCGTTTTGGTCGCAAAGATGGCGTGAGCGTTGGCTATGAAACGAACGTAAGAAATGACGCTGGCGAGTGGCATGGGGAAGCGTTTGACGCTTTGCAAGATGAGCCTATGCGTAAAGACCACATGGCAGTCTGCTCTAAGCCAAGAGCTGCTGGCGCAAAAATCAAAACTTTTAGATTCGACTCCGCTGATACGAATGACATCGCATGGCAGATTGAACCCGCTATTGAAGCACCAATACCGACTGTTCGTAAGGATGCACCAGTGGCAGATAAATATCAGATTGAGCTAACGACCCCACAGGGCAAACGTCCTTTCTGGGTACCGATGGATCTCTACATTGAGATTAAAGAACGGGGGCTAGATGACTGCGGTTGCCATGCTGACGCTGCTGACATGGTGCCAGTGTTTGACACCACAGAAGAAGAGTACCGGGTTGACTCAGAGGGCGAACTGTGGCGGTTTGATAAAAAAACTGGCACAGGCAAGAAGTGTCCTGGTGGTTACTCGATCCCTGCTAGCAAGAATTGCAACCCTAAAACTCAAGTCAAGAAGAATCAGGAACGCACTCAGCAACTACGTGAAAAGTTTAGCGACGGCACTAAACGGGCTGCTGTTGACAAGAAGCGTGTGGAGCAAAACAGGTTGAGAGGCATTACTCCCGAGAAAGGCAAAGCGCTATCAAACGTCTCTAAGTCTGCCTCATCTCGGAGTAAATCAGGCTTCTCTGATTTCTCACGACAGTCGGCACCAAAGAAAGGAAAGAACAAGCCATCGAAGCAGGCAATTACAGCAGCAGCAGAAACCAATAGAGCGAAAGGGGCGGCTAGAAACAAACGCCTAGCAGAAGCAGGGCTTAACTTTTGAGGCAAGACATGACAACCATCACACTCCCCGGCAGTATCAAAACCCATGACGTTGAGCCTGAATTAGCCGAAGCACTTGAGTACTCACTTGAGATGAAAGAGCAGCAGCAGGCGATCGCAGAGTCCATGTATGACGACGAAGAAAACTATGAGGAAGCACCCATGAGACGCGGTTACGACAGTGAAGACGAGCGTTACGACTCTAAGAAAAAAGTCGTGATGGAAGAAGATGACGAGGATATGGATGACGAAGAAGAGGAAGACGAGATCCCTGACTTCATCAAAAAGAAGATGAAAAAGGATGCTGCCGATTTAGAGCGTGCAAATGCTCACATCGACTCTTTGGAAGGTGAGTTAGCGATCGCTCGTACTCTTCTCAACCGCACTGACTCCGAAGAAGACGAAGAGACTGGAGAACGTTCTGACTCTGATATTGAAGCAGCAGTGCAAGCACGTCTAGACAGTATTTTTGCAGCGTATGACGATGCAAAGCCGTTTCTGCCTGATGACTTCAAGCTAGACGGTAGCAGCAGTGCTTACAGCATTCAAGCAGCAGCGATCGCTAACTTTGACAGCGACATCAAGCTTGACTCAGAGCAAGCTGTGGCAGGGGCTTACACAGCAATGAAGCTATGGCGTAGACCGTCAACGGGCGGGCAGCTTGAGAAGCTAGCGATCGCCTCTTCAGTCCGTGATGACAGTCGAGACAACCATATGGATGCTGTCAAACAAATGTATGCAAACGCATGGAAAGGAGGTAACTAAATGCCCGTAACTACTCACATTGATTTACTCGACGGGCAGCTTTACTTCCCCGGTCAAGAAATCACCACTCAAGGATCGTCCATCAGTAGCATCCTGACTGGCTTTAACAACACTGGCGCGATCATTCCGTTCGGCTTTGGTGTTTGTCAAGGTGCTACACCTGACTTGCTGACACTGCCAACTGACGCGAACAGCATTTTTCGCGGTGTCAACCGTCAAATGGACATTGAAAAGCGATCGGGCTATTCGCTTGATGGCAGCGGTCGCTTTGGCATCCCAAACTTTCACGAACTAGCTTTTCTAGAAGCAGGCGACATTGCTGTTTATATTGACGGCGACATTGTTCAAGGCTCTCCAGTGTACTTAAACCACACAGCTACATCCTCAGTTGTTGGTGCATTTAGAGGCGCGGCTAATGGGGGTAGTGCCACTCTCATTGCTGGCGCTTACTGGTTGAAGACTGTCACAGGTGCCACAGCAGCGGCGATGAAAGTTGCACCACTACGCTTAAATCGTCCATAGGAGAATAACTGATGCCCGTTGAACAAGGTGGAATGTATCTTTATCGTGATCTCGAACAGCGCTTACCGCGTCTGATTGAGCCACGTCGCCGTGAATTGCCTTTTGAGTCAGGCACCGACATTCCAACGATGCCGGATTTAATGCCTGGTGCTCATGAATTAGTATCGACAGTCATTAATGATGTCGGTGATGCCAAGATTTTGGCTGATGGGGCTTTTGACTTCCCGTTAGTTGATGCCACTGCTTCAGAAGACCGTCACCGTGTTGTGATGGCGGTTGCTGGCTTTCATATCGACTTCCAAGCCGAACGGCGTGAGATGTACGCCTTGTCAAACGCTGCTGCAACTTTGCGGGTACGGCAGTACGACCAAAAGATGAAAACTTGTATTCGTGCCATTCAAGAGCGACGGAACCGGATCGCCGCTTTTGGCGACACCAAGTTGAACATGACAGGCTTGCTCAACAATGCCAACGTCACGCCAAACAACAGCAGTTTTGACCCGTATACTGCGACTACTGCGACCACGATGGCTGACTTTTTCATCAATGAAGTGCAGGACTTTTATAGCGGCAGTAGCGATGTGTTCTTCCCATCAGTGGCGCTGGTTAGTAACACTCTCTTTTTCCGCCTGATCAGCCTGGTCATGTCCGGCACTGCCACAACGGTTAAAGACCACATTGAAAAGGCGCTGAGTGAAGAAGGCATTAAGTTTGAGATCCGCAAACGTCAAGAATGCAGTGCAGCAAAGCTCGAAGCAAATGGTGTACTAGCACCCGGGACAAATAAAGACCGGATTGTGCTTTACAGCCTTGACCCCGAAGTGGTTGAGCGTCACATCGAAATGATTCAGATGGTGCCGATTAAATATGTTGAAGTGCATGGCTTGAAAACCATCTACCCCATGTTCGGTTGCACGACAGAAACGATCGTCAACTACCCTGGCGCGTTCGCTTATATCGACGTGGCAAAATCCGCTGCATAGGAGTTTAGATGACAAAACTGCTTGAGTTAATTCCGGAATACTGTGTTCCACGTTCTAACAATGGCGTGAAGTTCGATCGCATTCCGGTACGTCCGGGTATCAATTATCAACTTACGCCACTGGAAGTAGATAAGGTTATTGCCCATCCTGACTTTCAGCGCTATGCAGCTAATGGCAGCATCAAAATCATTGAATCTGTTGTTGACCCACTAGCGATCGAGATTGAACCGCAAGCACCTTTAGCCGCCAACCTCGAATTAAGTGGCTTCAAAGTTGGTGAAGGAGATGAGGAAACGGGCGGTATTATTCGCCGCACATCCACGATCGCTATCCTCGATCGCTGGCTAGAAAAAGAAACGCGAAAATCTGTACAAGGGCAACTGCAACGCCGCATTGCCGCAATCAAAAAAGGTGAAATCTAATGCCGATTACTGATGGACGCTTTTTAGTTATTGGCGATCCGAGTAGCCCTCTAACGCTCAACAACGGTGTGCAGTACCGTTCTTTCCGAATCAGTGGCACGCCTGCGGATCAAAACCTCTTCCCCTCTGATGAAGCTTGGAAGCTGATCAGCGCCAAATACACATCTAATGCACCTGGCACGGATGCTGGAGCCGTTACAGGGCTTTTAACCAAGTGTACGGGCACGACTGCGCCTGCTGCTGGCATAGCCTTGCAGACGGGCACATTCGATTTGAAAACCGCTGCACACAACACTGTTAACGCAACTTTAGTCTCTAATCAATCAGCATTGACATTTGCAGCAGGCGATCGCTTGGCGCTTGATGTCACAGGCGTTACAACCGCAGTCGATGGTGTGATCACGATCGGTTATCAACGGGCTTAATGTATGGCGCTGACTGTTGCCGACTTTCTCGCAGACCCACGCTTTGAGGAATTTGACTCACTGGACGAAACCCTAATCGCCAGTGAGTTGGCTTATGTAGCCACGCTGCTACCTGAGGGTTCTTTGTGCGTTGACGAGATGGACGAAGGGCGTAAGTACTATCTAGCGCATCTTCTGACACTAGACCAGACAGGGCAGTTGGGCGGTAGAGCGATCGGGCAGATCAGTTCAATCAGTGGTTCTCAAGGTTCTCAATCAGTCAGTTTCGCGGCGACAGATGGCAAAGCAGAAGCTAATCAGTTGAGCGCCACTAAATGGGGTTTACGGTTGCAGGCGTTGATGGCTAATAGCGCTTGCCGTTTTGTTACAGGCTTTGTGGTTTAGAGAGAGGGCGATCGCTTGAGTTGTTGCCTGTCATTTCCACTCACGAACTTTGACACACCTGGCAAATGTTACGCCCCTGTGCAAGGCGATACGTTTGACTGGTTTGACCTGTTCATTGAAGGCGATTACACGCTGTGGGAACCAGCAGGGCAAGTTAGAGACAACTACGCAGAAAAGTCAAAACTGCCGCCAATCAATTTTACTTTTTTGCCGCTAACTTATGGCACTTACACAATCACGCCTGAAGGTGTCGCAGCACCAATTACAGGACTGTTTACAAAAATTTCACCACGGTTATCTGCTGCTCAGACTGCTTTGTTTGCGCTCCCAAGACAGCGACTAGATGGTGACGATCCACGGCTTGGTAAAAATGTCTACGTCTACGATATTGAGCTGCTACTAGGCGATCTAACTAAGACGATCGTTGATGCCTCTTACTTTGACTATTGCAGAGACGTGACTCGCAGGAGTGTGGTGGCGTAATGACAAAAATCTACGCGGTAGTGCGTCCCTGCCCCAAAGTTTACGCGGTTGTTAATCAACGGTTTGAGCTTCACGTTATTGATGGAGAATCAAATCAAGTTGGTGGGACTTTCCCAACTGATTCACTTGCACTGACAACCTTGCTAGGTGATGCAGGCTATGTTGTCGATCGCGCTTTCCTTGCTGACAACCTGACATTACAACCGTTATTGCTGGACACGGTTTACGCTGTCACCCTCCTAACTGAACGGGAAGTTGATGGGTTGCTGCTAGTTTCGACTTTGATGGATGTGGGTTACGTTACTGCCTCCATCAGGCAAGCAGAATCACTGGCGCAGCAATCGCTGCCAATCGATACAGCACACTCGATCGCCTCTCTTCGGCAGTCTGATTCTATTCAAGCCTCGATTTTTGGCTTAGACACAGCCTACTCAGCAGGGGCACTGACGCAGCGCGATGCGGATGCTTTGTTGCTGATGCTGCTGCGGCAAGACACCAGTTACACGGTCAGCACGCAACGCTTTGCAGACGGACTGACGACAACACCGATCGCTGTCGATAGTAGCTATCAAACAACGACAGCTAGACAGCCTGATGGCTTACTGCTTTCAGGCTTGTTAGTCGATAGCGATCGCCGTGTTGCAACAACTAAGCAGGCTGATGCTTTAAGCGGCATGACGACTCTGCTAGATGCAGCGCCATCGGTCACACGACAGGCAAACGCCGACAGCTTAACCATGCAGTCGCTGTTGATGGATACGACGTACAGCGTAGCGATAGGCAGCACTCGGACAATCTTTACCACCGTTCTTAGGAGTTAATATGGCGTTTCAGCCTTCAGATATTAAGCGGCAAATCTTAGCAGCCTACCTACCCCCTGGCACGATCGTTAATGCCCATCTCTTAACGGCAGTACTGACCGACACGATCGACACGGTGGCTGAACTCACTCAAGCAGCGGGCGGGAACTATGCTGCCAAGCCTTTAACAACGACTGCCGCTGCACTTGTAGGCACAAGCGCGATCGTTAACGTTAGTGATGGTCCACCCCTATGGAGCAATCTTTACACAAGCGCAGCAACGCCGATCGTTGAGATGGCTTTCTCTAAGCAAATCGGTGGGGCGAGTGCTGGCAGCGATCCGGTGCTTGGCTCGGTAAAGCTGACTGAAACAACCACGATTGCCAGTGTGACAACTACAGCCGATTCGGTCATTCTCACCACGACTGGAAGCTTTGCTGGTTTGGCAGAGGGTTATCGACTAGCGGGTACAGGCTTGGCATTCGGATCAGTGATCGATGAAATCACTTCTGCAACTCAGATAGTGATGAGTCGTCCTGCAACAGCATCCGGCACCATTACGCTCACAGTTTATGTGCCTGCACCTTATACGCCTTCAACTTCAAGCGGTAGCCAGAATACGCTCACGGTGCCACTGCCACCTACAGGTGTGCTGGCTCATTTATAAGGAGTAGCAAATGCCGACACCTGTTCAGTTAGCAACTTTTGGTAGTAATACTGCCTTTTTCCAGTTTGGCAAAGGGACAGGCACTAATGTCGATCCTTACGGATTGCAGGCGTTCTCAGGCTTAACAGTTGATCCGACAGCCCCAGGAACGACAGCAGCGGGGAACGATCGCCAGATTGCGCTTGACCTTAGTGGCGCAATTCTTGCCAATATCCGCAACCTGACGCTGTTGCGCGATCGCGTCCAAGCTTCACCACCAATTGAAAGCGCAGTTGCCACAGTCACTATCACCAGCACTAGCACTACTTGGGTTTATTCCAGCGCGATCGACTGTAGCGGTTACAACGAGATCTCGTTTCTGCCGATCGTGACCACAGCAGGCGGCACAGTAGGCAATTCAGGCAACTATCGACTGGTCTGGAGCCATGACGCAGCAACGAGCGGCAACGCGCCAACCAATGGCATCAATGAAACCGTCAATACCTATGCCACCGCAAGTGGTGGTGAGCAAGTGATTAGCCAGAACATTAACGTCTATTCTTTTACTTCTAACACGACTGGAGAGAAGTCTTCCAGCCCGTTTTCTGGCGAAAAAAGAGGCAGGTATTTATTCATTGGGCAGCGATCTGACAGCGCTATCACCATCACCGCTAACTACCGTTATCAACTCTACTGATCATGGCTAACATTTTTCCCGCTAGTGCTGGCAATATTCCTGGTCTGCCAGCGATGCAGGTACAGAGAACGGGCTTTATCGACGGCAAACCTGGCTTTGTCACTAGTTTTTCAGGACGGCGATCGGGTAACTCGTTTAACGCCAGTGGGCAGACAGACGTTGTTGAATTTGTGTTGAACAATAACCGCATTCCTTTGCTGGCTGGCAATCAAAGTATAGAAATAATTAGCACATCAGCAAGTGATTCAGCGCTAGGGTCAGGCGTGAGAACTGTAGAACTTGTCTACTTGGATGCTGCTTACAACCTACAGAAAACAACTGTCACTCTAAACGGCATTCTGGCTGTCTCAGTACAAAAAGATGGTGCAAGCGTTACGCCACAAGCGATCTGGTGGATGCATACTTTAACCGCTGGCACAGGGTTAACCGCAGCCGGAAATATCATCCTACGGATTGCAGGTGCAGGCGCAGAGCTAGAGCAGATTACCTCTGGCGGCAATATGTCCCTGTCGGCACGATGCGCGGTGCCTTTGGGCTACGACGCTTATATTCCGTCTTTCTTTGGCTCGGCGGTGTCAGCTTTGCACGACTTCCGCTTTCGTGCCACCGTCTCTAAGCTTGATGTGCCAGGTATTTCGTCAAAAACAATATTAGAAGGTATTTACAACTTTCAAGGTGTGCTCTCAGTTCGAGAAGGCGACAATGCTATGCGCGATATGGGGTATCTCAGACTACCCGAAAAAACACGAATTAAGATCTCCACGATTGCTGGCGCTGCCACGGCTCAGTGTGACGCTAGCTTCCCTGCCTTGTTCGTCAAGAGGAACACATGACGTACAGCGCTGGCACATGGTCGACTGGTACGTGGTCAGCAGCAGCTTACGCAGCGGCTACTTGGGTCGTTGCAGAAACAGGGAGAGCCTTTTACGTCAGCGCTACTGGCAACGATACGAATGATGGTCTTACTCCTTCAACAGCATGGGCAACGATCGGTAGAGTTAATACAGCGATCGTGGCAGGGCTTCAAGACGGCGATCGCATCCTCTTTCGAGGTGGCGATACTTTCAGCGCACCGGATGGGATCTCTTTTGATTCACCAAACACGCCTAGAAGTACTACGCCTTACCGTTTCGACTCTTATGGCACGGGCAAAGCAACGATCCAAACGACTGCGGCAAACAGTTCGCCTTTTTACATTTACAACCGTGATGTACGGATTAGCAACCTCAAACTATTTCAAGCTTCCTACACGACTGCTGGTGATGCTGTAAATTTCTACTACGAGAACGGCAGTGGCTACTCTGGCAGCGGTGTGATTAATTGCGACATTGATGGCTGCAAGAATGCGATCGTTTTTGGTGGCACTCCTGCCTTTAGCAACTTTACGATCGAAGGCTGCACAATCACCAACGTCAGTACGCAGGGCATCATTTCATACGCAGACAATCCCTTCACGCACAAAAACATTACAGTGCGATCCAACATCATCAATAAGCTGTGGGGCTTGGGTACGACAACACCATCAGCATCCGCGATCGTCCTGGGGGGTGTTGTAGACGCTCTGATTGAAGATAACTATGCGGATGGTAATGATTCAGCGAATGGCTTTGCTTGCAACCTAATCTGGGTTTATGATGCCAAGCGAGCAATTATGCAGAAAAACATTGCTGTCAATGCCAAGTGCCAAAACACTTCACCCGATGGCGGCGCTTACGGCATTGATCTCAATTGCATCGATTGCAAGATTATCAATAATTACGCTTACAACTGCCGTGGTGAAGCCGCTCTGATCATCGACGGTGATGGCAATAGCATCAGTGGGAATATTTTCGTTGATTGTGCCAAAGGTTCTCCACTGGCGGGCGATTCAGGTTTTGGCACAATTTACATCTACGGTGGACTCAATGGTGAGTCAGCCACAAATTCTACGATTATCAATAATACGATCGTCAATCGTGTGAACCAGACGGGCGGTGCTCCTCTGCCTGCAATCTATAATCGCTTGGCAGTCAACACAGGCTTGATTGCTAAGAATATCCTAGTCAGCACACTCACCACGTTGATGGCGGAGTCGCCTGCCGCTGGCTTGATCTTTATTGATAATCAATATTATTCAACGACCGGCACTGTTACCTTCAAATGGGGTGGCACAACTTATACAGGGCTGACGAATTGGCGCGGCACCCCTGCACAAGAGAAAATTGGTGCAACCAATTATGGGCAAGAAGGTAATCCGCTTTTTGTCAATTTGTCGGGAACCATGGCGACTGATTTTAAGCTCACAGCAGCTTCCCCCACAGCTACAAAAACAGGCATTGACCTGTACGGCTTGTATGGCATCCAGGCAGGCTTAACTGATTATTTTGGCACCGATATTAGTCAGAAGATCACCAGCATTGGCGCTGACTCTACTCTGAGTGTTGGGGCGCGATCGGCTACTCCCGGTACACCACCTGTTTACGTTGTTACTGCCGCCGATGCTGCTTATGTGGCGACAAAACTGCCAAATGTGCCAACAGCAAGGCGCGATCGCATCGCCACGGTTGCCAATTCAGTTGCGACAGCGCAATCGACTACTGGCAGGCAGATCATTGATGACTTAGCAACCGCTCATCGTTGGTGGCAGGCGGGTGCCGATAGCACTGGGGTAAGCGTCGGCACTGCTGTTTCAGCGTGGACAGATTGGATCACTGGATCAAACCAGTGGGTGCAAGCAACAGCAGGTAGCAGACCTCTCTTGCAAACCGATACAGTGGCAGCAGGCTTCCGCTTGTCGTTTGACGGTGTTGATGATTTCCTTGATGGGAGTAATACCGCGAATCCATTGCTGCCAGATAGCGCTGATTTCTCCTTCCATGTGGCAGTAACCCGCAACAGTACAACGGTCGATCGACGGCTTTTAACGCAGTTTATTGGTGGCAACGCTACTCGATATATCAGCCAACAAACAGCGACTAATTTTGCTCAGTCGATCGGTGGCACCCTTACGCCAACGACTGCGGTTGTTTTTTCTGGCAGTGGCATCCTTTCGTCATATCGGAGTGGCACAACTTTTACAACGATCGGCACAAATAATGCCTCAACTAATAGTGTGCGAACCACTTCAGTACAGCAAACGGGCAACATCTTCGGGGCGCGAACGGGTGGCACGACTGCTTATAACGCAGCCTTGACAGATTTTTGGAACGGCTACTTACACGGCTTGATTGTTTACCGCACTCACAGCGCCACCGTGCAAGCAAGGATTCGAGCCTTTATGCAAAGTTACAACATTTAGGAGCTATACAATGAAACGTATCACTATCTTTATTCCTGCTGCCTACAAAGCACAAGCCGATCGCGCCGCTATGGACTATGACCCGACTGGCGGGCAAAATATGTTCAACAACCGTGTGCCGTTTGAGTGGACAAATGAAGCGCCTCTGTATCACTACTCCAGTGGGGTTTATACCGAGCTTCAGGCGATCGCCATGAAACTGGCGTTGATCCTGATCCCTGGCGCTGTCTTCTATATGTTGTCATCGCCTAGCGATTCGGCAGAGCCAAAACTCTTAGAAACCAATAGTTTCAATGCTCAGTCATTTATTAACAAAGCTTGGACCTTTGAGCAATGTTGTAGCGATATGGGGCTGTCGGCTCACTTTGAGCTGCAAGCACCCGCTTGAAAGCAAAAGAGCGATCGCTCCAAGCTTAAACAGTCTAGTCAGCCGCGAGGGAAGCTTAAACAGCCATGACACCACAACAGCTTCTGGCACAACGAGAACAGGCAAGGCGCGATCGGCAATGGGCTGAAGCTGATCGCCTGCGTGATGAGTTGACAGCACTGGGCTATCAGGTGGTCGATCGCGCAGACGGTAGTAGTCTCATTCCTGATCCTTCATCTGTTTCTGTGGTTCAGGTTGACCATTGGAGGAACGATCGCACTGGCATTGACGCTGACGGCAAACTGTGGGGCTATACTGCCAAACCTGGGGGTGCCAACAGCGCTTGCAGAGTTAACGATATTGAGAGTCGATCAACTTTTGTAGTGACAAACCTAGAGCGTCATCGGCAACGGTGTAGCGGTGGCTGTAGTGCTGGATGCCCCTTTCCTAACACTTTGAGAAATGGCTGAACTAACTTGGATCGAGTCACCAGAAACACTCAGAAGATACGCATTCGTACAATCGCTTAATGCGATGCCCTGGTGGATGCCTACGGGTTTGGCGATCGCGCTGGCTGAACGGAGAGCTAAGGCGTTGTGCGATCGGTTGAGTCAGGAGTGACCGTGCCATTGTCGCCTTTGGTGATGGGGTGGTCGATCGCGCTTTGCTGCCATTCTCGCACGACCACAACCGCTTTGCGCCCAGTTTGTAGCTGCTTGCACAAGTATCCGCAATACATCGGCGCAGGTATGTACGATCGCCTTGCTAGAATCTTTGTGCAAGAAGCGATGGCAGAGAACGAGGAGACAACAGCTAGCCAGGACGGCGACATAGAACCAGGCTGAATTTACGTCAGCGGACTGCTACACCAAATGGATTAGCGCTTCCACCAACACCTGGTTTTGCTCGTCCGTGCCAACGGTAATGCGCAACTTGTCGCTTAAACCAGCTTGATGGAAGTAGCGCACCAAAATGCCGCGCTCTTTAAGTGCTAAATAGATTTGTTCAGCATTGCTTTGGGGCGGCTGCACCAACAAAAAGTTAGCTTGCGAATCCCACAGGCGGAAACCCAGTTGCTTAAGCGCGATCGCCAGCGCTGCCCGCGAAGTTTTGACTTTGGCAGCACACTCATTTTTGTACGCCTGATCGCGCATAGCAGCGGCACCTACTAACCCCGCGATCGCATCAATGTTGTAGCTGTCTTTGACTTTGAACAAGCCACTCAACAGCGTTGGATTAGCGATGCCAAAACCGAGACGCAACCCTGCTAGCGAGTACCCTTTAGATAACGTGCGCGTTACAATCACATGATCAAATTCCTGTACCAGCGGCAATGCAGTTTCTTCGGCAAAGTCAACATATGCCTCATCAACCACCAGAACACCCGTAAGCCCTGCCGCTAGTTGGCGTAGTTCAGCGATCGACACCACATGACCAGAAGGGCTGTTGGGCGACGCAATAAAGGTAACGGCACCATTCGCAGCAATTAGTTCCGCAATCGGCAAGCGATAGTCGTCTCCGTAGGGAATCTCGATCGTGTCCGCTGGCTGCATTGCAGTTAAGGTGCGATACAGCACATAAGTCGGTACCGGATAAACTACTTTGCGCTCAGTTTCAGCGCACGCACGAATGATGATATTCAAGATATCGTCACTGCCGTTGCCCACAATAATCCAGTCCATCGGCACGCCGAGCGCTTCACTGATCGCCTGCCGAAACTCATTGGCGTAGGGATCAGGATACCGTCGCAGTGACTCAGCCTTAAGCGTTTGCAACGCTGCGATCGCTGCTGGAGAGGGCGGATAAGGATTCTCGTTGGTATTTAGCTTAATGATGGGTGTGTCAGACTTTGGCTGCTCACCTGGCACGTAGCCAGTCATCGCATCAATGGCGGGGCGGAAGTAGGTAGTCACGGCTCTAGGGATAGGTTCAGACAA